AAAGAAAAGTACGAAGCACACTTAGAATGGTTGCGTCCATTGGATCAGTTAAACAGGGCTACAGTGGGATTTGAAAGTGCACTACAGTATATGGATAGTACAGACAACACTCGTCTGATTAGCAAGTTCTGGCAAAAAACCAATCAACTTGACGGTATACGAAAAGAAAATGTACTGGATGCAATACCCGAGTTGGCATCACTGAAATGAGCACTTGGATAGAATTTTATAATGATATAAAAGACCCAAGCTGGCCTGTTTGCGAGCAAGAATCGGACTTTCCGTCTCTCCCCCAGCACGTACAAGATGAATGCATTGATGTATACGGATATAACATTGGGCAGTTTAAACACACAAGCAAACTCGTTAACAAGCCATTTCCAATTAACACACCGACTGCATGTCAGCTTAAATGGAATTGGAGTACAGTATTTCTAACCACCGGCGAAACTGCTAGTTGTCATAGAACCAATCATCATAAGTTTGACACTGACAAGTTTGATTTTCATAATACGCCAAGTAAGGTTGATGATCGCAAACAAATGCTGCAAGGTAAATGGCCAAAAGTAGGTTGTGACTATTGTATTAATATTGAAAAAGCAGGCGGCCAAAGCGACAGGATTACCAACTTGGACTTTCCTGGGCAGCATGCTCCAGTTGAACTAGCTGACAACCCCATTGCAACACAAGTAACACCAAGAATACTTGAAATATATTTTGACAATACTTGTAACCTCAAATGCTTGTATTGTGGTCCAAGATTTAGCAGTCTATGGGATGCTGAAAATGTTAAATTTGGTGTTCCGGCTCTTGCCAAAGATCCAAATTTGCAATCTAATAAACAAAAGCTATTTGATTGGTTAAAAGTAAACGGACAGTACTTGACCAACTTTAATATACTAGGCGGCGAACCGTTATATCAACGTGAATTGGAAGAATGCTTAGATTTGTTTGAAGCATACCCTGCGCCAGAATTAAAACTACAAATCTTTACAAATCTAAATGCAAAACTTGATTATGTAAAAAAAGTAACAAAACGTGTTAAACATCTAATAGATACAGGGTGCCTCAGAGAATTTGAAGTAACTGCTAGCCTTGATTGCTGGGGACCACAACAAGAGTATGTGCGTTTTCCCTTAAATTTAACAACATGGGAAACAAATTTTGAATATCTACTAGGGTGTAATTGGATTAATCTTATTATTAGTTCAACTGTTACTCCGTTAACTGTGAAAACATTGCCGGACTTGTTAAACAAGATACAAGAATGGAACAAAGTACGCACTGTTTATCATTATCAAAACAGCGTAAATAGCCCAGAATTCATGTTTATTGATATATTTGGAGATATCTTTTCAGACGACTTTGACAAAGCATTAACCCTGAAACCAGAAAGAACGCCCGAAGAAATTTCAAGTAAAAACTATTTGCTAGGCATTGCAAAACAAAGTAAAAACAATGAACCAAACGTGTTTGAGATTAGAGAGCTATTTAATCACCTTAACAAAATGGATTTAAGACGTAAAACAAATTGGCGTAAAACATTTCCATGGTTAATTGACGAATTTAGAAAGTATGATTTATGAAATTACCGCACGATAAATTCTGTGTGCTGCCTTGGGTAAGCATCGAAACATCACCGATTGGCACTGCTCGTCCTTGTTGTTTAGCCGAAGATGAAATCAAAGATGCTGATGGCGTTAAGTTTGATCTCAACAACAGCACACTAAATGAAATACACCACAGTGACTATATGAACAATTTGCGACAAGACTTTCTGGATGCAAAGAAGCCGCAGACATGCAGAAAATGCTGGAATGAAGAACGCAGTGGTCGCACCAGCAAGCGCATGCACACATTAAATCGACTTAAACATATTGTTACAGACACAGAATGGAGCAAAGATGCTAAACCTCTTGTGTTTATTGATTTTAAACTAGGCAATATTTGTAACCTTAAATGTCGTATTTGCGGAAGCTGGAGTAGTAGCACGTTTGCTACTGAAGAAATCAAGTTTGAGGGTAAAGACAGCTTTCATTACGAAATGCTGCAAAAAGGCGCCTGGCCTAGAAAGAACCAAAAGTTTTGGGACCAAATTGATCCAATGATGGACCAAATTCGTTACTTAGAATTTACAGGTGGCGAACCATTCATGATACAAGAACACTTTGCCTTGTTGCAGCGTTGCATAGACGCAGGCATTGCAGGCAACATTGAAATACATTATAATACCAATGGTACTCACTATCCAGAGCATGCTGAAGATATATGGAAACACTTTAAGCTAATAGAAATTGCATTTAGTATTGACGATGTTGGCGAACGATTCGAATACCAACGTGCTAACGCCGAGTGGCAACTGGTTAACCATAATATGGATCGCTTTGAACAGCTACGAGATAAACTAGACAACATACAGTTGCAGTGTTGCGCAACTGTTAATGTGTTTAATGTAATGTATCTCGAAGGTCTGGCCAATTGGATTGATACTAGATCCTTTGAGTTTGTATACTGGAACATGTTGCACGAAGCATACTACCACAGTGTAGGAACATTGCCCGAAGCAGCAAAACAGATAGCAATTAAACGTTTGCAAAATGCTGATGTAACTGAATTTCATAAAAAAGAATTCAATAATATTATTGACTTTATTAACAGTGGAGTCAGCCTAGACGGTAACATATTACGCATGAAAGTAAAAGATGTAGATTGGCGTAGAAATCAAGACTTGCGTGATCACCATAAAGAACTTGCTGATGCAATTGAATATGGAGGTCCTGCATGATACTGGTGGTAATAGCATTAGAAGAAGAACTGCCCGGTGCATTACCCAATGGCTTTAAAAAGTTAGTAACCGGTGTCGGAAAGGTTAATGCAAGTATTGCATTAACTACGGAATTGTGTTATAATAGTTCTATTAGTTATAGTAAAGTAATAAACTACGGATCAGCAGGCGGCATTGCTGAAATAAAAGGACAACTAGTGGGTATAAGTGCAGTTATCGAAAGAGACATGGATTGCACTTCACTTGACTTGCCACTTTATGTTAGCCCTGGCGACGAAGAACAAATGATTATTTGTCAAACCAAGCACGATAGTTTGTATGTATGCGGCACCGGTGACAGCTTCAGTGTGCCGCATATCAACTATCAAGTGGTCGAAATGGAAGCATATGCACTAGCAAAGGTTTGTCAAAAATTTGACACACCATTTGACTGCTACAAGTATATTTCTGACAGCGATGCTGACGGCGAAGATCAAGGTGCTGAATGGGCAGCCAATGTGCACAAAGGCGCTGAAATATTTACTACTACTGTGTTGGATAAGATTGTACCACAACAAATGGAATTGATATGAGAAAAGGTATTACGTTTAGCACGTTTGATTTGTTACACGCAGGACATATTGGAATGTTGCGTGAAGCAAAAGAAAACTGTGATTACTTGATTGTAGGACTACAAAGCGACCCTACAATTGATAGACCGGGCACTAAGAACAAGCCTGTGCAAACAATGGTAGAGCGTTATGTACAGTTAAATGCATTACATTTAATCGATGAGATTGTTCCATACCAAACAGAACAAGACGTTATTGATATACTAGAACTGTTTCAATTAGATGTGCGTTTTCTAGGAGAAGAGTACAAGCACGAAGACTTTAGTGGTAAAAATGTTTGTCAAAAACGTGGAATAGCACTACACTTTAACAAAAGAGATCATAGATTCAGCAGTAGCGATTTACGTAAAAGGGTTACTGATGCAAAAACCTGACAGCAAGCCACCTACCCTGTGCATGGCACCATGGACACACACTTATCTAAGTCCGCAAACTGAAAGACGTATGTGCTGTGCAAGTCGAGAACCTGCACAAAGCTTTGCACAATATATTGACACCAACACCGGCAGCGGCGAATACCAGCCCGTGAGCCTTGACGAGCACTGGAACAACGACCATATGCAAAGTGTTCGTCGACGTATGATGGCAGGAGAAACATTGCCCGAATGTGATGTGTGCAACAGCCAACTATTAAACACAGACGTATATCGTAGTTACTTTGAAAGAATGTTCCAGCACAAATACAATGATATCTGGGAAAAGACCGACGCCGCTGGCTGCACCACAATGAAACCTATTAGTTGGGATTATCGTTTCTCGAACTTGTGTAATTTTAAATGTCGCATGTGTGGAGATATGTTAAGTAGTAGTTGGGAATCAGAACAAAAACTACACGACATGGCAGACTTAACCGATCCTAAAAACAACTGGATGAAGCCAGAAGTACGTGCAGAAATAACCAAATTCCAAGACACGCAAATTGAACAAGAGTTTAGCGAAGCAGTTGAAGAACACCGTGTTGAAGAAATTTACTGGGTAGGCGGCGAGCCTCTTATGTACGAACAGCACTGGCGTTATATGAAACGCATTGTTGAATTAGGTGATGCACGCCGGTTGTATGCAAGGTACAATAGCAATCTCAGCAGAGTTAATTACAAAGGTATAAATTTATATCATGATATACTAGCACACACACGTGATTGGCAAATGTGTGCAAGTTTGGACGGCACAGGTGCAATAGGCGAATATATACGCACAGGTCTAAAATACAATGAATGGGTGGACAACTTTAAGCAGGGGTTAGAGATAGCAACACATCGTCGGCAGATGCGCATTGATTTTACACTTACATTACCTGGAATGCTGGATGTGGCAAATGTGCAAAAACTAGCAGACGAGCTTGATGTTGATATTCTTGCTAAAGTGGTATTTACGTTTACGCCAGATATTATCATGAGTCCTTTGGCATTGCCACGTGAAATATTAAACAGTTTAGTAGACGAACTAATTACAAACAACAAACTCGGTGATGCATTAAGTAGCGTGTTATTGCAATTAAAAAACAGACCTAACATGGAAGAAACGTACCATGGGGATGAATACTGGAAAGGCATGCGAAAAGGTAAAAGGCGCATGCTCGAACTTGAAAGTATTCGAAAAAACAATTTATGCATGAGAGATATTCTCAGTACTAAAACAGATATATTAAAATGGTGGGATAGCATCGATGTTAGATAGAATTGAAATGAAACTTAGACATAATGTTACAGGAGAATTGTTTCCTGTGCACATTGATGTACATGATAATAGTTTAAGCCGTAAATGGCTTCCGGCACTCAATGAGTTGCTTAATAATAATTACCATCTTGAAAAGAATTATTGCTTTTTTGGATTTCCAGATGGCGAGCGTGATTTGCAATTACTCGTTGATCAAATTAATGCAACAATCAAAGGCATTAATGATAGTAGCATCGACTATTACATTGACGATCATTTTACAGTAGATAATGTCGTTGAACCTGAGCAACTTCCAGATACAGAACAGACTCGCACTGACCAAGGCGAAAGCCTGGGTATTAACCACGAAAAGTTTAATCAATTACATTTGTACTTTGAAGAAACACAAGGCGAAAGCGGCAACATGTCCAGACATTATAATGCTGCAAATGCAGAAACTCGTTGGTATATTCGACAATTAAATTTATTGTGCCACGAAGCTGAAAGTCTTATTTTAAGCTTGCGTAAAAAACAGCATGCGCCAGAATGGATTCGTCCTAGTAATATTATGTGTTGGTTAAATGCACCTCGATTTGCCCTCAGCGAAGAGGATTATGAACTGTTTGGTGTTAACACTATTGCAAAAGATCAAGGCGGAGTGTATGTTGGAGTCAATAAGGCTGTTGGAAAACACCATTGGGAAGTATTCCAGGATGAGGGCCGAGACAGTCGAATCGGCGAACTTGTTACAACATCACTAAAGCCGCAAACTATAGCAGCGGGCGACTTTGACATTGAATGGGGTAACCCTACACTGCACCAAAAATTTATGCGAGACCAACTCAACAGTTTCCGTGGCTGGCTAACAGATAATAATTTTGACCCCAATGATAAAAGTTTAACAATTGGGCATCCTAAAGTGGCACAAGTAGATTTAAAAGCAAGCTTTTCTACTACCAACTTTGAACAGATACTAAGTAAATTGACACAGCATCTAGATGTATATAGTATACGCACATCAAATGCATATGCTGAGTACGATTACACTTGGCGAGACAGCAAAGAATTACAGGTATCACTGCTATGAAAACAATCAAAAAAATATTAAGCTGGCCAAAAAGTTTAATTAATAAAATTAAACTTGAAATACGTTATAGAAAAAAGCTCAAAGAGCTTAGAAAAAAGGATCCATTTATTTACAAATGAATAATTATATTTTTACCAGCGAGAGTGTTAGCGAAGGACATCCAGACAAGGTTGCAGACCAAATCTCCGATGCGCTAGTTGATGCAGGACTCAAAGCTGGTGACGAAACAACTCGTGTTGCTGTTGAAACACTTGTAACTACCAACCACGTTACGTTGGCAGGCGAAGTAAAAAACTTCAACGTAAGTAAAGAGGAAGTTCGAGAGATTGTACGCAACAAAGTTCGAGAAATTGGCTATGAGCAAGAAGGGTTTCATTGGGATAAATTAAACATTTACAATGAAATCCACAGTCAAAGTGCAGACATTGCACTAGGCACAGACGACTTTGGCGCAGGCGATCAAGGTATTATGTTTGGATATGCGTGTAATGATAATTTGGCATACTTGCCAGCACCTATCTACTATGCGCACGAAGTTTTAAAAGAATTGAAAGAAGTTCGATTATTAGATAACATATTAGGTCCTGACGCAAAATCACAGATTAGTATACAGTACGAAGGCGGCATAGCTAAACGTGCAGATCAAATTGTTATTAGTACACAACATGCAGCCGGCGAAATTGAAGCAGCAAGAATGATTGCAAGAGGCGCCGCGAATCATGCTTTGGGAGATTTAATTGATGAAAATACTACGTGGCATATTAATCCCACTGGGAATTTTGTTATTGGCGGGCCTGATGGTGACGCTGGCATTACTGGACGCAAGATTATCGTTGATACTTATGGCGGGTTTGCTCCTCACGGCGGCGGTGCTTTTAGTGGCAAAGATCCCACAAAGGTTGATAGAAGTGCTGCATACATGGCTAGGTGGATCGCCAAAAATGTAGTAGCAGATGATATGGCAGACTGGTGTAACATTCAGTTGTCGTATGCTATTGGTGTCAAGGCACCAACAAGTGTGTATATTGATAGCAATGGACACAATCGCAGTATTGAAAAGTTTATTAAAGAAAACATTGATATGAGTCCAAAAGGAATCATTGACAGATTTGATTTGTTCAACTATACTAACTACAGTGAAAATTGTACATACGGGCACTTTGGCAATAAAGATGTGCCGTGGGAAAAAATTGGCTGGTAATGAAAATAATTGCAGGACCTTGTCAGCACGAATCGTTAGCACAGTCTAGCGAGATTGCACGTGAGTGTAAACGTGTGTGCAACAAATATGGCATTGAATATTACTTTAAAGCAAGTTACGACAAGGCTAATCGCACTAGTGTTAATGGAAAAAGAGGCGCCGGTTTAATTACAACTCTAAGTGACTTTGCGCAGATTAAAGAGTCACTTGATGTTAAAATACTAACAGACGTGCACACTACAGAACAGATTGGACATCTTAAAAATGTCTATACGAATATTGTTGACGTAATACAGATACCTGCTTTTCTTTGTCGACAAACAGATCTTATTCGAGCAGCATGTCGTACAAACAAGATTGTAAATATTAAAAAAGGTCAGTTTATGGCACCGTGGGATGTCAAAGGTATATTGAGTAAAACAGAAGGCGCAAAGGAAGTTTGGATAACAGAAAGAGGAACAAGTTTTGGCTACAATACTTTGGTTGTTGATTTCACTGGGATCCAGTATATGCTTGACAATTACGATGTACCTTGTGTTTTTGATGTTACCCACGCTGTCCAAAAGCCAGGAGGCAATGGGGAATCTAGTGGCGGTAATCGCGATTACGTTCCAGGTCTTGCTCGTGCTGCCGCTGCTATGGGTGTTAGCAACTTCTTCTTAGAAGTACACCCTGATCCAGACAACGCACCTAGTGACGGACCTAATATGCTTAAACTAGAAGACTTTGAGGATGTGGTTAAACAAATCAAAGTTGTAGGTGACGCAGCAAGAGGATACACCTGGTCATGACAACAGCAATACTAATACCAGCTAGGTATAACAGCACACGCTACCCTGGTAAACCATTAGCTATGTTAGATGGCGTTCCAATGATAAAGCGTGTGTATGACGCTTGTGTTGCGTCTAACCTACCAACATACGTGCTCACTGATGACATGCGCATCTTTAACTTATTCAATGTTGATAACTGCTGGGTTGATCAAACAGATTATGCCAATGGCACAGAACGATGCGCAGGTGCAGTTAAGAATGACTTCTTTGCAAAATATAATCAGTTCATTAACGTACAAGGTGATATGCCTGATGTGACTTTAGAAATGATTGAAAAAACTAAATGGCATTTACAACACTATTCAGTAACTACCATGTGCGCTATGATGCCAGCAGAACAGCAGAACGATCCAAACTCAGTTAAACTAGTAAGAGCAGCTGATAAGTGTTTGTGGTTTGGTAGAGGCATGACAGGATATGGCGATTGGCACTTAGGCATTTATGGATATAAGCGTAATGCACTAGAAATGTATCCTAATTTGACCAGCACACGTGAAGAGCGATTAGAAGGTCTAGAGCAACTACGTTGGCTAAAAAATGGATGGGATATAGGTGTATTCCCATGTGTGTTTAATGGTACCGAAATCAATACACCAGAGGATGCAGAAGCGTGGCACAAAAACTTAAATTAAAACGAATACTCGGAGTTAGTGCAGGATTTCATGATGCAGCATTAACTGTGTTGCATGATGACGAAATTGTATTTGCTGGCCATAGTGAGCGTTACAGTAAACAGAAAAACGATAATAATATTTGCCTAGAACTTGAGATGGCAGCTCTTGCACACGGTCCATTTGATAAAATTGTATACTATGAAAAACCGTGGAAACGGCAGTTGCGTAAATTGCTCAGCGGTGAACCCTGGGGCGGTAACTGGCGACTAAGGTCGGAACTTAAAAATACAATTCCAATAATAATGTCAGAACACAAAGGTGTTATAACCAGTGTTGGGCATCACATGAGTCACGCTGCTGGTGGATTTCAAACATCGCCTTACGAAGAAGCTGCTGTTGTTGTAATTGATGCAATCGGCGAAATAGATACTATCAGCATTTACAAAGCTAGATACGACGATGCTACCACTGGTTACTTGGGGTATAAGAAGCACAGACAGGCCCAGTACAAGCGTGTTTGGTGTCAGCAGTATCCTAACAGCATCGGCATGTACTATAGTGCTGTTACACAGCGTGTAGGCTTGCGCCCAATGGATGAAGAATACATCACAATGGGTATGGCAGCATATGGCGATGCATCAAAAGCATACCACACGTTGGTTGATAATTTAATAGACAACACATCAACAGCAAAATTTAAAAGAAACCTGCACATTGGCATGCAAGACTTGGAGTTTTCTGCAGGCGTTGACGAAATGGATATTGCAGCCGCAGGACAGCAACTTTGCGAAGAGCTGATTATGCAAGTGATGCACAAGGCCAAAGAATTAACAGGTTCAAACAATCTTGTTTACATGGGTGGTGTTGCACTTAATTGTGTAGCGAACAGCAAGCTGGGTGATATTTTTGACAACATATGGATCATGCCCAACCCGGGAGATGCAGGCAGTAGTTTAGGTGCCGCGGCACTAGCATATGGTAAAAAGGTCAATTGGCGCACAGCATTACTGGGCACTGATATTCCTGGCAAGTATCCAGTAAAGAAATTAATCAAACAATTAAAGACTAAAAAGATAGTAGGAGTGGCAAGTGGTAAGGCCGAGTTTGGCCCACGTGCTCTTGGAAACAGAAGTTTACTTGCTGATCCACGTGGTGCCGAAATTAAAGACAAAGTAAATGAAATAAAAAAGCGGCAAAAGTTTCGTCCTTTTGCTCCAGTGATACTTGAAGAACATGTACACGATTATTTCAACATGCCAAAAAATCAAAATACATCACATTACATGCAGGTAGTAGCGCCAGTTAAACACCCGGACCAGTTTCCTGCTATTACACATGTAGACGGTACAGCAAGAGTGCAAACAGTGCCCAGCGACGGTAGTGGCATCAGACAATTATTAGAAGCTTGGTACAAAGAAACAGGGTGCCCGATGTTGCTAAACACATCATTGAATATCCGTGGCGAACCAATGGTTGATGACAGAGCAGATGCAGATAGATTTGAAAAACAATATGGAGTAAAGGTGTGCAGCTAAAACACATAAAAACACGTTACAGTGAAAATTTTGCATATCATGCAAACGATTCGGTTATTGGCATGCAGTTAACACAGTATGGTGAGTATCAGCAAAGAGAAATCAATCTGTTATCCAATCTAATAAGACACAATGACGTAGCATCGGTTGTGTGGGAAGTGGGCGCAAACATTGGAACACATGCTATGGCATTTTCCAAAGTGGCAAAACAAGTTGTATGTTGGGAAGCAAATCCTCAACACTTTGCAATATTGAAATTGAATACCAAAGGCAAACTGGCTCCCAATATTCACTGTATTAACAAAGCCATTGGTGCACCTGATGTTGAAACTATTACAGTTGAGCAGTTCGACGACACAGTGCCTGGCAATTATGGTGCAGCAAGAGTTGGCAGCAAAACTGGAACAGTTGTTGAATGTCGCACACTGGACAGTTATCTAATGGAACTGCCGCCACCTAGCGTGGTCAAGATTGATGTCGAGGGACATGAAATTGATGTACTAAAAGGTGCAATTGGTTTGATGTTAATCACAAAGCCAATTATCTATATGGAAGCTGGTGAGCAAACTGACACCAGCGAACACTACAACATGCTTGACAAGCACGGATACAAGATGTGGTGGTATGCTTGCCCAAATTACAATCCAGAAAATTTCAACAACAACACTGAAAATACCTGGGGCGACACACATATCTTTAGTATACTGGCTATACATGAAAGTGTTACTGGACTTGAAAACATTGACTTGCCGCCAGTGGAAGGTCCTGATGATTCGTGGACAAGATTTTGCAATACAATTTCACCGTTAGGGGCCGAAGATTTTGCTGATAGATGATGTCAAAGAAGCACTACGTCAAGTGCACGATCCAGAAGTTCCAATTAATGTATTTGATTTGGGATTAATCTACAACATTGAAATAACCGGATCGCATTGCATGGTGGAACACACACTTACTAGCATGATGTGCCCGTTTGCAGATCAAATTTGCAATGACATCGACGTAGCAGTGCAAGGCGTTGAAGGTATTGAAACTGTAGATAGGCAACTAGTGTTTGATCCACCATTTAGCCTGGACATGGTGCCAGAAGATACTAAAATTATAATGGGCTGGGGTTAGAGATAACTCTCTAATCCACCTTTGCGCCTAATGTCTTGTGTGCAACAACTAATACCACCATCCCAGAAATAACTGTGACGCAGTTCGCTAATAATAGGATTGATTTTGTGCTTGGCGCAATAATCAAATACTTCTTTATTATACGCACTAAAGACAACATTTTCTTCGTCTAACACAAGGCAGTTAACATCGAACACTGTGTCGCTGACAAAGCCAACCCATTTACTGAGATACTGGTCTACAAAGTTGCTGAATTCTTGTGTTGGGGTTTGTCCTTGCACATACCAAGAGCCGTTGAAGTTTTCTTCTTTAAACTTACCAACTTCCATTGCAGCCCAGATACTACTATCCCATATTTTACAAACGTCCCATCCCGGAAAGTCTTCGGCTAAGTTGAGTTGATCATCCCACTTGCTTGAAAGAATAACACCTGGTTTGAGAATGGCAAATACAGCATCGCCGTGGCCGTCTGTAATTGCTTCGTGTACACGATATTCTGGGCCTAATGCATTTTCTACAATCCATTTAGTTTGATGCGGTTGTAAATAATCGCTATTGTCAAAGAACACGTCACGACCAACACGCACGATGCAACTAGCACTAGCACCATTTAAAATGCAATCAGGATCAAATGTTTCACCGTGTGGGTTAATAACTTGATCTCCGTATTCGGCACAAATATCATTTAATTCGTCAACTGGCAATACTCGCAACAGCTTGTCACCTAAACTAATCTGCCAATCACGTGGTGTAAGCGGAGGCAATGGTGCGCCACCGTCGGCGACTTGGCCTCCTTGGAAATTGTCTTTATCGGGTAAACTAGGGCGTTTTACAACAGCACCATATTCTTCACAAGTCTTTTGCAAGTTGTCCAAGTCTTCGTTTGTTTCTGCTAAAATTTGTTGTAGCTGGTTACGAACTTGTGCATCGTCGATAAAGTCAAAGTAGTCAGGTGTGTATGCACGACCAACAATAACTTCTTCCAATGGTTGCCAACTAGTATAGCTGCTTACTTTGCTCATTTTAATTTTCCTAATATTGTTTCTAATCTATTGGCTTTGCTAGCCAAGAATAACTGTTGATTGTGCAGCAAATCTTCTTTACAATCTATATACATTTGATGTATTTTTTTAGATTTTGCAATTCGTTCCATTTCGTTGCACACTGCATTCCAGCGCTCGGTGTTGTTAGAGATGTTGTCATAGCTGTGATCAACCACATGATCGAATGTCTTGTATCCCATGTCACGTAACTGTTGTATACTACCAGCGGCACCAACAATTACAAATGGCTGTGCATGCTTAATAGGTTTAAATGTTTTTTCTGTTAAGAACACACCATTGCTTTGATCTACATCTAAATGTGTTTCAATTACAAAATTAAAGTATGCATCGTCGTGATGTGCTGCCACAGTGTGATGGTACAAATTATGTTCGTTGCTGCTCAACAGGTCAGCATGGAACGGGCATAGCTTTAAAAAGAATTCGGTGTGATGTCTAAGGCTACCAAAGCTATCAACTTCGACTGGATTATCTTCTGGTAAATCACCCACACTAATATCAGCATTGTAACTAAAGAATCCTTTTTCGTGCAACCCTTTCATCCACAGTCTGGTCATTGTATTAGCCCGCCACCATTTGTGTGTGCGCACAAGTGCAGTAAAATTTTTACTGCGTGGACGGTCATGGAATTCAGTTGCTAAACCTTCATTACGGAGCCGGTATAACAGCTCGTCGTCACATAAGTAGCTGAATTGTGCAAGATCATGGCTTTTAGTGTTTGCGGTGGTAAAATGCAGGTTTTCTGGCGAAATGCCTGCTGTAACCATTTGTTTTTTAATATGTTTTTTTATGCGAAAAGGGTTATCTCCTTCGCTGTAGAAAAACCAAATTTTTAGTTGGTTGTCTACGAGACGTTTTACAACGTTTTTTGGGATAATATCAAACCATTCCACAGTGAAATCAAAAAAGCTAAGACTAATTGGATATATGCTGCCATTGGGTGCATCATCAGTTTTGACCACAGTGTAGTCAATGCCTTCTTGTTTTAGATATTCGTAAAAATGCACTGGTTCGCTAAACGGGCTGTTCAAACTAAATTTGCGCCATTCTGGTGTGTACGGAGCTGCATCCCAAGTAGCACAGTTAGGAAAAGGCACATCGCCTTTAAATTGATCTGCACAAAATGTTACCATTGATTTGTCATTTCGTTGAGTTCGTCCCATAGTATGTTCTCAAACTTGTCACTATAAAACCAGTCGAAGTTGTGTTGTACAGTATTACTTACAGCCTTTTGCAGAGAGGCTTTTTCTTTTTGGCTCATATTGTTAATATCGTATAATACTTTGCCGATTTCCTGAGTTCGTCTGTCGTCTTCGTGCTCGTCGTAACTTTCGTCCCAGAATTCGCTGAATGTTTTAAATCCGTAACGGCGCAAATATTCTAAACTGCCTTTGCAACTCTGTATTATAAACGGCTGTTGCATTACTATAGGCTTAAATGATTTTTCAGTTAAGTGTTGCTTGTTACCGTCGTACGCTGTTTCTGTTACAACTTGTATTAAACTATTGTTTGCTTGTTCCCATAAATCAATTCTATGACTTTGTGCAGCGTATCCACTACCATTGTCAATGGTAAGAGGTAATCGAACATTTGGTACCTGTAAGTTATACTTTTTGCATATAGCATTAATCGACAACCCTTCATATGGGCATGTGTCTGGAAATGATATAAGATTTCGGTCCAACATATTTCTGTTTGCAAACTGATTTAAAAGTTCAATTCGATGTCGACGTTCACCACCAATTATATTATTAGGACAAAGAAATGTATTATATGGCTTGCGCTCTGCAAAAGGTTGTGCTAAACTAGTTCTGTTATATCCCCGATACCAGTCAAGTGCAGCCCATCCATGAAAAAAATAATAGTCGCTAGTGAGTCCATAAGTATCACAAGCCCACTGAGCATCTTCGCTATTGTATTCACTGGTAACAAGTCTTTTGATGTTGGACTCAAACATATCTAAAAATGGTGTGATAAAATTATGAAATCTAAATCTATTCAACACTTCTTGATCCCAGAATATAACTCTAGTGCTATCTTTGGGATTTCCAGTTTGTTCTGGCAGCATGCTCCAATTGGCAGGCGGTTGACTACGTATGTTTTGAAAATCCGTTGTACCAAAGGGGTCAAACCAGTGCAAACCAACTCGATAGTTGCAATTATCTTTGCAGCCTTCGTTGGTCTGTGCCAATGCACGTGGCAGAAAAACATTATCGTAAACTTCGTCGATTCTAATCATGTTTGATAAATTTTATTCCATAGACATTAATGAAGCCTGCAAACTCAGCAGGACTAGGTACTTATGGGTATTAGATGACCGGTGTGATTATTCTAACTTTGACTTCTCCTGGGAGCCGGCACCTTGGGAAAGTGAACAAATACACGTGTGGCCCAGTCAGCACCAAGAAAACTCTGGCACTATGCTTGTCCCAAAACAAGGAGCTGTGGACAAAAACTATAATCATGACATTATAAGACACACCGGGCAAGCACCTAGACTGCATATAAAACACAGCCCATCCAGTCCGGACTTGGGTGATATCAACACACGATATATCAGTGATTACTTGGGCACAATGCGTCGAGTGTTAAAGAAAGTAGATTGGGAGTATTGTTGGGTTACAGCTGATGTTTGCAATTACGAAGATTTTGATTTCACTTGGCATCACAGTGAATACCAGCACGACATGCTGCACGTATTTCCTAGCAATGAACAAAAGTTTGGCGATACTTTTTATGTGCATGTGCCTAGTTTTTTAGCTAAAACAGAAAACTTAAAAATACTTGAATGGTTTGAAACACTGCATTTTGTTACAGATGTTTGGACAGTAAAACGTCAGCCTATGCCTTTTGTTGACTTCGACGCAGACACTGTGGTTGATGCAGTATGGCAACACGAATTTGTTGAGCCTTATGCAGTATTTCGTCGTTATGACAATGCGCAGATTGATGTGCCAGCAATTAGTTTGTGGCAAGAACAAACCAAGACAGTTGTCCCATTAGTAGCAGGTGCAAGTACTGTATTAATTCCGCGAGAAGTTAAGAATCATTTAAATGAGCAAATTTATGACTATCCATGGTTGGATAAAAGCCGTCCTACACTTCCATCTCGGCCTCAGGATATTGTTTATATCAGTTATGATGAAATTGATGCTGAAAAGAATTATAATACATTATTAGAAATAACAAAAGATTTGCCTAATACTGTGCATCGTGTGCACGGAGTCAACGGCATGCAACAAGCGTTGCAGGCAGCAAGCTCAAAAAGCAACACACCCTGGAGTTATCATGTGTTTGCAAAAACTGAACTAAATCCAGAGTTTAAGTTTGACTATGTACCCGATTATATGAAACAACCTAATCACTATATTTTTAATTGCAAAAACATGAGCAACAATTTAGTATACGGGCACATGGGAGTTATATTATATAATAATCGCTTGGTAATTGAAAGTGCTGATTACAGCGAGCTAGGACTAGACTTCACAATGAGCTTTCCAGTTGAAGTAGTTCCTGAGCTAAGTTGTTATGGAAACTTTGCTACTAGTCCGTATCAAGCTTGGCGTACTGCATTTAGAGAAGCTAGTAAATTGAGTTACTTCTTGGATGGAAATCCTAACATGGAAGCTCGTCATCGATTGCATGTATGGACCAGCGAAGCATACGGCCCACACAGTGAATGGGTGTTAAATGGTGCCCGCGATGGTGTGGAGTTCTTTAAAGCAACTGGTCCAGATTTGCCTAAATTAAAGGCTGCATTTGATTGGACCTGGCTGAGACAGTACTTTGATTCTAAGTACGGATCCCTTTAAGGGAATCAATAACATTAGCAACTTCTAATGCATTGCGTATGCCTGTGCTTGGTGTAGTACGATTAACAACACAATCTACCCAATGCTTTAATTCGTATTCCAAGGGCGAATATTCGTAATCGTATTCATATACTTTAGGGGAAGCATCGGTTATACTTCTGCGATCTTCTATACTGTGTTTGCTAACAGTAACAGTGTTAGCATCTTGGTCCCAAACAATTTGTCCTTTGGTTCCTAGCAACACAGTGCGACGAATACGCACTGGACTATACCAGCTGACATCAATATCGTAACCGGGTGTGCCACTAAACCAAACTCTGTCAGGTACTACATTATTACTGTAGTTCCAACTTTGTGCATTGGTTACAGTCATTGGGCCTTGGAAATAATTCACAATGCTGATATCATGTGTTGCTAAACTCAGCACTGGATCTGTTTTAGTCTGATAAATTCCCCAATTTGATCTTTCACTGCGAATATAAGTCAAGTCGCCAATGTCGCCGTTATCCAGCATGCTTTTAATCAAATGTATTTGAGGATGGTGCAGGAATATGTGACCTACCATTATCAATTGATCATCTTTAAGATGGCTGGCAATGTCTTCAATTTGTTCAGCAGTTTCGGCCATTGGCTTTTCGACATACACATCGTGCCCACGTTTAACCAGCTCAACTGTTTGCTCGTGGTGCTGCCACAATGGTGTTGCTAGTATAACTGGATCACTGTTGTTGATGTCATTGATGGTTTGGCCGTTGCGTATGTCAATTACTGTTGCATCAACATCGAACTGCTTCAAGCTTTCAAGGAGTTTACTTCCCCAGTAGCCCGCTCCGACCAAATTCATTTTCATGATTTCCAACCTTTAACATTGTCTACTACATAATCAACTTCGCTGTCAGTCATGCTATACCAACACGGTATGCTGAGTATTTCGTCTACAGTGCGCTCAGTGACTGGCAAACTACGGCTCCACTGTGCAAATGCTGGTTGTTGGTGAGCAGCTCTCATATAATGAATGTTTGTTCCAATGCCAGCGTCATTGAGATGTGCTTTTAAACTTTCCCTATTGGCAGTTTGTATTACATACACATACCAGCTATGACTGTTACCTTCTACAGTAACAGGCGTTTTAATCACACTTGATAACTGTTCGGTGTAATAGTTACAGATTTCTCTTTTGCGCTCAAGCCAGCCATCTAGCTTGGGCAATTTAGCCATAACAACATTGCTTTGTATGTTGTCAATTCTAGCATTGTATCCAACTTCTACAATGTTGTAACGACCAGTTCTACCATGATCTCTATACTTGCGAACTTCATTCATGTAATGCTTGCTGCCACTTACTGCGCCTGCATCACCTACTGCACCCAAATTTTTCACAGGATTAAAGCTCATACAAGTAATGTCACTGAGGCTTCCCACCGGACGACCGTTCCACCGGTTGCCCACACTTTGTGCAGCATCCTCTACCATTGCAAGATTGTAATGATTGCATATGCTGCGCACTCGCTCAATGTCGGGGCATTGTCCGTAAATGTCTACAAATAGTACAGCACGAGTGTTTTTATTAATCAGTGTTTCCAACTGATCAAGATCAACTAGCCAAGTGTCTGGATCAATGTCGCAGAACACCGGAGTAGCTCCACATATAACAATACTTTCGGGCGTAGCAACAAACGTATGGCTCACTGTGATTACTTCATCACCTGGTCCGATGTTCAATGCCCGCATTGCACAATAAAGTCCTGTAGTGCCGCTACCGCAACTTGCTACATCATCGGCACCAAGGTATTCTGCAAACTTTAGTTCAAATTCTGTAACATCAGGTCCTGTAATAAAACTGTCGATATCGAGGCAACGTTGTATTGCTGCATCGATATCTTGTTTACAATCCTGATATTGGGCTTGTAAGTTAGTAAATGGTATTTTCATGCAACTTGTGCTTTATTAACGGCCCAATAACTACTGTTTGTAAGCCAATCATAATAGATTTGAAAGCCTTCATCAATATCAACTTTTGGATCAAATCCAAAGTCTTTTCTTGCTGCATCAATGTTTAGTGCACCACGACTTGGGAAGTCGTCGTCTTTTGCATGCATGCTAACTGAGCCTTTACCAGCTAGTTTAACTGCAAGATTTGCAGCCTCTTCCAGTGTGCAGCTATGACTCTTGGTGAGATTGTATGTGCCAACGTGCTCGCTGAATGTAGCAGCAATCATGCCATCAGCTGCATCATCAACATATGTAAAGTCCAGTTTCTCTGTAGCACCATTAACTTGAAGTGTTCCACCGGACATTGCACTAATAAGGAATTTGCTGATAACTCTATCACCTACATCTAACGGACCGTACACTGCACTAGGACGAACAATCACATAATCTAAGTTGTGTGCACGTTTGTACTGACGCATGATTTGCTCGCCAGCTGCTTTCCAAATTGCATATGCACCTTGAGGATTTAGTACTGCATCTTCGTTTACATCATCTTCGAAGTCGCCATACACCATGCTAGAACTAGCATACAATACTTTTTTAACACCATGTCGTGCACAACATTCCATGATGTTAATCAAGCCCTCGCCCATTGTGTGTGCTGCATCAATTGGGTTGTGCTTTACTGCTTTTTCTCTTGGAAAGCTAGCCAAGTGAATAACATAATCTGGATTAAAGCTTGCAAAGACTTCATCAACTTTGCCATCACAAATATCTAATTTATAAATGTGGGTGTCTGGAGAAATCTTTTTAATACGTTCGTTGTATAGGTACTCTAGTTCTTCTTTGTTGATGCTGTTGTAGGTTGTGAGTACATCGATGATTTGTACTTCATGTCCTACTGATTGCAGCTTTGCGACAACATTGTGACCAATAAGCCCCAAGCCGCCTGTTACTAGTACTTTACTTCCTACAGGTAATGTAGCTTCGGTTGCTACTTTTTCTGTTTGTTTTTTCTTTTGATTTGGGTGCTTCTTTTTAGCCATGTTTGTTTACCTTTTATATTCTAGTAATTAGTTGCTTAATTCTAGGCTGTGTAGTTTTTAATGTTTGGAAAAATATAGTTAATAACTTTTGCACAAGCATGAGCAATTTCCATATGCTCCTTTTGTGTGCCATTGGCACCACGCAAATCAATGTAATGAATCCAACTACGAATAGTTCCGTTCATATACAGTCTTGTTTTTGTATTACCCTCGGGCAGCACTGCACGAGCTTGTTCTTTGGCAATGCCGTTTTTGATGGCCCAGTTGTAAGCTTCGCTGGCTGCATCAATTACTTTTTGCTGTTCAGTTGCCCAGGCATAGTGAATATCTTCTTCGCTGTCGACTTCTACACTGTTCTGCCTGTTCTTTGTATCTTGCAAACGTGCTTCACGCAATACAAACATGTCTCCCATTTCTGCAGGATTAGCATAACGTTGACTGAACTCCTGGAATGAAAAACTTCTATGACGCACAATTTGATGTGCAATATCACGTGTCGTTTCGATTTCCAAGCAAGCACTAACCATCTCAAATGGTGACCAATGCTGATGTTTAACAAGATAGTTAAGAAGACGTTCGCTTGTTTCGTTGTTGATCTGTGCACTGGGATTTGATACCTTAGCGCAAAATGCAATCAAGTCTTGAAGGTCATCCAATCCTTCGGATACCAAGTCTTCTGTTGCCTTCGAATAGGAAATAAGTTTCACACTCATAAATTTGCCAAATACTTTCTAGTTAGGGGTTGAATTTGCTCGGCTACGGCAGCTACATCTATAACAAACATTAAGTTAACAATGTCTTTACCGAAGTCACCAATATTGCGATTAACTACAACTTCGATGTCTTCTATTAGTAAACCTTGTTTTCTTAATTTACTAAGATTAATTGTTCGTTGCTTGCCACCACGAAGTTTAAACACTACCTTTTTAACACAATCAATTGGAATCATGTCCTGATCGATACTGTTTATAACTTCGTCCCATTTTTCTGTTTCAGTGACGCTTAGATTCATTAAGCAACAGATGCTTTCTTAGACGGACGTCCACGTTTCTTGGGAGCATTGCCGTCAGCAGTGGTGTTAGTAGTAGTCTTGGTAGTTCTTTTTGCTTTGGCTTTAGGTGCTGGTTCACCTAGCATACTTGCTGCTTCTGCTTGCATGCGCTGTGATTCGGCAATCAAACTAGCTGCCTCAACTGCCATGCGGTCTGCTTGGGCTTTGAGGTTGTTTGCAATACTTGCATCATCAAGTGCACCTTGTGTTGGTGCAACCATTGGAGAAGGGCGTGTACCCGGGTTAGATGTTTCATTCAACGAACCTTTGGCAATATCCTGCGGTGCACCAACTTCGCGACCGTAGTCATCTCTGCGACTTGCTTTACCAGTATAACCTGTGTTTGCATCAAGTTCGGCCATACGGCGCACTGCATCTTCGCCGGTTTTCATTTCATTGATAATCTTGTTCATTTCGTCTAACCGAACATGGCTCTGCGGAGTAGGCGTAACAATAACTTGTGCAGTTTGTACTTTCTTAATCATGCCTTCTTGGTGTAATCGCTGCAAGATAACTGTACCATCACCGAACATTTTACTACCAAGCGCATCGCCTAGACTGTCAGCTTGTTGTGCTTCATTGCTTTCAATTGCTGCCATTAGTGTGTTATGCATGTTTTGCTGCAATGTGTCTGGGTATACCACTAGGCACATGTGCTCATCACCGGGCACTTCTCTAAAGATAATTGCTACTTTGCGATCACCTTGTTTACCAACATGTTTAATCATTTGTTTCTCCTTGCTCTGCAACATCTTCGTCGTCAGGCTTTGTTGTTTCAGTAACTGATGCTAACCAGCTTGATATTTTATCGTATGTTAATCCCACGACTTGCAATTCGTCTGCACGAAATGCACCTCTAGTGCTTGCTGTTTCAATTATTTGCTTACAGTATGCAATATCCTGTACTGATAAAGCAATTTCTTCTGCGGGTGTATCGTTTTCGTTTTCCATACTAATACTTATCGTTGTTATCGTTAACTGCGCAGTTTATCTGCTGTTATAAAGTGTTTTGACCATGATTTCGGTAAAATTACCTGTCCATGTAGTAAGGTGTTTCAAATGGTTCGCCCCACTCGTACTTGTTATCAATTACCCATGAACGCTCTGCACCCAACGACACCTCCCAATCCCAATCTACCAAGATTTCGTTGCCGTTTTGCTCGGGCTGTTGATATTCGTATTCACATCCCGGAGTATCAGCCTTCATTGTATAGTGCCCATGTTCCAAAGGGCGGGTCGGGATTAGGATCACCGTGAATAATCCAAACTGTGTCACAGTAATTAGAATCTCCCCAACTGTTCCATGGGTACCCATCTGTAAACACCAACAAGCGTTTGGGTTCAATTTCTTCTTGTTTAAGATAGTTGAATATAGCATCAAAGTCAGTGCCGCCGCCGCCCATTAATTCATAGTCACCGATGTCGTCTAAGTTGTCCGCAGTAAAGTCTTGTGGGTTGTAAACATTTGTGTCAAAGCAAAACAAGTGAATGTTGAAGTTACTAAACTCCTCCATAATACCTTTTACTTCGCTTAGAAAATCCATGCCCTGCTCTGCACCAATAGATCCACTCATGTCCATTGCAATTGCAACATCGATGCGCTCGTCGTAATCCATGCCCGGTAGAATAGCATCACAATCCCAACCTTTACGATTCAGTCGTGTAAATGTATAATCGCTTTTAATTGTGCTTTGCAATTGCATGCGCAACAATTCACGCCAGTCCATCTTGGGTTCTGTTAAATGCTGAACAAGTCGTTTCACACCACCTGGTATGTTTCCTGCATCTGATGTTTGTGCAGCACTCAGCATTGCTTCTTTGATTTCTTGTTTAATCTGTTCACGTTCTTCCTTGCTGTACTGTGCTGGGCCTTTTTCATCACCGTCGCCTTCACCTTCACCGTCAAGATGTTGATCCAGCATTTTATCTAACAAGTCTTGTAGATCAATTTTTTCTGCATTTTCGTACAAGTCATCGTATACTTCCTCTGCACTCCAGTCAGTGTACTTGGTGTCGTACAAACACGGAACAGTGGTGATAAACTCGCCCACTCTGTGTTTTTTAAGATCAGCATTTACGCAATAATCAGCAGCAATGTTGAACAATTGCGGGTCACGCTCCCCCCGACGACCAAAATGGTCGTACACACAGTGCAATACTTCATGTCCAAACAAGAATTCAACTTCTTTGGGCTTGAGCATTTTGATAAATTTAGTGTTGTAATAAAAGTTTCTGCCGTCTGTTGCAGCGGTTGAACACCATTCGTCTGCGTTGACCAATTTTAAACGTGTAGCAAGGTTACCAAAAAAGCTGGCACGAAGCAACATGCCCACCCGGGCAGTTACTAGCAATTCACGCACTTCTCGATCTAGTTTGGGATCCATTGGGCCTAAGATGTCTTTGAACTGGTCAGATACATCTTTGTTTACTGTGGTAGTGCTCATGGCTTTCTCCTAAATGTTATATACATTGTAACACATGTGCATGCAAAGTCAACCTAATTCTTTCTCAGCTAATTCAAAATGTTGAGTTAAAAACAAGTCCATTGTGTATATTTGTCGCCCTTTGTATTCAAATACTGTGTTTTGATTGTGCTCTAGTATATCCGCACATTCACTATAAAATGATTGTGTGCCATTTTTTATAATGTCCTGTAATTGTGCCAGCATTAATCTAACACGATCTTCGATACGTGGCTCGTTATCATAACTTTCGTCGATGATACCGCTGAATGTCCGAAAGCCAAGTTGTTTCATATATTCTAATTGGTAACGAGTGGTTACTAATAAAAATGGAGTTTTTGTGATCAATGGTTTTATTGTTTTTTCAGTGATAAAATATCCACTATGATACAATGTCTCTGGAACAATTTCTAACCATGAGTCTGAATACAAATCCATTGACGGGTGAAAATCTGATGTTCCGGGGATAGTAGGTGGCAATTGATGCCCGGCCCAACTTGGTGTGTTGTATACTTGAGACTTGGTTGTATAGCTTGCATGCCCACAATCAAGTAATCCCGGAATATCATTAAGTTGTTTCCATAATACATTACGATGAGGACGTCTTCTTTTTTTGCTAGTAGTTAACAAGTAATCTTTTGAGCAATTGTGTTTATCTACTGTAGACTTGTATATTCTTGCTGCAAATCCCAAACCTAATCCTAGGAAAAAATTAGTTGGCAATGTATGAATGTGTATGTTATTAAGATTATTTGCTGGATGATTGTTAGTTAAACTTCCGTCAGGGAATAGAGTAACTGAGCCGGGTAATACATGCAAATCGAGATTAGATATCAATGAAAAATAAAGAATCATGTTAGGCAAATTATCTATGTCAGACCACACCCAAATTTTGTTGCCATTGTTACAAAATTTAATAAGTTGCGCCCTCAATGATTCCCATGTACATAGTTCATAAAAAATAGTATTACTAACAATTAGCAATGTAGAATCGTCTTGTGTTATACTTGGTTGCAAATTATATGTATTAGTATCACTGTCCCACAAATCATCTAGTGTGTAATCAATTTGATTAAAATCTAGGTAGCTGGTTAAGATATTCATTCCTTCGGCCCGAGAAACAACAATTTTCATTTTTTTTCCTGTCTTAATTGTAATATCCAGGCACCAGAATTAAATTTTACTTGTTCGTAGCTTCTGACATATCTATTAGACGATGCCCAATTCGGAAATTCTTTCATCATAGCACCTTGGCCAGTTATTACTCGTATTTGTTTTTTTCTTGCATGATAACTGTCCTGGACAAATACATTAAACTTCTTCCATGCATCATGTAGTACATAGCCGTGCAAGTCAATGGTCCTCATATTATACTCTTGAGTTAATTGGCCATTTGAGTTTAAAGAATGCAAGTTCTTTGTCACTCTTAATGTATATGCGCCGTTCGTTGTAACTGTTGGCCCAACTCCAGCTGTAGTTTACCATGCTCGGTGTATCTTCGGCAGTTAAGTTCCAAAGTAACTGTTGTTTGTGTGATTCTAATATGTACTGCCAGTCACGTATTTCGGCAGTGTAACCGTAGACATCCATCATCCATTTTGTTGCAATATGGAATTGCAACGGACCTTCATGTTCCTTTTTAAATTCCAAGAAATATTTGAAATACTTCTTATGACTGTATCTACCGTCTAATTTTTTGGTAATATATTGCATTAGACTCCAAACCGCTTTACAACTGCGTTTTCCCAGACAAATTTGTCTTCAAATTGCAAGGTTTTTAGTTGGTTCTCCCAATGTGCAGCAAAGCTTCTTGCTTTATTGCTCACTGGAAATTTCACACAATCGAGGTATTCTAAATGCTCTATTGGAGTAGGATGATGATCGATCCGTCCACTTTTAATAAAATGCCGCCAGGTTAAAAAATCAAATTCTTCATCAATTTCTTTCATTACACTGGCATCTACATTGTCGTCTTTTTCGTCAACAAAATCATTAAAAGCGGGCCAGCTGCTACCTGCTACTGCATTATATTGTTCAGCAAATCTTTCCAATTCTTCTGTTTCTTGTATTTTAGAATTACCTATAGCATGGTAATCCCGACTGTGCCAGTCGCCGTTGAAGATTGTTTCCCACACACTAGGTTTTACTTGCTGTATTACATGCGCATATAGTTCTAATATTTGTTTGGATATAACAGGAGATTGTTTTGTAAATATAGCAGGCACTATCTTTTCAACTGTTGACATCCATTTGTTTGATTTAAAATCAAGATCAATTGGCATCATTGAAAAGAAATGTTGTTTGCACCCAATTTGAGTTAATAAATCATAACTACTTTGCATATAGGTAACAGTATCCAGTAGATACCCAGTTAAGTCCGTGAAGTTATCAACAAACTCTGCAGGATATGTACTATTGTATATACTACCTTGTGTAAACCATTTGCCGTTGAGGAATCTGTCTTCTCTTGCTTGACTACTCCACATTATAATAACAGTATCATCAGCAGTAATATTATTACGTTGGTTGCATTCAATTAAACTAGAATGGATATGTTTGTTTCCTGCTCCGTTTTCTCCCCAATTTTCGTAGTAATCATAGTCTTGGCCGACGATGTCAGCCCATGTAGGCCAAGCATAATTTGTAAAACTGCATCCAAATGTAAAAAGACGTTTCATGCTAGTATTTAAGTGAAAACATCACTGCATCTGATTCTTTTCGAAAATGAAATATTACATTAAGTGATTCAGGTTCGTCGCCTACGACATGATCAGGCCGCTGTATTAAGTCGAGTTCGTTGCTCCATTGCCAACGCTCACTGGGCCTGCCAAATGTACGGTGTACATCTTTTAACAAGTTCATCCAAGTTTCGTGATTATACGGGCTGATACAGTAACGCACCCGGTAATATCCTTCCAGGTGCCTGTCTAGTAATAAGTCTGTTTTGTCCAGTATTTCTTGTATATGGGTGAGACCCTGCATAGCCCTATGCTTTCTTGATTACAGTTAGAAGATGGATCTCACCCATAACTTGTTCTACCTAGCGCTCTTGGCTAGCTAGAATGTATTTGCCATACCGCTGATGGAACTCGTCGAAGTTCTTTAGCTTGGTTGGCTGGAACGGCAGATTGTATGTAGTAAGTGCAATTCGAGCACCCATAACGACCAATTCAGTTTCAAAATTGTCCATGGCGTAGCGGAAGAAGTTGTCGCTCATCTTGTGAAACTCTGCATCTTTAACTTCGCCTAATGCTTGCTTGAGTTCGTAGCACATGGAGATAACCAGGCTATACATAGCCGATACTTCTTTAACTTCGAGTGTTTTAACTTTGCCACTCAACACATCTTCTGGATTGGGGAGCTTGCCTGCGATGCGTCGATGCGCCATAAACTTAACAGCGAGACCTTCACCAATGGAACCAGCAATCAAATCGGTCATTGTTACATCATCTACATCTTCGCTTAACAGCTCACTAACAAAGCTCCAGCTGCGGGGCGTAGCAAAACTACGGCTCACACTTTTAGCATCAAAGTCATACAAGTCTTGTTTAGCAAAGCTCAAATAACCAACTACATCTTCGTGGATGTCATTGTTAACAGCCCAATCCATCCAAGCTTCAAAGTCTGCCCGCATTTCGATGTGGATAAAGCGGTTAGCAAGCGGAGTAGGCATACGATACGTAACACCTTTGTCGCTTTCTCTATTGCCTGCTGCAATAATAACAACATTGTCGGGTAATTTATACTTGCCAATGCGCCGATTGAGAATCAACTGGTATGCTGCGGCTTGTACGCTAGGCGCTGCTGAGTTCATTTCGTCTAAGAACAATCCAACAACAGGATATTGTGCAGCAACTTCTTCGGTGGGAAGATCAATCGGTGGAGCCCAATCCATCAATCCCAAATCTTTGTTGAAAAATGGCATACCACGCAAATCAGTTGGGTCCATTTGTCCCAAACGTAGATCGTACACAACACCATCCATATTTTCAACAATGTTGGTAACCACGTCCGATTTACCGATGCCTGGAGGTCCCCAAAGGAACACTGGGCGTTTTACTTTAAATGCAACTTTGATTGCGCTAGCAGCGCCTTTAGCAGTTACGGTGCGATATTCAATTGCGTTTGACATGGGCTATTGTCCTTTGTTGTTTTCTAACTGTATTACTATATTACTACAAATGATATACACTGTCAACCTTTTTTATGCTGCCTCTAAAACTGTAGCTGTGCAAACATATGGCTTGTTCCACTTGCCTACATTGATGTCGGTGTAGTGGCTACGGCTAAAGTAGTCTGACTGAGAATCATCGTTGTTAAAATATTTGGGACCTTTCATAGCATCTACTAGCTCTACTAGAAAGTCACTTGCAGCACCGTATGTTTCTGGGTAGCAATCGTTTACTTGAAGGTAACCAGTGCACTCGTAATATGAACGACCTGTGCGCTCAGCAAATTCCATGTTCTTTTTATTGGCTTCGCTGATAAAATCAATTGGGCCACTTTTAATATTAACGCAAATTGTGGAATGGTTGTAAACACTAATACTGGCTTTTACGTTGTATTTTTTCAATACCGCTTTAATAGCTGGAGCAAGTTCTTTTTTCATTTCTTGTGAAACATATGCCATCTTGTAGTCTCCTGTTTGCCTAACTGTTACATACAGTATAGCCGAAACTAAAGAAAAGGTCAACCTCTAAATGCCATTTTTAGAAAATTAATTTTGCAAATTCAGGAAAAGTTTTTTGAAAGTTTTCTTTGCGAATTTGATCCAACGCCCCGTTTACTTCTAGAAATTTGTCCCATTCGGCAGGATCCCTAGGTTGTTGGATAACATTAGTCAAGTCTTGGAATTCTTCGTCTTGACTGAGTTTTTCTATCACGGCTGTCTTTACCGATTCAGGCATGTTTTTAATAAACAAGTATGCCGGCTCGACCAGCAAATTCCAGTACGGTGGCAATGGCAGAATATTCATGATAGCTGCTTTAATTTCGGGTAGATAGAAAATGTTTAATACACCTACAGTGCAGATACAATCAATGTAGTATTTTACATTATGCTCTTCAAAATATTTTTTCCAATCTGCGATATTGTTCTTAACAACTTCGTATTTTAACCCATGACGTATGTATTCAAAATGATCAGCAATACCGTCGATGCTTACACCAATTTCAACTTCTTGGAAATGTTTAATATTTGGTATTTTGTGCACAATGTTAACACTGCCATTGGTATTGATGTATAATACAATATGAGATGAGTGTCCAGTCTTTACTAATTGTTCAAGAAGTTTGATTACTTTTTTATTATACATAGGCTCGCCGCCGAATAATTCAAGACGCTTTAACCCAGGAGCCATGTTGAGTATTTCTTCGAGTTGATCATCTGACCAATTTGTTGCAGCCTGATTGGTTACATAGTATTCTTTCCCGGTAAGTTTTTTTAGTTTTACGCTATCGGCTATCCAGCGATTGCTATCACCTGGATGACACACTCTACATTTAGCATTGCATATGTTTCCATTCTTGATAGTCAACACCTCTGGGCCACTGAGATAGTCACCGCTGTTAACTCGGTTAATTAATTCGTCAGCATATGTCTCGGAATCAATAAAAGAGTATTCACTTGTTGAATTAACTGGATCAAACAATCGCTGCCGCAAGCTTTTTTTATTGTTTTCTTCTTCGTGCCAGCAGCGGTTGCACACAGGGCTTTTTTTATTGTTAATAAAGTCCTGGCGCAGTTGTTCAATTTCGCTGCTACGCCATTGCTCTAGTATGCTGTTGCCTGATGCTTTCCATGTTGTGCCACCAAGATACGGGCAAGGGGAAAAGCTAGTTGACGGATGTGTAGTGCATTGTATAAACGGGGCTACACAAAAATTCTCCGTCAACTTTTTCATTATATCAACCTTGTATTTTGGCATCCCGTAGGGGAATCGAACCCCTCTTGACGGCTTGAAAAGCCGTAGTCCTAACCGATAGACGAACGGGACAAATTAGGGGTGTATGTGAGTACCGCTTCAAAATAATCCTCTAGAGGTTACTCCACGCTTCCCACTAACGACATACACTTGCCGGCATACTTGCATCGACCTTTTTTTTGTGACTGCGACATCACTTCAATCATATGGGATTTGGTAACCCATACTAGTTAGGAGCAACCTAACGTGTCTGGCAGACAGTGTGGGATTCGAACCCACGGAACCTTTCGGTTCGGCGGATTAGTAATCCGCTGCCTTCGACCACTCGGCCAACTGTCCATTTATTCTGGCTCCGACGGTAGGGGTCGAACCTACGACCAATTGATTAACAGTCAACTGCTCTACCACTGAGCTACGTCGGAATAACTTAATACTAATATAGTGGCTCACGTACCAAATGTCAACCTCTATATTGCTTTTTTTTACTCTAATTCTAACTTTTTTATAGTCGCCAGCGGCAAACTAACTGGATGCTCGAAGCAACGTTTGGGAAATTCTTCTGGCAACGTTTCGATTAAGAAAGGAGTTTCTGCTGGTGACTGTCCCATTGGGCAACTACACTTTGCTAAGCCGTTCTTACCAATTTCGCAGTTCCAGCTAAAGCAATTGCTTGCATTGTAACCTTGCTTTAACTCACTTGGGCATTCTTGAATACTGGCTCGCATGTCTTTTTTGTTGTGAGAAAAATCATTTTGTTGGCGAGGATATTCGAAACGTGGCCAAAATGTGCTCCACACATGATTTTCATCTGTGGGTTCACATGAACCTTGCATGTTGCCTGCATTAACATCTGCTATGTTATTGCCTTTGAGAATTGGGCACGAGCATTCAACTTCCGGATATTCAACACCTTGACTGTTGGTAATTGTGCCGCCAGTTGGCACACATGCGCTAGCAGCACACAATGCAAACTGTCCATTACAAATAGTTAATCCGTCTGTGTCCTGTGCAAATGCAGGACTGGTTACAAATACAATTGCAACAACTTGCAATAGCTTTTTAAAGAAATTCATTGTCGGTCTCCATGTTCTAATTATTATACATAATTAGCCAGGTTATCTTCTTCTTCGTCTTTTTCTTCTTGATGCCTAGTGATGATTTCTTCCATTAGTTCACGACCAACCAACCCTTGTTCAATTTCGCGAAGTGCTGTCATAGCTTTGTTGCCCGGCTTGGTAATAAGTGGAGGGTCGCCGCGACCAATTTGCCGTGCACGTTCTACTGCAATCACAATGAGATCATATGGCGATCCACCAACGTTTTTGCGGCCTTTATTGTTACTGATTCGAGCCATGGTATTCTCCTAATTATATGTCGTTACTAACTGCATACACAATCTAGAATCTCCAGACTGTGTATGCTTGTTTATAGTATTAGTATATAGGTTAGTAAATAATATGTCAACCATTATTGTTGACATTAGCGCAAATAATTAGGCTGCGTCTTTGCCTTTTCCGCCAGATACAGTGCGTAGATTGCTGCTTACAAAGCTGTACAGCTCGTTGGCTTTTTCAACAATCTCTTCTGGCTGATACATTTTAGGTGTGAAATCAGCCCAAAATTCGGCAATATCTTTGCCTTGCTCTTTCCATACGTCAAGTGCTTGTTTTGTAAAAGACTCTTGCATTTCAACTTGTTTGTCCAGCATGTCTTTTGCCATCTTTAGTGTTTCAAGGCGGATTTCAAATGGGTTCTTATTCATGATATTTTTTCCTTTGTGTGTGTCATGTGTGTTTTAATATAGTCTACTACTCGTTGTGATTGCACAATTTCGTAGTGATTGCGGTCCACTGTTGCGTATTCTACATCATCCCTGCATGTCATACTGGAACGAGTAACCACACCGTCATTTTCCCCAACCAACCATGGTACATCTCCTACAGTGGTAACAATCTGCATCCATGGTATGTCGATATTTATCCCCTTGCTTGTTGAGATAAATTTACTTCTTGATGTTATATCTTTGAACAACTGATAATGCGGAACAAACAATGTGCTCCATGCAGCTATTTCACTGCCATTAAATGGTGTTGCCAAACTTATAGCACCTACACTGTTTGGTATACAATTTTGCAAATGCACTCCGTATATACCTCCCAAACTGTGTGTTATATAATACACTGGTTTGTTAATGTTTGTCAACCTATTAATCATACGATCTAGATTATTTTCTGCACTATCTTCCTTGTCATAATCAAGATATATTGGATCCATTGCTTGAATGCTTTGCTGTATATAAGCAAAACTTCGATTGCTTGCAGTTGCGCCGTGTATGTAAACTATTTGCATCTAATATTTAGCCAGTAATAAAGGGGCGCCGAAACGCCCCTTGGTGCCGTTGTTTTTATATTTTTAAATTCTTAGAATTTAAAGGATAGGCTTACTTTTGGTGTTAGGTCTTCAGTGTTAAGGTCATAGTTGATGCCCGATGTTAATTCAGCACCTGCGAAACCCATTACATGCTCGCCGCCAATGTTTTGACTCATGTCATCTTCGTCACCGTTGATGTATGCTGTGAGACCATTATCAGCATTTACCGTACCCTCGTATGCCCAATGATTTGCATCATTGTCATATGTGAGTAGACTACCCAATTCTAGTGATCCTGCATTAATTCCGGAAAGTTCACCGCCCCATACATAGTTTTTACTTGTACGGTTATAATCTACACTTGCTGTTACGTCTGCAATACCTGCATCCATTGTGTATGCACCTTGTAGGTTGCTTACTTCTGCAATGTCTGTTGTGTAGCTGGAAAGACCAATTGCTACACTTGCTGCACCTGATGTTACCATTAGTGACTCGGTCATTGCTGGTTTTGTTAGTGTACCAGTAGCACCTGCAGCCGCTGTTGTTTCTGGCATTAGGTTGTTGTTGTCACCAAATGCTAGGTCGAGACCGTTTACTGTAGTTCCTACAGTCCATGTGTCTAATGTCAATGAATTGCCGTCTGTTGCTTTAAAGTCTAGGTCAACAGTTGCAACATCGCCTGCATCAATGTCTAGTTCAACACCCATTGTGCCTTTGTATTTGTTGCTTCCGTTTTCAGCAAAGTCAAGATTTATTGCACCTGACAATACTGGAGCAACCGGAGTTGCTGTGTCTTCTGCTAGTGCAGATGTAGCAATCATTGCAGCTACCGTTGCTAGTACGAATGTACGCATTTTAAATTTCCTCATAATTAATGATTTTCTCGTGAGCAGGATTCTCTTTTGCTCAACGTATTAATTATGTAGACCTACCTTGTAAAAATGCAAAATCCAGCGATTTTGTAATAAGATAAAATGAGAATGTCACATTGCTGCAACACTCTCTTGATCGTTCTGTTGCTAGGTGATCCACCCCGGGAGCCTAACTAGGCTGCCATTGCCATTTCTGGCGCTCTATTTGCGTTTGCATTTAGAAAGTTTGTTCGCGGTAACGGCGCTTACATCCCGGTAACTCCACTCTGCTATCTCGTCAGTCGATCCTAGTTCTGCCCCATCATAATTACTCTACGCCGTAAATTTGTAGTTTTTACGCTACAAAGTAATTATGGTGGAGCAGCGCGGTACTGCCCCGCGGTCCTGTCCGTATTCACATCACTTCAACGTTACAATCTATTTATACACTAGTATTAGTTGTTTGTCAACCTATTTTTTAAAGGTTCAATTGCTGCCGTTGCTTGACTGCGATTCCAATTAAACTTCTTCATAGCATCAGCATATAGTTGTTCGTTGTCCTTGGATGCAACAATAAGTCCACGCAAGAAGTTATCTATATCAATCCAATTGTTCATGCTGGACCACACAATTCAAACCCATCGAGATATTGTTTATAACTAGCAGCATCACCAAGGTACAAATGTTTGAATCCTTCTTGTTTGTAATAAGCACAAATATAGTGCAGACTGCGAATACCCAGTCGTATTTTAGGTTTATGATATGTCCAAGCAAATTGATTTGCAGCTACATTTTTTGTATTATACCGAAACATCAATGTAAACCCTACCATTACTTCGTTATCGTAGTATGCAAATACATCTGACTGTGGGTACAAGTATTCGTCACTGAACAGTGGCATAACACTGGGAAATTTCTTGTACTGACAGTATGAGATATAAATTTTGTCAAGTTCGTCTGTGTTAAATGCTCGTATTAATCGAACTTTTAAGTCTATTTGCTGTATAGCATCCGGGCTGTAATTAGTTTTGTCTAAATCAATTCTGGCATGCATGTTATACGATTACTTGGAGGTTATAAACTCTCCATCCTGTATTTTAAATACTTCTACTTCGTGCGCACCACTACGGATATAAGCACGACCACCGTCAATCATCTTGTCTTCAATTACTTTGTAATCATGTCGATGCTGACTGTAATGATATTTACCATCAGCTTCAATCATGCCAAATGCCAATGCTTCAATGGTGTCGGCATTAGCAATTATTACATTTCCAGTAGCGTGAGGGTTTTTGTATAACCCGAAATAGTGATTACCATATTCAGGATGCGGAGTGGCACGATAATAAACATCAGCTGCATATGTAGCATTTTTGTTGGTTGCACTTGTGCAAACATACTTTACTGTTACATTGTCTTTTTCAGAGTAGAGCTTTTCTATTTTTGCTGTATCGAAGATTGGTTGATGTTGGATATCCACCGTGCCACTCCGGCTGTTATTTTTTAGTCTTCTTAGCAGGTGCTTTTTTAGCTGCTGGCTTCTTGGCCACTGGCTTCTTAGCAGGTGCTTTTTTAGCTGCTGGCTTCTTTTTAGCAGGTGCAGGTGCTTTTTTTCCAAAAACACTGGCAATTTTGCTTGATAGTTTTTTAATCATACTCATTTTTATTTCCTTGTATAGTATTACTATATTTAGTGCTGATTATTATTCATCGTCATTAACTAAAAAGCATACTTTTACTACATTGCCTTTTTGTTTTTTAATAAGATACTCTAATCCATTGTCTTTGAATATTTTACGCAGATCTGCTGTACTGACTTCATTGAACGTTTGGGTACTCATGCTGATAACTTTTCTTCTACAGATTTTATATGCTTGCATTTTTTAAAAGCTGGACAATCGCAAGTAAAGCCTTTGTCCAACATTTCTATATTATAGATGTTACCTTTGCTGCCAACAGCATTCCACACTGTGTTAACCAACCAATGCTTTTTAGTATTGATGATCTCACTGGTGTAAACTTTTGGACCAAACTTTGACATATTGCACCTCTATGTTATACGTTAATATAGCATATTAAAGACATGTTGTCAACCTTAATCGTAGCCTAGCACTGCAACTTTTTCACGTTCTTCTTCGTGTATTTCATTTAGCCTAAATTTGTAAGCTCGTTCAAACCCGTCCTCGTGCACAACATTTTCGTGATTACCCCAAATTCTTTTGAAATATGAATCGTATAATTTTTTGATGGTTGTGTCTGATTCGGACTTGTCAATTAATTGGCCTTTGATGATCCAATTAAAACGGTTGGCTTCTTTACGTACATATGGACTGCACATGGTGGGACCTTTCCTTGTTGTATTTGTATTTACAACGGTTCCGCAATGTTAGCGTAAACTTGCACAAGTTATACCTGTTTAATACTGAATAATAAATACAGCACAAAGGATTTTTACTGTGAAACTATACACCCCATTCCAACTGTTTACACCCGAAGAATGTGAGCAAATTATTAAAGATACAAAAGAACTTGCTGAAAGTGATGGTATTGCCGGGGGGAAATATAATACTAGTATAAGAAATAATAAAATATTTTGGATAGATTATAAAGATATTGAAAAGTTACGCAATCTTATGATGGATATCGAGGATTACAATATATCCTGGATACAAGAACCTATCCAAATTTCTAAATATGAAAAAGAGCAGTACTATCACTGGCACACAGACCAATCAGTGGATAAAAGAACTAGCTCTCGAATACTTACACTAACATGCACACTTCAAACAGCGCCAGGCGCACATTTTGAAACAAGAGATCATACATTCGATCTACAGCAAGGCGAAGCAGTTATTATTCCGTCAACTGCCGAACACAGGGCGCTACCGCCAACCAGTGGCACACGCTGGGCGGTAACTGTTTGGGGTATGGGTGATAATCCTAATTTATAAATTTTGGAGTCAAGCCAGGGAATCGAACCCTGCCACAGCGGCGACTCGTGACGCCTAGTCGTGTCTATGCTGCTAGCAAACCTGCACTGACTTATTTTATTCTTTTCCAATGTAATTCGCCATCCAACGGTAAACGCCCTCTGTATTCTACACCCGTTTCGTCGTCAATTAGTCGCCACTTACTTGGGCACTTGGTAATTACGTTAAGTTCAACAGCTACATCAATAGCGGGTACTTCTGTACCGTCTTGTAAAGTTCTAGTCAAGCTCATTCTTTATCCTCCATCGTGCAATAACGTTAGTTAACACTGTTGGAGTGTCAGTGAACCATTTACTTACATGATAGTCACATTCCAGTGGTTCTTCGAACATTTTATTTGTATCGTCAAATCGACTCTCTTTGATGGTATCCATCCAAACTGTAAAGTCTGCATCAAACTCTAATCGAAACCTGCGAGTAGGACAAACAAAGTCTGCCACAGCAATTTTGCCTGCCATAACAACACCATCTGCCAAGTGTCGCATACGTACTGCTTGACGCATACGCCCTATTGGTGTAAAATCCCAATCGTTGTAATGTTTACGCACTGCATCTGCATTGATATGCACACCACCAATTAAATCTGCAAATGGTTTTGCTAATGTAGTCTTGCCACTACCTGGCAATCCAAAAATTAAAATTTTCATATTAAATAAATTATGCCTGTTTAAAACTGTCCTCGATTAGATCTTTAATAGTGTGCAAGTTAGCACCAATATCTAATACCACTCTAGGCTCGTTGCTTCTGTTTAATACCCAATGGGCATATCTATAGTTATTAATCAAGTATGCATTGCGTTCAACAATTGGAAGATTTCCCCATTTATAAAAACCAAATTCATTGCCTTCACTCCATTTTAGAGGAATGTAAATTTTATTTAATGCACGGGCACCCTGGGTAGGATCAACGTGAGGGAAAAGATATCCGCCTGGCGGCAACACATAAAAGTTAACAATGTTGATATCCTGGGGGTTTGGAAAAAGCTTCTCAACAAACTGTCTAATAGGGTGATCAACATTTAGTCGCCATTCAAATTTAAAGTCATTGCGGTGTAACATACACAGCCGGTCTTCGTCATTTGCTTTCTGTTTGTCTGCTGCAAATTTTACCCATGCATCCCAGTCTGCCGGGCCAAACAAAACTTGACCGTTCCATTCTTTGATTTGATAGTCAACCTCAATGTGTTCGTTGTCATTGGTAAACAGCCATTGCTGTCTCCAGTTGGTGCTTTGTTCTACTGCTTGGTCAAATACATTTTGATCAAACTCCGGGACATCAATGTTTAACTTGGTCCAAGGTACTCCGCTGTCTAGATAATGGTCAAGATCAAACTGGTTATTATTGCTTAGTTCTTCGATTAGTTTAGGGAATTTATGCATCGTAACCGTCCATTAAAAACTTCCAAATTGGTGTTTTGATATCTAATTCAAATGTACCATTGTGATAAAACACGCTGCAAGGCTGATAGTAATCAGGTGGCAAAAATTCTCTATAAAAATTTTCATCATAGCAAGGAAAGTACTTTCCTTTGTAAAAATGATGTTGTAGATTTATGTCGTCTATTACTACTTTTACAAGTTCCACAAATGTGTCTTTTTCAGAATCGGGTATGTGTACTTTGTCAAAAAATTGTATTCTCAATTGATCAATTGGCGAAAAATCAATCTCAGTTGTTACTGTAAACTTTCCGTCTTGTACTGAATCATATTCTGTAGTGTTGTTGTGTCTATTAGAAACGCTGATTTTAGGATCGCCGCCAGCAACTGATCCTATAAATTCTAATTCAACCTTCATAATTAACTCCCGCTGTGCATTAATCCTATTAGTAAAGGATAGCAGTTTTGTGTCTTGCTCAGGACACTCTGGGCACCATTTGCTCAATTGTTTTACAAGAGGAACAAAACCCTATATGTGTAAGCTAACCGTGGGCTTATACGAGCGTATTAAGTCGCTACACTATTGGTACGAGTAAGAGGACTTGAACCTCCACGCCTTGCGGCACCAGAACCTAAATCTGGCGTGTCTACCATTCCACCATACTCGCATGTATTACATTATATACTATCTACTTATAGTGTCAATCCTGCTCGGTTAAAAAAACTCTACAATACATAACTTATTCCGGAATTGTTTTATATGTTCCTTCGGTGCTACTATATGCAAGTATTAATTTTTCCCACTGCCTGTCCGACATTTCAATCACTGATACCCACACATCATCGTCATTAATGGCTTGTGTAATTAACACTGATTCCTCTCCAAAATACATTTTTACATCTTGAAACTCACCTTGTGAGTCCAGTACTGTAACAACGGTTTCGTCAAACTCTTCTTCGACTGTGAACATTTTTACTTGCGTCCTAAATTGGCGATCTCTGCAGGATTCGAACCTGCGACCTAGTGCTTAGAAGGCACTTGCTCTATCCAGCTGAGCTAAGAGACCATGTTATAATAATAGTATATGATATAGTGTTACTGTTGTCAACCTAAATAATCGATACACCCATCAGTGTCTCTATTCAACTCATTTGTTAGGCAGGTCATGCCTTGGTTGAAAAAATGAGAATATGTAAAATCAACAAAAATTACTTCAATTTGATACTTGTTAAACTGATCTAGTAGGTATTGATTGTTTTTGTAATGGCTGTACATCATAACAGTGTTAGTGTCAAGGCTTAATGTATTAACTGCTAGAACCGTGTTAGCAAAGTCATCGTCTTGAATTTTATCGTCTACTAAAGTCTGAGGTAGACTCAACGATTTATCATGATCGGGATTAACATGAATGATATCCCAATTTCTAAAGTATTCTGGCAAGCTTTCTTTGCTATGATAAGTGAGCAACAGCCCTGGTCTCAGTATAGACAAATGACTATCCAAATGCCCACTAAAAACATTTTTATCCAACTGATGATATCGATAGTCTGGGTACATTGCTTGTAGCCATTGGCGCCCTAGTTCATTATGGCTTCCGCACCCGCTAACAAATATGTCTTTTCCGTACCTTAAAATTGCAGCACCGTCTAATATCGGATCTTGTTCTACTACAATGTCGTCATAGTCAACTTCTATGTTTTTGTAATCATGTCTGGGCAACGGCATGTTAAGCCAACGTGCGCCGCTTTGGAGTTTTTCAATTAGCAAATCTCTCCAGTAGTAAGTTTCAAACGTTCTTTCTTTTTGCCAACTAGCTGACTCAATAATGTCGTTGCCCATAACTAAAAACACATCTCTCGGGGTTAATGGTATTTTTGTTCCCATGCTATCCCAATAAGGAGTGCAAACTTGTGTGTTGTTAATACTAACCGGGCGATGAACTTTAATATTCCTTGATTCAAGGATTTTTTGTATCTGATTGAGTTCTTTTTTTGTTTTGTTAAAAATATGAGTAAGTCTTGGGCGTTGTGCAGCATCGCAAAAATCTATCACATTGTGATCAACATCACCTAACATTATTTCTTTAACTGTGTCAAATGTATTAAACGAGTTTATTGTCATCTTTTTTCCCAAGGGTTGTTTGCATTCTCGTCAAGGAATACCCAGTCTTCTTTGCTGCTAAGTATTTTTGATATAGGTGATTCTTTGTCAAATTTACTTTTCCAATCGTATCCTGCTGCAAATTTAAAAATTATTTGACCAAACCATCCAAACGTATTTCCATTGATGCCATATATAATATCTAAATAATGTTCCTGCTCGTCTTCGGTTAACTCATTCCACCATTCTTGGTTTAGTATAGGTCTATAATCTGCATTATAAAAATTCAACCAAGCATTGTTGATCAAAATTGAATTTATTTTTAAATATTTGTGCTGTGCTTCTACATTTCCTGAAAATTCAAAACAGATTGTGTTTTGCTCAGACTCAACATACTCGTTGTAAAATCTTATTGTTTCGCTGTGCACCACGCCTGGCGAGTATACTTTTTCAAACATCACTGAATCATTAATGCTTACTTTGATTAAAACATCTGTGTTCTCATGATATACTTCGATTGGTATGCTATGTGAAAAAATCAATGATCGGTTATTCATATCGTTCTTCGTCCTGCACATGTGTTGGAGCGGGTGATGAGATTCGAACTCACGACAACTTCGTTGGCAACGAAGAGCTCTACCACTGAGCTACACCCGCTTGTAGTATTAGTTATACTGTATCTACTTGTTCGGTTAAAATTCTAAAAGTGTCGTTCCAGTCAGCAACTTTGTATGATTTGCCTCTGTTTTGTTCAGCTATTGCATCTGCTAAAGGGGCGTCATTGCCGCCGGAGAAAATCGCATCACCAAAAAAATGTAGTTCGTCAGTGTCGGCAAAATCAACTAATATCTGACTTTTGTTATTGCCTTTTGGTGCAATATCTAATCCTGTTTCCCCACCCGATGTAGCAAGTAACTCTGGAAACATTAAGTTAAATGATTTAACAATCCTAGCACGTTCACGTTGTGCTTTATCCCATGTAACGTATAATGCACGTTCGGTTAAACTAGCGTTACGACCTACTACACTAAAGTTTACCATACCAGATCGTTCTTCGATGTGATTGCCAGTGCGTACTGGAAATTTACTTTCGTACTCACAACTGTCTAAGAAATACCTGGCAAGATCGGGTAACCTCCAATTACTAGTACGAACATTTTTATCGCCTTGCCACACATCACTACCAGAACATTGGTAAACACGCTGACATTTGTGGTAAATGTACTCGCCAATTTGTTCGACAGTTTTAGGTTTGTCGCTCCCAGTGACAAGATACACAAGATTGTTTTCACAAAACTTGCTAAACCACACAGCAAATTGTTTGTCCATGTGCTGCCTGCTATCAGTAAGTGTACCGTCTACATCAAATATGTACTTTTTTGCCATCTTCTTTCCTGATTACATAATTGTTAATTATTAATACATCAAGACCGCATTTCTTAAATGTGGCAACTGCATCCTCGGGTGTTTCTACAATAGGCTCCTGGCAGTTGAAGCTGGTGTTGAGCAACATAGGAACTCCCGTTAGGGTATAGAATGCATTTATTAAGTCGTAGTAGCAAGAATTAAACTCGCGCTGTACAGTCTGTATACGTGCTGTGCCGTCTACATGTGTTACACCAGGAATAGTATTACTTGTAACTGGCATGATACGGCTCATGTACGGACTAGGCTGGTTGGTATCAAAATAATCTTGATAATGTTCATACAATACACTTGGCGCAAATGGTCTGAAGTCTTCACGCAGTTTAATTTTACTGTTGATAATATCTTTAATATCTGGCTTGCGTGGATCTGCAAGTATACTCCGATTGCCTAACGCTCTGTGCCCGCTTTCGCTAGCACCCTGATACCATCCAACTATTGCACCATCGGCAATAGCAGCGGCAACTTCAGTGTATACTTCTTCCATTGATTTTTGTTGATAGTACAATCCGTTGAATATAGCAGTATCTACAATGTAGTCTTCTCCTGCATACACTGTAGGAATATGTGTGTTACCATTTAAAATGTAATCAGCATGCATGTAAACGCCTAATGCCTGGCCTTCGTCACCAGGAGCCGGCGGCACATGTACATTTGTGTAATGCTTTGTAAACTCTTCATTCATATAACCGTTGTATGCAACTCCGCCTGCAATGCATAAATTGTCTGATGTTTTAAGAGGATATACGTGTTTTGTAACAAGTTCAAATGTAACTTGTTGTAGCGTAAATGCTACATCCTCTTTAGCAACACGCTGTATAATATCATGTGCACCGTCAGGGAGTCGTTGATTGGGATTTTCTAAATAACGATGAATCATTGTGTAAACTTCATCGTTATATTTTCCAAATCCTACCAAGCCCATAACCTTGCCGGCTTGGAGGAATTCAAATCCAAGATTCTGTGCTAATGTGTTCCAACACCCGCCAATTGACAGTTCCTTGGTCAAGTCGGTGATTGTACCGTGTTTATTAATAAAGATACAATTAAAATTATAACCCTTGTCGTCAATCGCTAGTACATCACTTTCTTTAAAGCCTGAATTTAGAAATGCATAAGCAGCATGACTTTGGTGATGGTCGATATAGTAATAACTATCTGTGTGTAATCTATCCCATAGATTGTTTGGCTTAAACTTTAAAAAATCTGTGTCCGGTAAGGTCTCTTCTACTAAGTCTTCAACATATTCATGTCCTAAATTAGAAATAGTAAATGCAAATACTTGCTCTTTATTATAGTTAGGCAAGAAATGGTCGTCGAAAAAATCCCTACAGGGCACAGGGTCACGCAAGAAATCCGGATTAAGATTATGCTTTACTCTGGTGTGCCGTTCTATTTGGTTATGAACCAGACCGTTGTATGTATTGTGATCGTGGTGATTTACTGCTATAGAAAATATTTTCATCAGACTCTCTGTTTTGTTAAACATATAATAACACTGATAGTTGCTATACGTCAACCATTCTTTTTAAATCGTGAATAGTAAAATCACTATCTTTGGCGATAGTCACTATTTCGCCCATTCGTTCAAACACTTCTTCGCCATCTGCGGTCTCTGTTTGATTAACATGTGCCTGAGCTTCATCTAACCAAAACGTGGTAAAATAATCAATATCGCTGTTGTCTGTAAAATTAAACTTGTATATACCATTGAATCCAAAATAAAGGTTGTTAATAATGAACTCAGGCGGGGTTTCATTTTTTTCGTGGTAGTCACTAACAATATTCTCAGGCCAGTTAACATAAAACGGCATTGTGTGCAGCACTGTGTGCAGTATTGAATTATTATCTATTGTTATATCTAGTAGTTCGACACTTAAATCAGCTACAATATTATTACTATCGTCAACAATGGTATCGTCGTTGGTTTTGTTATAGTGTTCAATGGACAATACATTTTGCAACAATGGTTGAATGTTTAACGTGTGTTCATTAATCTCAGAAATTTCAGTATCAACATATACTGTATCGTTGACAGATAGTCTCACCTTAGGTGATTTTCCATTGGCACAGTTGCCACGGAGCTTAATCTTTATTTCCATTATGTGCTAGCCTGTTTTTTAAAAATTTTGCTTTGAATGTGCCCATGGTTCAATGATATCAGCTGATAAACTGTTCTGTTCTCGATCAAACTTTACATTGTTAATCATAGTTCCAGTATTATCTGTTAGTAGCTGAACTTCGTTCCAGCTACTCAGCAATTGCTTTGTATAGTTTGCTGCTTCGAAAACTGGATACCCCAATTCTTCAACATGTGATTGTAGGATAATCCTTCTCTTCAATCGTTCCTTGTATGTTAATGTCGGATTATCAACACAAACCCAATCATTAACATGATCATTGTCCTGCACTAGGTTATATTTTTCTCTATCATCATATAATGGAGTGCGTTTTAATAGATTCAGTGTAAGTCCTAAATTTACTTCTTCGATTGTGCCGTTATCTAGATATGGCTTGTATCGAGTAAACATCTCTTTTGTTAAATCAAAATCTTCTATGGTCTCTGTAGGATACCCTACAATCATTAACATACGTACTTTGATCCCTACTCTATCTAGTTGGGAAATGCTGTAGTTAAGATCTTCTTCGCTATATCCCTTTTTCATGTGTTCTCTCACTGCCGGAGAACCGCTTTCGATTCCAACTAACATTGTACCCGCGCCAGCTGCCTTCATGACATCAAAGTCTTCGGGTGGCATCTGTTTTGGCCCACGTACAATAAAATGGGTGTCCCATATAAACTTTTTTTCTTCTGGTAGTGTTTTTCTGTATTCAGCTAACTCTAGAGTCATTTCCCTAAATGCTTTCATACTACCATTAATTAGACTATCTGTAAATCTAAATGCAGTTGCACCATATGCTTCAACTTGTTGACGCATTTCGTCAGCAATATTTTTGCCACTGCGATAGTAAAACTTTGGCCACATACTTGCAACATCACAAAATGTGCATTTTCTTACACATCCTCTACTGCCAGTAATCGGCAATGCTTCCAACCCTTTGGAATTAGTGTAGGTTTTTAGTTCGTAGTCGTCATAATTGGGAAAAGCTAAACTATCAACATCTACGATTTGCTGAGGAGGCTTGCCATTAATTCCAGGATAATCAATGTTTCCTTTAAGTAACTCGACTAATGCAAGTTCTCCTTCGCCCCGTATATATGCGTCAATGATACGATTTTCGTGCAGAGACTCTGCAAATTTAAAATCTGTAGCAATTCCGCCGCCTCCGATTACAATTTTAATAGCAGGGTTGAGCTTTTTAATTGCAACAGATAGTAAGCGAGTTGCTCGTTGACTATTATAACTAAACACACTCATACCAACCCATGTTGGATTTTGATTAACAATTTTTTCGGCCCACGATTCGATAACAGGAGCTAATAATTTCCATGTTTTATTATTATAGAATGTGTGATAAAAAAAGAAGTTGTCAATGGCGTTATGTAGTTCGTGATTATGAAACTGCTGATCAATTTCGGCATTAAGGTCAAAGATAATACTACTAAATCCGTGTGCAGATAAACTTCCCTTTAGCAATGCTGCTCCTGCTGGAGTATACCCAAAATCGTCAACGATTCTCGGCGGTATTACTAACACAATATCTTTATTCATATTTCTATTTACCGCTAATCGCATATTTGTGTTATGGTGCCCCAAGAGAGACTCGAACTCCCGACCTACTGATTACAAATCAGTTGCTCTACCAGCTGAGCTATTGGGGCATTAGTTATCTTCTTACTCTACATTCCGGACAAAAGTCGTTAGTGTCTAGTTCTGATCTACATTCTGGACATGTTGTTTGCTGCATGAAAATATTTATCCAATGTGTAATACACCTTATTTTTTCTACTTTTGTTACAAGCAATAACTATAGTATAACACAGGTAAAAGCACATGTCAATGAGTACATATATTCCAGATTCGTTCGCTGGACCAAATTTTAACAAGAAACTGCTAACACTACTTCGCGGTGCTGGAATTGATCCTATAATTGCATATTCAATACTTCAGCGGCCAATCGTTGGAGGTATGTGGACTGTGCAACTACCCGAAGTGCCAGAAGAGAAATGGAAGCAACCAAATTTTCGTTTGATATTGCATGCACAGGACTTTGTAAACTGGCACAATAACACATCTTGCCCCGAGTTGCTGTGGATTGAAAAACATTACACATACGAGCAACAGCGTAAAATTATAGTCGTACATTGGGATCACAGCCTAACTGACTACTATGAAGGAAATATACAATTTGTTGAATTTCCAAGTCATAGTTATGAACTAGTCAATCAGCTCAAAGAAAGATGGAACGAATGGAAGGATGTACACAATAAAGACTTCAAGTATAATTTTATTTGTTTAAACGGGCAACCAAAGCCGCATAGAAATAAACTGTTTGACCTATTGCGGAATGAACCAACTGTATACGCCACACACGGGCATAAGTGCCCGGCGCCGTTTGCTTTGTATGTGAAATACGACTGGAACAACACCAACAACTTTATTAACCTAATGCCATTGTATCAACAAGCCAAAGCTAGTATTGTGAGTGAAACAATATATTCGGACGGCCCTGGCATTATCACCGAAAAAACATTATTAGCCATTGCTGCTAAACATCCGTTTATGTGCATAGGACACATGAACATACATCGAGAAATCGCTGAACGAGGGTTTGAAAATTTTGATGATCTATTAGATTTAAGTTACGACACACTGGATGCAACACATAGATTGGATGCGGCTATAGAGTTAAACTTGCCAATGCTGCAAGATCCAGACTGGGATACTAGTGTAGCAATTGAAAAAACTGAACGCAATTTTGATTTTTTAATGAATGATTATACAAAAAGCATCGAGCAACGTGCACAAAAACAGATATACAAAATTATGGACCAAAACTATTAGTAAGCCATTTTTCAATATCACCGGTTAAGTTAACCATCATAGCATCTTGGCTATTAAAAAAACTTATACGATGTTTACCGTAGTAGTAAGGCCATTTTATTTTGCGATCTAGTCCTAATATGACTCGCTTGTTATGTCGGTTCCAGTCTTCGGGCAACTCAAAATCCCAGTGCTGAAATTTTAATTTTTTCATTATGTGAAAGCCAGTAGCAGTTAATCTAAGTCCGCCTGAGTCTCGAGTGTTGTACCACCAGCTATTAAAAGCTGACTTGTATTCATGCCCGCTAGCAGAATCTCCGTGCAAGTCCAAAAGAAGATGTGTTAATTCTTCTTTATTTCTCTTCACTGTAAACAACTTCACCCTTAGTGAGCATTACCACACTAAATTTATCTGTTTTAAATTGTATGTTTAATTTTTTAGCTAGGCTAATAGCATGCCCTGGGTTAGCAAAGCTGACTTTCTTGTACTTAGGACCAGGGTATTGTACTAACATGTTTGATGTTTTCAAATTGATCGGTGACTTGTTGTAGTATACTGCCCAAATACCTTCACTACCAAGAACTTGTTCAGTCTTGTAGGTAGCTTTATCGGTGATCTCAGCTAATATAGTAGGTTTAGGTCTGCTCATGATTTGTTATCTCCACAGTTATATTTATGATAACTGCGTAGATAACTAGGTTAACGGCTTAGTTAACTACCAATCTCCGCCGCTTACTTCAACTTGCACTACTTCTTGATTGTTAGCATTTTGCTGTAATAATTCAATATCTAACAATAGTTTAGTAATGTCTCCGTGTAAGTTTTTTGCATCACTAAGTGGCCAGACAAAGTCATTGACTCCTTTAGCATCGCATGTTTGCACACGATCAATAAATTTTCGTATGTAAAGTCCACTCACTTGTAAGTAAATCCGTCTTCATCTGTTGCAGGACCGCGATAAGGATAACGTTCAAGCAAAATAAGTTTAGGACAAAACTCGATAGTAGCTTTGCCGTTGACAATAATTTCGTACCAGCCAGCAGCATACCAGCTTTTTGATTTAGGTTCTTTGGTATAGATAGGCAAACGAGTGTTTACATTATAAACAGCATTGTATGGTTTTGCATCAGTTTCGTATCCGTTGATTTGGTTTTCGGGATTAACAACTTTCTCTTGCTCATCCTCAAACGAAATCTTTGTAATATCACGAAGTGATTTGATGGTTTTATAGTTTGTAACACCACTGTTTGTGCGCAGTATATAACCACCTTGGGCTTTTTCTACACTTCCAACTTTGTGATCTTGATCTTTAACAATCCAAAATTTACCAGCAACAACTGGTCTAGCAATAGTTTTATTCATTTTAATTTTCCTTTGTCATTGTTGCAATACTCCTTGATATCGTTGATTAAGCCAACGACCGTATTGCTCAGCTTGATCACTAAGTCGACTGAGTTCGTATTTACCACAAAATTTCAAGAACTTTGAACCAACCTGTCCAATGTCTTTGTTAGTAACTTGGGTAATGATTGCTTGATCAACTCTGTTCTTAACATCATCAGGTTGTGCACAAAGATCAATTAGCTGCCGATTGCGATTGTAATCATCCAACACACGATGCTCGTCACCGTTGTGATCAGTCCAACGCTGCAACATCATGTTGTTCCATGCATAACCTTGTTTAACACGATCTTCAAATGCTTCAATAAGACCAACTTTGTTCTTAGTGCCTTTCTTGCGTACACCTGGATATGCCGAAAATACATTGTCGCTGCTATCGCCACGCATGCACTTTTCAAACAACAACCACTCTGGGTCAGGTATAGCTTTTGGTTCTTTAGTTTTTTTATCTAGCACTTTTTTACCTTTACTATCGAAGATACCCTCTATAGTAATCAAATGGTCAGTGATACCGTTGAACTGTTTTACTTTATCTGATAGCAGCTGGTAAAAGTCACTGTCACTGCTGATAATAACGTGTTCATCATCAGGGTGTAAATGTATCCAACGTGCTATAAGATCGTCTGCTTCTGCGTTAGGTTCTCTTAGTACACTGCAATTTGTCTTATCTTGCAAGTACTTATTGAAGTCATCAAAGGTGCTCCAAAAAAGTTGTTCTTCTTCTTGTTGTGCTTCTGTAAGAGCGTCACGAGCTGCCTTGCGGTTTGCTTTGTAAGGTGTGTAGTGATCCTTGCGCCAGCTGCGCCCTTCCAAACAAAACACAACATGGTCTGCATCAAACTTCTTGGCTACTTTGTTAATAGCTGCCATGCTAATGTGTAATGCGTATCCTACTTTTTCCCAAGGATCATTTGCACGAAATGCAACGTGTCTTGCACGGAAAAACATATTAGCAGTGTCAATAAGTAGATATTTCATACTAAGCCCTTTGTTGTTATAGTACTATACTAACACTATAACACGGTGTTGTCAACGGTTATATTCAACTACTTTAACTTTACATCCATGACTTTGTCCCCAATCTTTGGCTGCATTACGAGCTTGGTTGATGTTGGTGTATAAAACAGGAACCAGTAAATCACAACGTCCTGTATCTTCTGTAAGGTATATCCAATCATCTTTTGCTAGCATTGCTTTAATTGCATACTTCATTTATTCTCCTATACAAGATTGTTAGCAGCTATATACTTGGTTAGATATTGTGCCCATACCCTGTGCCCATCTGGCCCGTAATGCCAGCTTGTTGGACTAACAGTGTTGCATGTATTACTTATCACTGCGTTGTATGTGGATTCTGGGTCATATGGCTCAATATAACTACTTCCCCATTCTTTGCGTGGCGAAGCCTTTTCAAAATGGTTGTTTCCATTGAAGAACACATGCTTGATTCCTAGAGACTCGAGTTCCAAATGAAACTGCCAGATTTTTTCATGCCATTCTTGTGTTATAGTGTTCCAATCTATGTCTGCAATAAACTCTTTGTATTGTTGTTGATGCGACTCGGGTACATCGTCGATTCCGGAAGCATTTAATTGATAGTACTCGCCATCAATTAACCATTCTTGGCGTTCCCATGTACTCCATTGTATAATCATTAATGTTTTATACAAATTGTGTGGATTTTCTTCTATCCATTTGCGTGTAGTCCTGATAATACGATCGTTACTACTAGCACTTTCTGCATCACACTTGAATCCGCAACTGAGCCGCTGGCTTAGTAATTTACCCCAACTTTGTGCAATATTATCTGGATGCGGTAGTCTCTGCATCATCCAGTACTTTGTATCATCGGCTGCAAACGCATGTGGATTTACGCATTCTGCGGCTGCGGTATGACTGTCGCCGTTAACGTATAATATCATTTTACTTCTGTGTATCCGTCTCCGAGATCACGCTCTCTTGTAAAGCGTACTTCAGGATCTGCTTGGAATTGTTCGTATGTTTCCATAACAACATTACGGCATACATTTTGAAACCAGCGATCAACAATTTCGTGGTCAGGTTCATTTGGTTGTCCTTGGTAACCAGCCCTTACAAGATTTGCTATAAACTTTTCATTCCAGTCAAGTTCAAATGCGCCCTGGTCGATGTCACCTTCGGCAAGTTCCATGCTTAGTATAGCAACATAAGGCTCGCCCTTTTCAGTGGCAATCTCTTTGTCAGTTTTAGTTACTTTCTTGGGTTTAACAGCAGGCTTAACTTCTGGTTTTGTTAAGCCTAGTGTCTTTTTAAATTTATCAAACATGCGTGTTCCTTTTAAATACTGGGATAGGCTGCATCTTATGCAAATTGCGTTTGCGAATCTCAAGATATTGTTTTACTTGAGTTTTGTCCTCTTCGCCAAGCGACTCAACATCAATACCTTGCTCGTCAATGTCCATGCATTTTTCTAAATCACTGTAGCTCATGCCATGCAATTGATCCTCATCAACACGCCCATCATCCCACAATCCATCTGTGGGTTTGGCATCGATAATTTCTTGGCTAACTCCAAGTTGTTTACCTAATGCCCATACTTCAGTTTTTGTTAAGTCTGCAATTGGAGAGATATCAACTCCCCCGTCTCCGTACTTAGTGTAAAAACCTACTCCAAAGTCTTCTACTTTGTTGCCTGTTCCGACTACAATACCGCCATGCGTTTGCGCTTTTTGATACAATGTCATCATGCGTAATCTGGCACGACTGTTTGCTAGTGCTAGTGGGGAATAAGCATGTTGAAACAAGTCTTCAAACTTCTCGAATACATCTGTAAGATCGATTGTTTCAAAGCTGGCGTTCATGTACTGTGTGTTTAGGCGCAAGCAATGATCAACACCCAAGTCTGTTTGCTCTGCTTTTTGTCGAATTGGCATAACCAAGCACAACGTGGGCACACCGGATAACGCACACAGTGTACTGACAACAGCACTGTCAATTCCGCCACTAACACCAACTACTAATTGATCAATCCCGTTTTTAAGTGCATATTCTCTAATCCATTGCGGAATATCTTTTGTTAAATCACTCATAATTGCTTTCTTACTTTTTCGTATTGCTCTTCGGTAATCTTTTTGCCTTTAATATAATTCATGTCTTCTTTGCTAAGTCCCCCAGGCATTTCCGAATAAACTAATGTGGAGTCGGGGAGTGAATCTCCATCCTTCGTCCATACACGCTTGGGCAACGTCATTAACATTGAGGGAATATTCTTCACTGCGACCGCCCATTGGCATAAGATATACTGGACATTGTACCCCGGCACTTTGATAAGCACTGACAGCTTTTTTGACTTCAACAAAATCGTCTTGATCAGCGACAACAAACTTAAAATAAATGTCACTACCGTCAACAAGGCTGTACTCATGAGCAACATTAGGTTTAATAGCATCTTCCCAAGATTCTCCCGAAACACTAAGTTTTGGGGAACAACTCCAAGTGACTGTAAAGTCGTCATTGTTGTTGAGATAGTTGAAGAAATCATCGTGTAGGTGTTGTGTAGTGTTTGTTTCAAATGTAACATTTTTCAAGTCCTGCATACGTGGGTGTTCAAATAGTTCAACATACAATCGTTGCCAAGCAAGCAATGGTTCACCACCAGTTAAGATAAGATGAACGTCTTGTCCATTGTCTTGCACCCACTTACCATTGGGAGTAAGCGATAATAGATGTTCAACTACTTCGTCAATTGTTGCTTCTTTGTTAAAGTGCTTAAACTCGGGATAGATACTTGCATATGTATCACAACCTGTGTGAATAATAGGCAAGTCATTAAACTCCTTAGTTGTTTTATCAACGCCGGCGTCCAATAATGCTTTTACTTCTGCATTGTAACGCTGCCCGTTTGCATGTTTTTCTGCACGACTGGGCTCATCTTTGCCGAGGCCAAAGTTCATACAACGCAAGTTACAACCAAAGGTGCGTAGGAATACACTGGGTACTCCTACAAACTTGCCTTCGCCTTGCACACTATAAAATGCTTCACTATATCTTAGTTTCATTTCGATACCTCTTCGTTTGGATCCCAACGTTTCCACCATTCTTCCCACGGAAATACTATCCAAGACGGGTCGTCGATTTTATTAATTTCTTCAGCGCAATATCTAATAGGTAATTTGCTTTCACTTGCAGTATTATCATACAGCACAGCAACTCGTACTGTGTTCTCCCACACAAGATTCCACAACTGTTCGCTGTTGTCTCGACTAGGAGAACAATTGGCTTCCCAATCTTGCTTGATCCAGTTCAGCGTAGCACCACTGTCGTTAATATCGTCGACAATAAGGATTTTCTTTTTAAGAGATGGATCCCATCGTGCGCCAGACATACCAGTTTTAGTTTCATCATTGTAACCAAACGCTTCTTCGGCCATCCAGCAGTTACTTTCGCAATCTTCTGGTTTACCATCCCGCAACCGTACATCCAATGTGTGCATCTTAACATCGAGATACTGACTTATTAAGTTTGCAACTGTTAAGCCACCACGTGTAATACCGACAACATAATCTGGTTGCCAATTGTCAATTTGCATTTGTCGCAATATGTCTTGAGTTTGCCGTTGCACATCATGCCATGTTACAAATACTTTTTTCACACTTTTCTCGCTTTTACCATCATATGCCAACCCAGGTATTCGTTAACTGCTTCACGCATTTCCTCGCTCATAGCAGCAAACCAGGGTTCTAACACATAGTTTCCCTTCTTGTACTCTTCTATATTATACATGAAACAGTGGCTTTGGCGCAACCTTTCAATTGTCCATTTTGTAGTAGGCAACAACTCATATATCTCGTCTTTGCTATATGCTTGTGCATAAGGACACGCATCTTGTGCTTCGTATTGATCCAGACCTTTTTGTATCATTGCCATTTTCCAAGAGTTTTTAGCATATACCAAAAGACGCAGTTCGCCGCCGTCAACTAGTGCATTGTGCATGTTGTTCAAGCTCAATTCAATGTCTGGAAAATGGTGTATTACTCCCATGCTGTATACAAAGTCAAATTTACCAAGATCGCTAAGGTCATCCTGTACATTACGCACATGAAACTCTCCGGGTAATCCTAGTACATCAAATCTCTGTTTACAAAGATCGATGCTTACACTAGAAAGATCAATGCCTACATATTCAGCTCCGTGTTTAGCAAATTCTTCAGCTTCGGTTCCAATGCCTGATCCTACTTCAAGTACTCGTTTTCCTTGCCATTGGTGATATCCAGCAAATTCACGTAGGTGCGGCTCGACTTTAAATCGTCGCTTGCTAACTTCGGCAAAAAACTCTTTAGTACCAACAGGGCTTGTGCCATGATTGATATTACACGGCTGAGCATTCCAGTAATCTGCAATGCGTTGTTTTAAATCACTGCTCATATTTCCAAGTTCCTAAAAATCCTTGAGGGTCGTTTTCTCTCATGCGTGTCCAGACGTCATACCCGCCTTTACGTGCACCATCTAAATATCCATTGTCTTGACCAAGTCGTTTGCGGAACCATTCCATTTTGTAACCCCATAGAATCCTTGTTTGCGCAGTCGGGGGATAAAGAAAATCCTTGGGGTTAGACATGTCGCCTTCGAGTCGTTCTGGCTGTCGCTCTGCATATGTTTCGTCGTCGTTGTTGCCAGTTAAGTCAGCTCTGTCGTGGATGCACTCGCTTTTGAGTTGAATCATTGCATCACATATATATGCTACTTGACTAATCCATCCGTCGGTAATAACATGCGGAGATACACAGCCAAAAAGTATCAACCAATCTCGGGGAATAACCGGAAAGATAGCATATGGATGACCGTGATTATCTGAGAATCTTTGTACTGCAAATTGCCCTGAATGGCTGAGAATTTCAGTGTCCCATCCCTTGCTCACCATTATAGCATCATCATTCCAAACACACAGCCATTCGCCTTTACTATGTTGGGCTAATATATTAGTGTATTCGTTTAGTCGATGATATCCCATGCGAGGTTGTGTAAACACATACAGATCTAAATCTGCTTCTTCAAAATATGGAATCATGTCACTTTCAACATAGTCAATAGTTTTTTGATCATCGTCATCAATTGCAATCATGAATTCAATATCATGCGGGTTATCAGCAGTATCAATCATGCTCTGCATACTGCTCAATGCTTGTACTGGTCTCCCGCGAGTTGGGAACATTACAGATATTTTCTTACTTGGATTAATTTGAAATGTCATTATCGTTTCTCTATAATTTTATCAGCCAAGCCCCATTCAACTGCTTCTGCCGCAGTAAGGAATGTATCAAACTTCATAGTCTCTGACATTTCGTCATATGTCTTGCCGGCTGTGTTGTGCTTAACGTAAAGCTCTGTAAGGCGTCGATTTACTTTTTTGCTCTCTTCCATGCTGCGTACTGCATCTTCAAACTGTAGCTCTTGGACATACACACTACCGCTTGTTCCACGTGTACCTGAGCTCACACGGTGAATCATTGTTCGTGATTCTGGCAATACAATACGCTTGCCTGCTGCACCTGCTTGTGCAAGGAATGAGCCCATGCTGCATGCTTGTCCGATAACTACTGTGGATACATCGCACTTGATAAATTGCATGGTATCGTAAATACCAAGTCCTGCACTTACCTGCCCTCCTGGGCTGTTAATATAAAGCAAGATGTCCTTGTCTGGGTCTTCGCTTTCTAAAAACAACAGTTGTGCAATAATTGCATTAGCCATATTGTCCTCAACTGGACCATTCAGCATGATAATACGATCTTTCAGTAATCGACTGTAAATGTCGTATGCACGTTCGCCTTTTGAAGTAGTTTCAACTACCATTGGAATTAAGGACATTATTCAGAAAACCTTTCTTTGCGTACAATAAATGGTGTGTAAATTGCGCTGTTAGCACCGTGCTCCATGCACTCTGCAGATTCGCACCAACAACGATTGTCTGTTGCTTCTCTAATAAGTTTATCAGCAAACTTCCATGCGTGTTCTGCAAACTTTTCTGCACCCACTCCGTCTAGTACTGTAACTTCTGCTAGACCCATGTTTTCAAGTTCTGCAAACTTGTACAAGAACGGATCTTCTCTATCAATTACTGTCTTATGATCAAATGTATCTTCTAGCCATGCTTTAAGAGGTTTAAGTCCTCCAAAGTCAACGGCCCAGTTTTTATTGTCTAGCTCGCTACATCCAAATGTAAACTTGAAACCCAAACTATATCCGTGTAAGAATTTACAATGTGAATGGTCTGCATGTGGTTGACGGAACACCGCTGAAAGTCCGATGTTGTGTCCGTAAGTTTTTGTTGAATAATGTGGCATTCTATTTTCCTTAATGTAACAGGTCAGAATGTTTTAAGACGGATGATCCTTCGACGTCTATAATAGTTATCAGTTCTTCCAGACGTGTGCAGAATAACCTTTACCATTGGTATCCCCGCCCTGATTGTCTAGTTCTTCTCCATTGTAAGACACACCGTCGATGATGTCTTCCCCGTTTGGATATTCATTGCAGTGGAACATCAGTTTCTTAGGATCAAATTCGCCTACTGTTTTGATGATAGCATCAAAAAAACTGCCTTTTTCACTGCTATACATTTGTAGTACGTATTCGCCTTGTTCCTCATACTCTTCACCTTCGCCCCAATCGGTGCCTTCAACCTCGTAATTGGTTTCCTCTTGCAACTTGTCAACTAGGTCGCTTACTTTGTCGTCAATTACATCAGCAACATGCTTGCTCATGTATTCATCACTGTCAACTTCGTTGATAATAAGATAAGCACTACTGTATTCAACTCCCATTTGGTGACAAAACTCATTAGGTGCTTCGTACCAAGGTGATTTAAATGCGGATTCGCCATATTCAGTTAGAAAGTCTGCTTCTTTCGGAATAGTTCCTAGTTCATCGTAATCACAATCGTCTGGATCATCATTGATCAGATACTCTACCAAGTCGCTGTCGTGATGCTCTTTTAAGTGTGCGTTCCAAAATTCATATGCTTCTTTGGTGATATTTATGTATGCTGCTTCACCACCATAACCTCCAATGCTAAGACGATAATATCGTGGGCCCTTGATAGTGTCAATTAGTTCTTCTTTTTGTTCAATACTAGCCATTTGTATAACTCCCTGCGCCCGGAATAACATTGCGAACACCGCCAGTTGGGTCAGCGCAATCCCCTTCACGACGGAAAATTAAATGTACATGAGGATACATACAAGTTTGCCCGGCGCTCTCGCCTATGTTAATGCCAACATTGTATCCAGTGATTTCATTATTTTGTACTTGAACATTTTCGTGTCCCATGGTGCATGCATATTTGAAACACTTCATAATGCTATCCAGTGTAGCATCACGAGGTACAACAAGAGTATGCCCAGGAGTAACCGGAAAACCATCGTTGAAAATTACAAAATCTCTAGTTTCAAACTGCACATTAGTCCAAGGTGCTCGACCTTCGGCTTGTGCTACGGCTAACGTATCTAGTCTATCCATTGTATTCTCCGTTGTGTATAGATTTATTGTACTATGTTTAATAGTATATGTCAACCTTTTTCGAGTAATCTGTGCAGTGACTTAGAATCAGTAGGAAAAATATTTAGGCCATCACATCGTATTTCGTAACCCAAAGATCGCAATCGTTGTTGTACAATTGAAGCAGCAACTATGTTTAGTTCTTTCCAACTAAACGCAACATCGTTAATAGTATTATCAACGACAACATCTAACAAATTAAACTCGTCTATTATATATTGTTGTTTTTTTATCCACTCTTCGACGAACAAATCTATGTCGACCATTGCTTGTGCATTGCAAAAACTAAAAATACGGGTGATAGCATCTTTGGTCTGAAATAACATCTCAGTAGTGGATATTTTTAAAAAACTATCTGGTACTTCGTATTTTGAATTAATCCATTGTTGCACGTATGTAACATAAAACAAACTCATCCACTCTCGCCATTCCCAGGGTTGCATTTGACTCCAGTGTGTATACTCGCTGTTCCATTTTACAATATCACATTCATTTCCAATGGCAAATGTTTCGAGACCTAGCTGACGCCTTTTCCCTACTGCAATTTTATGATACTGGAACAATAAGTTGAGTTCGGCTGCCCGTAATGATTCTGCATATATTAATATATTTTTACTAGAGGGGGTAAGCGGATACGTTTCTAAAATTTTAGAAAGGGTCCCGTCTCTGGTTGGATATATAGGAGTGGCTATTTCTGCGTCTATGGTTTGATTATAAGCCGACATACTAAGTGGATGCCAAGATTTTGCAAACCCGTGAACAGAACCGTCGGGTTGTAAACCACGATCCAACAGTTCCGGATTTGTAAAATTATTACTAAACTCTCTCAGTATATACTCAACTGTTGAGCCAAACATACCTGGCACAAAAAATATCGAGATCATTTACTTTCCACAGGAAAACTCTTGTTGCAATTTGATGTTGTCAAAGAATTCTTTCTTTGTACCAGAGTCTTCCCTGAAACTACCTTTAAGCACAGTTGTTTGGGTAAGACTACTACTCGCCATAATGCCGCGATTCTCACAACAACCGTGTGTTGCTTGGATATACACACCCAGGTTTTCTGCACCGGTGGCGCTGGAAATCTCCCGTGCAATATCATTTGCAAGTTCTTCTTGTAGAGTTCCACGCCGAGCGCACCATTGTGCAATACGTGTGTACTTGCTGAGTCCAATAAGTTTATCAGCAGCAATAATACCAATGTATGCTACACCGCTTACTGGCTGGTGGTGATGACTACACATGCTCTTTAGCTCACTGCGCACTACTAGCATACCTTCATAGCGATCGTCGCTGTCATTGGGAAATGCAGTTGCACTTGGCATAGGATCATAACGTCCTGCCATGATCTCGTTAAAGTACATCTTAGCCAGTCGACGTGCAGTGCCGTGTGAGTTAGGGTCGTTCTCTCGATCAATCAACAGTGTGTCGAGCACACCTTCAAACGCTGTAGTAGCCTCGTTAATCAAATCTTCTTTAATGTTAGGTGTAATATAATCTGAAATATTATCGCCGGCCCAGTATCGTTTGCCTTCTGCTGTCATATTATCACGCAGAATTTGCGATGTTGTTTTGTTTGTCATTTGTTTCTCCGAGTTAGGGTCGTGGATGACCACAATTGTTTATATTGTAATGTATATTTAGACAGATGTCAACTTAGTCGGTAATTTTTATTTTAGTGAGATCTGGATAAGTTACTTTTTGTGTATCTGGGTCTTTGAGTTGATTTGCGGCAAGCATTTCTAATCCTTTAACACAATCTTCAATGGTAGGACGATAATGGTATCCAACTTGAAAGTTAATTTGGTCTTGCCAAGGACTTATACTTAAATCTCTGCCATCGTAACTAGCACGTTTCAGCCAATGATATTCTTCTTCGTTGTCCAACAAGATTGCGCCACCATGTCCTATTTCCAGTGTTTTGCTGTAACCAAAGCTCAAACACTGTTGTTGTCCTGGACGGTACATATCACGCTCAAAGCGTCTTGCACTGTCCCAAATATTTGTTGGAGAAATTTTATATTCCCCTTCCCAATCATATTCGTCCATTGAGTATGGTATTGCAAGTTTATGAAATATCATTGGCACACTGAGATAAGTTCTTGTAGGAATTCTACATCTTAGTAGGAACCTTTGTTGCCGTCTCAAACACAATTCAATTGCATGTGTGCAGCAATCTGTTAATACAACATAAGGAGCGCCAGTGAATTTGCTTAGTGCTTGTTCGAATTCAGTAAACTTAGTGAAGCTCACGTGTATACCACTTCCATGCATGTTCAACAATATCATCAGTATGATATTCATTTTGCCAATTTGCTACTTCAAAAAACTTTTTGTTGTCAGCAACTAATATGTTAGGATCACCGTCACGCATAGGTCCTTCGATTATCTCACGGGGCTTGCTGTTAGATACTACACAACATTTGTTGATAATTTCTAGATTGCTAGCACCAAGTCCGGTTGATAGATTGTAAAATCCAGCTGTTACTCGATGTTCTGTTGCATAATAGTGCGCTTTGGCAATGTCTGCAACATGTACATAATCACGCACACAAGTTCCGTCATCTGTTGGCAATCCTACACCATTGAGTGTAAACACCTGATTATCTCTAATAGCTTCCATTACTCGTGCAATGATGTGTGTAGCTGACTTTTCTTGCCCGTGCCGCCCAAGTGGGTCTGCACCAGCAGCATTAAAGTAACGAAATCCAACATAGTTAATGCCATATGCATGACTATATGTTTCCAACAGTTGCTCTACCATGTATTTGCTCATGCCATAAGGAGAGATTGGAAACTTGGGGTCGTCTTCATGTATAGGTGTTGCAATTGGATTTCCATACACCGCAGCACTACTTGAAAAAATAAACTTGCTGTGAATTTTGCGTTCTACCATATAATCCAACAACGTTTTAGTAGCAATAAAGTTGTTGTCATAGTATGTCTTTGGATCCATAAGACTGGGCCCAACTAAACTTGATCCTGCACAATGCACAATAGCATCTGGGCAATGGAAACTAAAACATTCTAAACCAGAAGGCGTTGCATATGATTCTTCGTAGTATGAGTCATACCATTGTACAAGGTGCGAACTCAACGGCCGGCGATCTATGCCAACAACTGTCCACCCTTGTTCTTTGAAATAGATTGCTGTTTGCCCACCGATGTATCCAGCAGCTCCAGTAATAATTACTGTTTTACTCATGACTCGATCTTTTTTACTGCATACTTTGCACTAGCTACATGGTCTCTATAACGATTGCCGGTACGTAGCCATTCTTCGCCATTGCCTTCCATAATATCCACAATTCGGTCAATTGTGCCATCAGTCCAGTCGCTAATTAATCCCATGTTGTGATGCGGCTCACGCAATAGGTTAGTTAGTTTGTTTTCAGCATCATCAATACTCCACGGAACATACAGTCTATCAGGATCGTTTGCAAATGTTTCCGGAAAGCTTCTATATGCTGGAAACAACACATTACATCCTAGTGTGTCTGCTTCGCTTACTGTGTTGGATACCCAGTCTTGTAACGCACAGTTAAACAGCACACGACTGTCGTTAACAATCTTATAATACTCATCCTTTTTAAGATTTTCGTGAATCTCTAAGATGCCTTGGTCTTGTAATTTTCTAGCACGGGTTATATAATCTGGATTGTTCGATCGCAATGGACCGCCTTGCAGAATAGCAAATGTTTGCTTACCTGGATAAATCTCGCTATATCGTTCTACTAGATCCATAAAGAAGTCAGGTTGCTTTTCTTGATCAAATCGTGCTGTAAATACAATTCGATTAGCACGTTCATAGAAAGGTTTTATTGCTTCTCCTACACGTTCTTGCACCTCTTGTTTGCCAAATGCAAGCCCAGATACATTGTAGATAGGTGCTTCCCAGCCTGCAATTTTCATGTGTGCTACCATTTCTTCATTGGTAGCCAGCACTGTTGCAAACTCGCAAACCATCTTTTCGTACAATCCCATCCACTTTGCCATGCCCCAAACATGAACAAAATCATCAGGGTCAATTGCTTGTGCTAGGCATCGAACAAACACTTTTGGACGTTGATCCGCTGGAATCTGGTCCATGATGTATGGAAGACTTTCGATGCCTGGTTGAAACATGTCTTCAAAATAAACTGCATCTTCGCCGGTGCATTCTCCGTTGCGCATCATTTGCACTAGGTTCATAATCTGACTCATACCAAAATAACTGCGTCCGTGTGCATCAAGCACTTGCCCTACGCTAATACTTTGTGTATCATCAATTGTTTCACCTGGAACATAAACAACATCAAGTCCTCTACGGTCGAAGACACGTTTGTTCCAGTCAGTTAATTGAAGGGTGTAACGTGCCTCGTAGCTTTCGAGGCCCATGTAGAAGAGTTTACGCATAGTTTATCTCCGGCCGTTATAAGGAGTACGGCTTTGATTAGAGTTGCTTCGATTGTCATTTGAACGGCGAGGACTATGCCCTGCAAAACGCTTGGCATCTTCTTCCCACATATTTTTACAGTTTTTTCCAGCTTGGAATTTACGGTATTGCTGATATGGATATTTTTTATTATTATAAAGATCTTCGGGATTATATCGATATCCATAATCGCGACAGAATGAAATGTATGACTCGAGGTCGTTCCACACTTGGGTTGTTCGAGAATTTTTATAGGTAGCCATTGTATATTCCTTGATGACTAGTTAAAATAAGTGTAGTCAATTTTTTGCCTACAAATATATTTATACACTGTTTTTTTGTGTTATGAATTATTATAATTTATAGTACATCCGTTTTCGCCATCCTCGCTAACTTCAATGACAACATTTCGCCCTGGGTATTTGCCAGCTACATTAAGATAGATATCGTCTGCAATCATTTCGCAACTTTTGTAATCCAGTGACAAAATTCCATCGCCAAACAGTTTTTGCAACCAACGTGAAAACTGAATAAACTCGATGTCTCTGTCATTGTGGAATACATCAATTCCCACACGAAAATGAAACATATGCCTGTGCGGATGTCCTAGAAACGATACATCGTCCCAATCGCCTGTTGCTAATTTAGGATCAGTTAATGCTGCTGGATACTTGTGTATGCCTTCCTTTTGAAAGGTTACCCAAATTTGCCGACGTGCAGATTGCATCGTTGCATCAATCACGGTGCGTTCATCTTGATTCATTATACTACCTTATCTTGTGTGTAAGCACTCCAGGGAGTGAATTTTTCTCTATCCATTAAGTTGTGCAAACTATGGCACCACACTCCTGGATTTGATTCATTGAAATCAATGTCATCAACTTTGACCATTGCGTTATATCCCCATTGTGATACATATGGAATAGATACACGTATTTGTGGAATGAAGTTATCGTATTCGACCATACCGCCTTCTAAACACCATTCTAAGTTAATGTTACTTGGAATATCTAAACTACATATTACATCCTTTTTTAGCAAAGGCACTAGCATTTGTTCCCACGCTTCAAACTCATCTGCTGTTTGAGGATTATAACTATGATTAGCTCCAAAGAAGATATGCTGGCAGTTGTTAGCTTTATATTTGGCTAGTATGCTATCAACCGGCTGGACACCTACTACAAACAAGGTTTTTAATCCATAGGCCGGTGTACGTTCTACTTCGGTTCCAACAAAGTAGTTAACACCGTCATGTCCTTCACGATCCATCTTCGATTCCTAACTGTGTTTTTAGTTTTGTCATTTCGTCTTTTACTGCAAGTTTTTTCTTCTTGATACTGGTAATAGTTTCAACAGAGGTGCTATCACTCTCAAGGTACGAGATCATGTCGTGTAATCGTTTGTGTTCTTTGACTAAGAATTCGTAGCGTGTTTCTGGAGTTGCCATTACTAAATAATTCCTTCCTACATTAAACTTATTATACACTAACTATACCATGCTGTCAAGTAAATCTAGAGCATTTTGATCTAAATCTATTTCTTGTTCTGGCTCTTCTACTTCAAACAAACTATTAAACTGTGTTGCTGCATTAACAATACGCTTTCCGGTAAATCCTCTCGTACCTTTGACACTATCCCAAAATTTGCTGTATTCATTGATGATGCTCATACTTTTATTAAAGTCTTTTGCTGCAAATACACGTTCGACTACATCGCGGAACAATATTCTATCAAATGTTTCTTGTACTAACATGGCAGGAATAACTCCAGCATCGTATTCTCTGTTGGCACGTTGCACCGATTCGATGTGCATCCATACATTGTGCCCCATAAGCAATGCATACGAAAAACTATCCCATGAAGTTTTTCCTTCTTTGCCAATTTTGTTTAGCATACCTGGGGCATAATGGCATATATCCCCGATGGTCATACGTTCTGTAATAGGACTGTTTTCAAAAAGTTTGTGCACACCGTCCTTGAGTACTGCATCTCGGAATGGTGTTGTGTCGCCTGCATATTTTTTGTTATCAATTGTGGGTTCCATTTGGTAACTCCACTTGCCACGATCTTCAATTCGAATACTATTGTATACTTGCCCGTTTGCTGTAGCAAGAAATGGGCTTGCACAGTCAAAGCTGATAGTGAAGTTTGCATTTGCATGACGTCTTACGCTGCGTTGAATATCAGTAAGCAAACACGCCCACTCTAGCTTGCTTGTTCCCAGGAAGTGCATCCAGTCATGCTGCCCTTTTTCAAGCAAACCTTCGTGTATAAGTGTAACCAAACGTTTTAGAACTAGATGCACATCACACATGTTTTGCCCGCCCATTGCCCAGCCGTTGAATGGTCGATCCATCTTGTCACTGCAAAAGCCTTTCATTTTGTCATACCAATGATCTGCTTCCTGGTGATTTGATCCTTGCAGCACGTTTAACACCTTTAGGTCGCCACCGCGATTTGCCATCCAAAATTCGTTGTTAAAGTGTGTAGCTGTTACTGCATCATCATAACTATGAATCCCGCACAGTGCACTTGCTTTTTTATCCAAGTAAGTCCATGTTGGAATATCCATAGTCATGCCATGTGTAGCAATTCCGTGTTGCCATGCAATAACTTGCTCACGTTTCTTTTCTGCATTTTTGTCTTTGGGATTAGCCCATTCACCGGGCCACACACCTTTGGCAATCTGGAACCCGCCGCTGTCGGCTAGCATGATAGTGTCTGCTTCTCTATTACGAACCATGTCTTCTTTTGGCACATGCTTTGATAGATCCATGTCAGCATGCCCAGCACTATACAAACTATATTTGTATGGAAACAACCCTTCTTTGCTGTTAAGCCAGTTTAAGCTTTCCATATTAGGGATACCTTTAGGCAATCGATCACCGATTATGCTTTTTGATTCATCTGGGTATCGTTCTTTGCCAATATATCCAGCATAAAAACTGCTAATAGCAGGCAAAAATATTGCATAATCATTTTGTTTTTGTGTTAGGTTATCTTGTTTTAGCATTTTTAGCCTTCAAGTTTATAGCATCCAGGACTGATTAGTGCCCATTGACAATGATCGTTTATTATAGCATCCACAGTAACATACTGTTGATCCTCAGTGACTATTCCCCATTCGGGAAAAATATAAAAATTATGATCTTCAAGGTGCTTTAATTTAGTAACACCCATTGGACCATAATGTATACAGATGTTCCATGCCGCACCAACTATAATCCAATTGTTTGTTTTATGTTGGTGCGACAAGAACTCGCTGGTACTATTTAGATAGATAGTATCATTGTCAAACGTTTCTTCAATTATTGCATCTATAGGATCAGATTCAGTCTTTCCGCAGCAGATTTTACTCACAATAGTTAAATTGTTTAATTGTTCAACAACCCGTGTATAAAACTGCCTTGTTGCAGTTTCGTTACGCATTCCGTCTACTTTAGAATTCGCTGCCCAGCAATCAATGAATACTACTCCCCAATTCATTACTTGCTTTGTGCTGGTAGAATGTAGTTGTAAACTGCCAACCCACTATCAACTGTAATTTTAGCAGCGCCGCCATCTGAAATGCGTACAGTTTTATCGCCAGTTAGATTCATAATTGCAATAAACTGCGCAACTGGCCAACTCCATGATCGTGTTAAGTTGCCTTCTACATCATGATGAAATACAAAATCACCAGCGTGTGTGCTATGATCGCCAAACAAGAACTTCAAGTGCCCATCTTCAGTTTTAGTCTGAAAAGTCAATTCTTCAGCATTTGCTTGTGCCATCATTTTTAAACGCATAATACTAGCAGATGTAGGTTCAAACTCAACATTCCATGGAATGTCTTTCATCTTAGCATTTTTAAGTTTTTCGTTAACAATTTCACTTACCATGAAGCGATAATCGTTTTTAAAGTCGCCTGCGGCATTTTTAAAATGCATACCAACTGGTGCTGATTCGCCGTTACGATCTTGCCGAGTTACGGTAATTTCAGCATTTTCCTTGTATTCAGCAATGTTTAACAGTATCTTTAGTTTACCCAAGTTGGGCATACCAAATGTACCTATAAATTCAGCAACAGGTGTGTGATACTTTGCATCTAAGACAACACTCTTGTCTTCTGCTAAGCCAGTAATAGTTGTTTCAGTATCGCTGCCTGTAATTTTAATAAGTTGGATACAGCCCAAATCATGACTGTGTTCAACCAAGTCTAGTAGATAATCTCTCATTTATTTTCTCCGGTGTGTTGTATTAAGTGTTTAATTTTGCCCAGGCTTTGCCCGCCTTTGATGCTAGTTCTAATTCCTGGTTTTTGTATTTCTAACCAACTTACGTTCTTCTTCATATCAAAGCTTGCTACTACATTAAATCCATATCGGGTACACGCTGCTTTTACCAAGTGGCCCGGAGTATAAGTGTAATACGAATTTCTAAAATTGTCAATACCAATTGGATAATCACAATTATTATAGGTAAAAATGGCTGTACCTCCTGGCTGTAAAACAGAAAAAATATCGGATAGATACTGTTCAATGAGCCTCAGAGGGCGAAAATTAAAGTAATCAATTGCAACAACTAACCCAATTTGCCCAGTTGGTAAGTCATGTAACACACTATCTTTTGTTTCATCGACAGTGTAGTATCGTACTCGGCGCTGATAATCAGTCTTCCATAATTTTTTAACTTCCTTAAACATATCTTGATGATCATCAACTAGGTACAACGGATCACAACTTACTAGATGATCAGTTACATCACCTAGTCTAGGGCCGAGTTGCAATGCAGAATGTTTCCAGTTAACATGCTTTGTAATTCGTCCTACAAGAAAATCTCGAATTTCGGGATCACCTAGTAGATTTTTAAATCTATCTCGATCAAGTTTATAGTCAGCATCGTCCCTTAACCCTTCTTGGTAAATCTCTTCACTTTTCTCATTCAAACACGGACCTTCTATTTCACCGAGCTCTTGGCCTAGACACACCCTAAACTTAGAAATATCCTGGTATACTGCGTCTAATTCTCTAATTATATTTTTATGTCGGTCCAGTATATTGCTCTTAAGATTATTAACATCAATATCGTATGTATTTAGATCGTTGTTAAACTTCTGCAATAATTTTTCAATTGCTTGCCTTGATTCCGTTAAATCTAACTCGTCTAACAGATGTTTATAGTTAACAAGGTTGACTAAATCCATTATTCAAACTCAAATAAACTGTTAAATGTGTTGCTAGTGTCGGTGTCTTGCTTTAGATTCCAATCTAGCACACTAAGCAAATTATCAATTTTCTTATCAACAACAGCCGCTTCCATTTCAGCATCGTCAAACGGCAGCTCTTTGAACCAAGATGGGATGTGCAGCTCATCTGTTGGATACCCAATGCTAGTCCAATTAAGCGGATTTGCCTTTAGCTTACAAACAATAGTTTTCATACCGTCGATGATACTTTGTGAATAGTTGTCGCCATTCATTTTTTTCATCTGGTTCCAGTTCATTGCTGCTCTAACATGCCCGGGCATGTTTGCACGACCTAAACGTTTTTCTTCTGCTGCGTACTTGGTTAAATTGTTAACACGTTTGGGCGCACCCTTTTCCCATGCAGGGCGTTCTTTAAAGTCATACTTAAAGCTCTTGATCATCTCAACAATTTCAGTGCGCTCAGCACCCCCGAGTACGCTGGTTAACAATGTTAGCAAGAACTTTTGAATTACAACTGGCGTGTCGCTGCGTTTCAAGTCTAATCCCATTGCTTTGATTTTGCCTTGTTTGCCTTCTACATCAAGTCGCTTGCCTTCGTCATCATAGATGTTGATTGCATAACGTTTCTTTGTAATAAACAATCCACGATCAGCAACACTCTCACGACCGCCTTTGATAATTGCACCATTTTCTCGTGGCACATGAAATGCTTGTTCCATAAATCCTGGCCAGCTTTCATTTAGCTGATCACTAATAGCATCATAGAGCTGGATACAAGTTTCTTTGTTCCATTCCATTCTGCCGTCTTCGACGTCTTTCTTGATCACTGGCCAGGCGCTAAAGTATACACTGTCAGTATCACCATAGATAACACTTTGTCCAGTGTGATCGTATTTGCCTGTGATACATTCGTTTACAAAACTGTCCATATGATGTGCAATAGCCCTACCAGTTAGTGTAGTGCTTTGTCCAATACGTTTGTCAAAGAATCGACATCCAGGATTGAGAATAGCACCATACAAACTATTTAGATTAATCTTCTTCACCAGCTGACGTTTATCTAAAAATTCACGCTCCTCGGGATCAGTTGATGCACGAAGTTTTGCTTGAATCTCCTGGCGTTCTCTATACCAACGTGCTAACAGCCCGGGCACAACGCCTTCTTTTTCATATGAAAAGATAGTACCGTTTGCACTTAATATCCAAGGTTGATTGCTGTCAAATATGATCTTCCAAATCTCGGCTGCACTGTGCACACTTTCTTCGCCATTCTCCCAGTCGATTGTAATCTCGCTGCCGATCTCTTTGTTCATAACCGAAGTGTATTCCAACGATCCGAACAGTCCTTCCCATGCCATAGCAAAACTGCTTTTTTTGTCAATTTTGTTTTGGATATAGCGTTCAGTCATAGTTGGACGCAACTGCCCAATGATTGTTTCATTGCCCATGTTTAGTGCACGAATAGCACTAGGATACAAACTATTAATGTCAATGGCACCAATCCATTCGTGTATACCCTTCTTAGGATAAGCAACATATGCACCTGCTGCCGCAGTATCCTCACTTGAGTCTCGTTCACGACGATTGGGAACAACCAAGCCTTGCTCGTGCGCTTCGTTGATAATTGCTTGCTCAGTAACAGCAACCGCACCCATTGTAGTTTGTAGTAGCACTGTGTTTGCGTGTGCTAGTTCGTTTGCAAGTGCAAGAAAGCGTAGTTTCTTATCCAACTTGTCCAACAGCAATGTATCCTGCCTGTTGTATTCGATAAAAGTTTTAAAGTTTTGGTTGTACAAGTGATCCAGTGTGCCTTCGTATGCAGTTTTACGTTCACCTAGCTCGTGTTCACCAATTGCATCCAAACTGTAGCTGTGACGCTCTTCGTATGTGTACTTTCGATACAATTGCATATAGTCCATGTGTACTCTGCCAATGAGATCAAACGTAACATTCTCTGCACCAAACCGTTCAAACATGCGTTTCTTAGGAAGTTGTCCCCACAAACAAAAACGTCTTGTGTCATCCTTGCTGAGTATGCGATTTACTCGATTAACAGTGTACGGAATATCATAACCTTCGCTGTTCCATCCACTAAGCACATCTGCATCTTCAATAAGATCAAGAAACACCTTCAGCATTTCTTCTTCTCGTTCAAACAACATAGTGTTTTCAAACTCGTTGCATATTTCCTGTGCGGTTTCCCAGCTCATGCCTTTTGGTGGAATAACCAGCGTAACTAGTTGTTCCATCCATTGTAAGTACACAGAGATAGCAGTAATTGCATTAAACGGATCATTTGTTGGACTATAACCACGCTCTGGGTCAAAGTCAACTTCGATATCGAAAAATGCAGCTTGCAGTGTAGGCGCAGCTTGATCTTTGTAGTTCTCTTCAAAACAGCGAAACACTGGATTGATATCACTTTCAAAGATGTTTTTACCCGAATGCATGCGTAGTTCCTTGCGGAACTCTTTGTTGTTACGGGTACCTACTCTACTCACAGGACTGCCGTAAATGCTTTTGTGTTTACCTCGTGGATCCTCATAATAGAACACATAGTTAGCCGGATACTCTTTGTATATCCGTTGTCCCTCTACACGTTCTACCACATGAATGCGATCTTTTTCTCTGTCAAACAGAGCGTCAACATAACTCATGATGATTCCATTATACTATAAGTTAAGTTAAAGTGTGCGGCCTGCTGTTGTTAGGATTTCTTCAAGAAGTTCTTGATCTTCTTTTTCAGCAGCATAGCTGGCTTTGTGTGCAATGCGAATTGCTTTTTTCAAGACACTGGGCTTGATTTGCAGTTCCTCACCAATGGCTTTGATTGTGTCTGACAGTCCTGCATTGAGTGCTTCGACTTCACTCATAACTTGCATGCCTTCATTGATAATCTGTGTTAGTTTAGTTTTAGAATTGCTGTCAAAATTCATAGTATGATCCTTATGTTTGTTTGTTTATTGTAGTACAGTTGTTGCAGATTGTCAATAGAATAGTTTGCCTACTCGTAAATTAGATTATGGCACTTCAAACATTAAGGGTAGCGATATCTTAAATGTTCAGGGCAGGTCCCGCCAGCAGCCATTAGACATCGGTCCTAAGGCTACACAACTACTTATATAGGAGTTTTAAGGATGAATTATTTTAGTTAAGTTCCACACCAGTCATGTCTGCGGCCATGTCGCCCATTGCAAGACTAATTCTTCCATTGCGATTGTATAGAAAGAACTTCCCGTTTCCTTCATCAGGGCGCATTGTAATTTTACCAACCTTGGCTTTGCCAACAATGTTCTTAGCAACAACAGTAAATGTACGCTTGTTGTCTTTGCTAATAGCTGAGTCATAACTAATTGTAAGTTTGTCGCCACGGTTAACACTATCCCACATGTCTTGTGACATAGCGCCTTCGTTGACGCCTTTCTTGTTAGCAAAGTCTTTCTTGGCAGATTTTGCTAAAGACTTGGCAAGATTTTTAGTCTTAATAATATTGCCAAATTGGTCTTTCTTTTCGCCTTTGTAATCTTGCCATCCAGAGTCGTACTCTACATCGCCTTCTGCTTCGCTAACGCCCTCTTTTTCCAGCATTTTCTTGCCGTAGTCCATCATCTTCATGATACTAGTACGACTAACGCCCGTTCTCTTTTCTAGTTCTTGAATGCTGCTAGCACCAAATGATGCACCGTAAGAAGTTAGTTCATTGCCCACTCGGCTAAGTGCAGTTGATAATGCATCGTCCTTGGTTGTTGCCGCTTTATCCATTAGCTTGCGACCAATGTTTGCAAGCTTTCTTTGTGCCGGGTTAATTTCAAACTTAGCCGGGATATCTGATTCAGAGACTGGTGTATTATCTTCAAATAAATCTAAAAAACGCATTATTATTCATCCATATAATCTAAATTGTGTGGCGTAGTCTTTTGTATAAAGGACTCGCATGCTTGTACGGCATCCGCAAGTTTACCGAATGAACTTTTAGATTCTTTTCCGTTAATCTTTACTCTATATCCGTCATCTTCGTTGCCGAAGATTTTGAGTGATTTACCGTTAGCAGCTTTATAGCTCTTAACTGGTTCTTTGATTACTTCTTGTACTGCACTTGTGTCAACATCTCTAAGGTAGTCCATAATACTACGCTTTTTGCTAACTTGATCTTCTTTGGTCATTTTTGATAATTGTGTAGGATCAACTGACCCCTCAGGGGCAACTGGGCCTTTATATCCACTGTTGCCTCCCCCGGCAACTTGGCTAGTACCCGGGCTTACACCGTCCCATGACTCTTCGTCGCCTGGGTTGGAACCTTCTTTCATATCACTGTAATCGTTATCCAATGCTTGAAAATCATCATAGCTAATGTACATATCAGTGTCCGGATCGTAGTACATGCCTTCTTTTGGATCGTAATAAACAACTTTGCCACTCAGTGTAGTGAATGGACCTTCAAGTCCTTTACGTGCTTGATACTTGTCATCCATTGGAGGCATAACTTTATAGCCTTCGTCCAATTCGTTTTTCATGTAATCACGAGCTGTGTCAAGATAGTCGAGTGCTTTGGTAATCTTTGCTTGTACCCATTCAGGCAAGTTGTCACCATCGGACAAGATACTTTCGAGCTCTAGTGCAGCATCCGCAGCTCTATTAAGATCGCCTTTGGCCATATCGCCTTCTTGATCGTATTCACCTACATCTTCAGGATTGATATTTTCGCCAACAAAGTAATCGCCATAAACATTCTTTTCTTCGTCGCTGCCCAGTACTGGACTTTGATTTGGCATGTCGTACTCTGCTGGTAGAGCTTTGGCACTTTCAAAAGGTGTCTCACGATACATATTCTCAAGGATTGCACTCATGTCGTTTGCTGCCAAACCTTCTTCAAGATGATGTGGCTTAGACGAAGAAACACTTTCTCCGCTTTCTAGCTGATTCATCTTGGCGACTAGGTCTGCAAAACTTGAAACTTCTTTTGGGTCTACATTACTCATTATGCTCTACTTCCTTTGAGAAAACTGCGTAACATCCATCCGTGTTTGTTATGTGCATCTAGCCTTTCAGCAATAAAGTTAGCAATGCCTTCGTTGTTTTCATCCACGGCTGATTTGAAAGTTTGTGTTAGTATTTGCAACATTGCATTGTTGTCGTCGGCTAATTCTTGTATCATTAGCATAGCCCGTGGAATTTTTGTCTGGCCACTGATAACACTAAGCTCTCCAAATCTTTCAAATGATCCCGGAGTGTATACGTCGAGGGTTCTAATATATTCAGCTGTCTGATCAATTGTGTTTTCGTACACTTCGCTGTACAAGTCTCCAAAGAACTGATGGTACTGTGCAAAGTCTGGACCTTCAACATTCCAGTGAAAGTTCTGTGCTTTAATTACAAATGCGTATTCTGTTGCCAATAGCGTTTTTAGATCATCTGCTAACATTATGTTTCCTGTTTGGTTATTATAAGAGTATTTATCTTGTGCTTGTATTTATTAAATGATTATCCAAAAAGTGCTATTAACAATACAATAAGTATGAACCATCCTGTTATCCCAATGCCATTGTTGCCGACAAGCCCTTTGCGTTTAGCACAGTTATAACAGTATCTATACTTTGAATTAGTTCGATTACTGCAAAAAAACGCAGCACAAGTTTTTTGACTCATTAAAAACTCCTATTTTATAATCCGGCAAACCATGTATCAGAAAAGTCTCTAACTTTAGCAAGTTCGATTTGTGCTGGTTCGTATTCAGGGTGCACAGGACTAAACACATGATGGAAGTTGTATTCCTCAAGCGACCAAGAGCCCCACATTTGCAATTTAGAATATTCCACTATGTCTACATCAAATTCCTTGCAAAAATAGTAAAATGGTTCTATTTCTTGATAATTTTGCTGTTGTAAAATCATCCTGGTATGTAATTTAAAACCTAATTCATGTTTCTTGTTTTGTAAAAAATGCATTGCTTGTAGTAACTTTGGCCATTTCCCACCGCGGCGTATTTTTTCGTATGTGTCGGCTTGTGATGCATCAATACTTACAGTTATTTTGTTAATGTTATTAACTTTGTTTCCGAATCGATGCCAGTTTTGTTCGCACAGCAACCCATTTGTACCAAAGTCAAATTCTACATTGGGAAATTTATCAATATCAATTGAGTTTACAAAATCCATTAACATAGGACTAGCAAACACTTCACCTGCCCCGCCAAGTTCTATTTTTATTTTTTTATCTGTTGCGTCAGCAAACAAGTTGTTAGAAAGAGTTTCGCCTAGCTTGCGCTGTTCTTCTTGTTTTGATAATGGAGTTTTTATAATATGACGTCGGCAGCTAGGACAACTTAGATTACAAGTTTGGTCCCCATTGAAACTAATATGATGAGGCATTTCAAATTTTGATGGATCGTCGAATAGTTCTCTTATGTTCGGCGGCACTGACTTGATCTTGTTTAGCCCGTTGTTAGCAATTACAGCACACCAATCTGCATCACAATAAACATAAGATCCATCAATGATACTTTGTCTAATTTTTTGTGCCAGTTCAGACGACAACAATTCCTTTAGTGTGTTTTCTTTTAAATTTCCAATGGTAGTTGGCATCCATCGGTTACATCCACACATTCGAACATCGCCCTCTAGGGTAACCTCGATCATAACAAATGGTGACAAACAGTACTTCCCTTGGTACTGTTTAGCCGGAAACATTTCAATCATACTTAACAGCCCGTACTGTGTTGGCATATTTTCGTTTAATCTTTTTCACAGTGGGCTTGCTGCGAGAAATAACTGAACCTAATGGTGCCGAAACTGTGGCAATACTACCACTTGCTGTTCCGCCTGTACTTACATCTTCTAGTAACTCTCGAATCTTCATGATGCTAATATCTCAAATGTTTCATTATCTATTATAGATACCAGTCCTTCGGTGCACTTTAATCCACGTATTTTAAATTTGCCTTTGTCAAGTTTTTTTATGCGTATCTTGTAAATACCAGCAGGGGCATCAAGTTGCAACATCTCTGTTAAGTATTGCGGCCCACTCCATATATAATTGCGCTCGGTAAACATCTCGTCATTGACATATACTCTATATGCAGGCGGATTGGTTTGCCAATCACAATATAAATCAAATTCAATTTTAGTAAAATCTGTTGTCATATTAGTAACGTGATTTTCTAGGGTATTTGTCTGCAAGTTTATCACGTTTGAGATTGGCAGAACTAAATGGATCATCCCAAGACGGAGGAAAAAAAGTATCAACAAAATTATCAAATACATCTTGTGCACTTGCTGGTCTAGTCCGAGTATCAAATTGTTTGATAAGCAATCCAGCTGCTTTGCCTACACCTGCTTGTCCCTCACGAGACAGTTTTGCAGCTTGGGCAATAACTTCATCAGATACTTCGCCTTGTGGATCAATCTTTTTAAGATCTTTAATAGCTCTTGCAATAGCAGGCATTATATCTTCGGGGCCTCGATCTTCGTTGATTACTTCAAACATTTTCATACTGTATTCCTTTATCTGCCTTGTGCGTAACTGTAACAGCCTTCGGTAAAACTGTTTGATGCACCAATTGGGCATTCTGATGTTGACTGTATGTTACGAGCTGCTGCCCATGCATATCCAGCTTTGTGGCCTGAACAATCTATTGTACAACGATATCCTTTGTATGTCAAGTCTTCATTTACTATGTCATTTATTTTCATATTTTTTAGCCTCTTGGTATTCTTTCCAATATGTATTACGCTCGTTAGTCGTTGCTCTACGTACTTCGTGTTCAAGCAGTTTTTTTACATAATGTTGTATGTCTACCATTTTTATTCACTTTTCTTCTATGTACGTATTTATTTAACCCAAGCACCTATACGTCCGTGAACATCTGGATAGTCACGATAAGTGTACCCTTCGGGCGGTGTTGTATCCTCGCCTTCCCAAACAGGGATAAAATGATTGATATTACCGTCAAAGTCTTCGTTGCGTCTTAGGTGTACTTCAATTAGCTTGTTGCCTATAAACTCACAGTTCACCCATGGGTGATGTTCTACTAGTTCAGTTAGCAGTGTAGGAAATGCAAATGATTTGTCGTCTCTGCGCCAGTCGATCCACTTGGTAAATGTATCTTCAGGCTTGCGTCCTTGTACACACAACATTTGCTTGCTTTCAAAATAGTCTATACTATAATGATCGCCTTCGAAAAACTCACACCAAAAATGTCCCACTGGGAGATGCATTGTTTCTTGATCAAGCCAGATTTTTTGTGTACCTAGTCCAAGTCCTTGCATGTTAACACAAGGGCGCACAATATAAAAACCCGGATGCGGAACATCAAGTCCGACCGGGCCACAGTTATAATTTAGTTTACGTGCTAGTATAAGTTTATCCATTACCCATATGTGATCTGGATTTATGTTTTGCCAAACAAAATCTTCTGCACTGTTTGGCGTGTACATTATTATTTTCCTTTGGTATTGCTTACATTCTTTGCTTTGCCTTTACGGTCTTTGTCAGGATCTTGCCTACGTTTTTTATTAACCGCGGTAGCTATAGCTTTCTTGCCGCCTTTAGCTCTTAGGCTTGCAGCTTTACTTTTACTGAGACACTTAGGCTTGCCCTCGCCTTCGCTGCTATCACCACATTTGCCAATACGTTCGCCTTTAGTATTGTAACGATCCCATCCGCCGCCTCCGGCTCCGCCTTTTTTACCTTTGCCAAACCACGCTTTGAGATCTTCTTCTACTTCTACTTCTTCGTTCTTAACACAGTTGGGCACACGTTTTCCAAACATGGTTTTCATACCATCTTTTTTGTAGCCTTTCCAACACTTCTCTGTGACAATTTCTTCTATAAGCATGTTACTTCTTCTTACTATTACCCCAATTAGCGGCACCCTTTTTGCGGCACTGTACTAACGCACCCGATGCATATGCACTTGGCCATACTTTATAACGTGATTTTACTTTGTGATAGCAAGCATCTTTCTCGCCAGCGGCTTCATCAAACTGTGCTTCTGTCATCATTTCTGTTGATTCATTTAAAACGTCATTGATTTTCATTTAGTATATCCTTCATTACGCTGGTTGCTGTATCAGTAAAGAGGCGGGGCGCAACTGCATGTATAACAAGAGCGGGTACTAACAACTGTAGTCTTACAGCAATTTTGAGTGCATGGCCCATATGTTCTAAGCCAGTTTTGCCTGTTTCTTCTAAATGTAGTTTGCATTGTTTACTAAACATTATTTCTTTTTTCCACTCTTCATATTGGCACACCAGTGATACATCTTAGCTCGCTCGCCTGAATATTTCTTTGCACGAGCACGTAAATCAGTTACACTACCGTTGCAACTTGCACCTGCTGCTTTTACACGACCCGGTTTGCTTTTGCCTTTTACTTTACCGTCTGCAAAGTTTTCATCCATTTTGGCTAATTTTGCAGCAATAGCCATTTGTCTACGCTTTGCTTTACTTTTACCTTTGAATTGCGGAGCATCACTTTGGTAGAAATCATCAATAACATCACCCATTGGGGTACGCTTTGTAATCTTCTCATTAATGCTTTCTGTGAAAAATGGGCCACTAAGTTCTTGGTCATCCTGGCTTAACATTGCTTTGTTAATATCAGCAATAATGTCTGGAGTTAAATGTCTTGCACGGTTAACAGTGTTACTGTTAAAAAATAAATGTACTTCAACAGGAATGTCGCCAAATACTTGTTGTATGGCAATCATTCTGCTGCGACCTTCATGCCCAATGATTTCTGCTGTACTGCCTTCTGTGTAACTAATAATAAGAAAAGGTGCTCCAATTGCACCACCATTTTTGATATGATCAACTACTTTATCAACTGCCGGAACACCACGTCTGCTTTCTGCTAATTTCAAAAACACACTTGGTTTCATCTTAACACGCATGCCAAAATAGTCAACTTCTTGGTTGTTAGGAACAGCACCCCAACCTTCTTTGTTGTCTATATTTACATCTTCGTTAAATGCTGTATCTGTTGCAGTCTTTGCACTCTTACCGTCAGGATGCTTAGGATTGATACCTACAACTTCGCCATTGATTAAGTCTGAGATGTTTGATGCTTTGCTAATTCTATCTAATAGCTGATGTAGTTTGTCATTCGCATCGTAGTTACCACTTTCATAGCCACTCTTACCACGAACTTCTGTACGCTTGCCAGTTGCGGTATCAGTAATGTTTAACACCATCATATCAGCATCACGTTCTAGTTGTAGCTTGTAACCTTCGTTAACACTTTCATTAAGTTTGTATTCGTATGTATCAGTGCCTGTTTTTTCTAACCATTCAAACTTGTCGAAAAACTTCCGGTTAGTTACTTTATATACTGTCAACGGTAATTTGTTTTGATCTGCATATGATTTTATTGCATTCATAACTTTACCGCCTATGCCCGCACCTCGTTCTGACGTTGAGATTTGTGACATTAAGATTTTTTCTGGGCGATAACTCTTTGCTGCATCTAATAGTATATGTCCAAAGTCCCCTTTAAGCATATACGTGCCACCACCACCGATCATTTCTGTTGTTGACCATGGGACCCCAACTTTACCCCAACTAGTCCAACTAGTTGCACCAATAGCTTTACCGATATGTTTGATTAATGGGTAATCATTATTTAATGGCCACCATTTCTTATCAAATTCGATATCTACGTATCCATTTCGGATAGCGTCAAATTCTTCTTTAGATACTTCGTTGACACTTTCATTAATGCTTTCTTCGTTTACGTTGCTAGATCTAATTGCATCATACTTTGCTTGTAAACTTTCTACTAACCCTAGATTATACGCCTTGTTAGCACTGGTGTTTTTAGCTGCTGTTGCATGCAGTAGTGGAGGACTGCCCTTTTTGTCAATCTTCATACCTAGTTTAGCAGCCTGGCGCTGTGTTTCACCTGGCTTAACGTCAACAGTGAGTGCACTACTAAATCGAGGATCTTTTGCTTGTGCTTTAGTTGGAATGTAGCCACTTGCTTCTTCAACTTTAGCTTTGGGAATATCGTTGCGATGTTCAAGTTCGCTAGCATCTACTACAATTGCTGGCAAACTTTCAAGCCCAGCTTTTTTTGCAGCGGCAAATCTGTGGTGACCGTCAAGAATCATATAACCATCAGTGGTACGGGTTACAACAATAGGATCACCGTTCCACATGTTTGCTTTCATTTTAACAGCAATGCTTAAAACTTGATCTCCATGCTCTTTGGCATTCAACTTGTCTGTGGATTCAAATCCGTATAACTGAGACAATGGTATATCTTTGTCAGCAGAACGCTTCATAAATTCATCAGGTATGTCGGCACCCCTGTAACCAGGGTTGTGCCATAATGTTATTTTTTCTTTAGATTCAAACCATGATGCTCGCATGTCAGTATTTATGCTTTAGCTAGCTTTCTTTTTTTGTTGGTTTTTAGCAAGAAGTCTAGCACCATTTGGTGCTGTTGGAGCTTGGCCTGGCAATTCGATAGTGCCTACGTCAGTAGCTTGTGCTTCCAATGGGCCATTGCGTTCTATCTCGGCTTGCAGTGCTTTAAAAATGTTGCCTTGCTCGTTATGATCAAAAACAAAACTACCACTGTGTTGCAACAGCACACGCTTGTCGACCCACACTTCACCACCTAGATCACGCCAGTTTTCGCAGAATGTCCAGTCTTCGCTGTAGTAACGTCCTTCGCGAACATCAGTGTCAAAATAGGTTTTCATGTGTTTGTTTAGTGCAGGATCGAGGCCAATGTCATTTTGAAAAGGAACAACTGACGGATGGTTGTCGAGTTTTTCAAACACATGACGCTTGATCAACAAAAAGCCTGTTCCTGTTTTACTTACTTCCTGAAGTCTTCCGTCATCTTCTGTTTTTGCACCTTCGAATCCATTCACGCACCATTTAACTGGTAGAGATTTAAGAGGATACATACCGCCAATAACATCTTTGTCTTGATGCAACAACAGCAATAAGTGCCAAGGTTGCCAGCCAATGTCAGCATCAATAAACATCAAGTGTGTTGACTTTTCTGTATTGAGAAACTTTGCTGTCATGGTATTTCTGGCACGACTAATCAAACTTTCGTTTGTAAGTGTTTCAACAGTCCAATCTAGTCCAAGTTGCCTTGCTGTATTACTAAATCGAATAAAACTCATAAAAGTAGATTCAGTTAGCATACCTCCATAACATGGCATACATATATGTACTTTTTGCTGCCGTAAAAAATCAATATTTACTTGCACTTTGTTGGGATCGACTGTTTCAACTTGAATATCGGTGTTGTTGTCTTCTACGTTGTTATCTTCGGCCATTGGTTCCTCATGGGTTATATTATATAGGTATTTAACGGAAGGTTGTAGGCAGTACTAAATTAATCTTTGACAACAAGAGTAGTCTTAGGTCCATCTTTCATCAACATGTTAAACGTTTTAAGAAAGTGACGCTTTTGAGTAATTCTTTTGTCAATGTCTTGTTGCACCTCTGGGCTTTGTCTAAGGAACAATGACATAAATTTTTCAGCGACTTTTGGAGTTACTTCAACTGTAGTACCATCATCAAATTTAATTGGAAACGCTTGTTTGTCTTTTCTACTCGAAATGTTGTCTAGTACACGCAGCGGTTTGCTTTGATATACGTACTCTACGAGTTCTTCTTCTGGTAGATAATCTTCTACTGCCATTGCATCTAGTGCGTTTTTCTCATCGCCGGGAGAAACATATCCACTACCTGTTCTTGCAGATCCCACAGTGTGGCTTGATGATGGTGACTTGTCTGCTCCTGCGGCTTTCGCTATACCAGCTGCTACACCACTTAGTGCTGATCCAACCATGCCCGTGTTAGCAGGATTCATCTTAGATGCTATATGACCTGCGCCACGCAGAGCTGCATATGCAAGTGGATTTTCATCAACCTGCTGTTCTTCGTTTGAAATATCAATTTCAACATCTTGCTTAACAGGGCGATTGCCTCTTTTGTCTTTAAAACGCTTGTACTGAGCAAGTGCTTCAATCATTGATTGCATTACACCACTTTGATAAATGTGATATTCAAGTTCTTCGTACTTGCCTGAATCCAACATGTCAGCTAGACTGCGTAGCTTGTTACCGAGATTATTTTGTAAACTAGTTTCACTGTGTGTACCCATCCCGCCTTTTGGCAAGATATCAACAGTGTCGCCTTTGTTAACAATAATTGTCTCGTCGACTGTTGCCAGCGTTTTATCGCCGAGTACTGTTGAAAAAATTTCTTTGGCTTTATTAACAATTGCTGGGCTTGAATCTCCATACAAGCTTTTAACAAGATTGGTTCTCTCACCGTCGCTCATAGTTGGCCATTTAGCACGTATCTCAGTAGCACTACTCATGCCTGGGCCAAAGCTTACAGTTGGCAAGTAAGTCATAAACCCGTGTTGTGTCATTGGTTCTGGATTGCGTCTATTAAGTGGTTGCAAATAAGATCTGCTACCATCTTTCTTTACACCACCCGGGAGAGGTGTTACGCCGCTGTCTTTATCAGATCTAACAAAAATAAGTTGTGTATCTGCTGGATCATAATGTTGTGTAATTTCTTGAGGACGAAAGGGCGATTTAACTTGAATAAATCTATGCTTTGGTATTCCAGCAATTTGCGCTAGCTGCTGTTTTAGCCTAAACGGAAAAGGTCTTGCAGCTTGATCATCAGTTGCAGCAATATACACATCAGCACGGGGAAACGCTTCAACGGCTGCATCGTACAGTGCTTTGTGCCCTGCGTGGAACGGATGAAACCCTCCTGGAATGACGACTAATTTTTTTAACATAGTATTCTTATTCTTCCTAATAACTTAGCGTGATAGGCCCAATTTCGCCATCAGTAAACTGACTAACAATTGCACGTAACCAAGTAAACTTCCCGTAAATTGTAATACTGTAATCTGTAGTAATCGCAGTTGATCCGTCAACAGCACTATCGCCGGGAAAGGTATACACATTAAACCATTCACTGTCCACCGTTGGGTCTGTGTCTAAACTTGCTTGTATAGTCACCAACCCAGGAAAATCGTCAGCAATAAATCTTACACTCTGACTGTTACCTTGTCCTTGATAATAGCCCACTGCTTTTTGTCGCTCTCCAGTTATAACTGAAGTGCCACTGTGGACTGTTTCTGGAATTAGTACAAGGTTACTGGATTTCATTTTATTCTGCTTTGATTACTTCTACTAGCACACCACTCTGCGAGTTTTCGTTTGCTAGTTGCGAAATTACTGCCTCGAGTTGTGCAATAATTTCATCATTGAGAAGTTCCGTAGCAGGTGAATCATCCTTGACTAGTTCGCTTACTGTGATTGCTATAGATGTTGAGTTTATCTTTGCCATAATGTTATTTATCGCTTGATTAACATTAGAGGTTCATTCAATATAGCTGGGCAAATCATTTGTATCATAGTCAACAATCCTATGTTGTTGTGATCTATAAAATAGTTTGATTGTACATAACGATAATTTGGCATTTGTGTGATAAAATGCAGCAACCCCGGGCCTATTCGTATATCACTTTGATTGAGAAGAAATTTAGTTAGTTGTTCTTTTTCATCATTGCTTATACGCTTGTTTTTAAAATAAGTTCTGTAGTCATGTTTTGGATTTTTTAATTCAAGGGTCCCTGCGGGTCTTGGGTCAACTTTATTGTAACTTGTTATTCTAAGATATTCTAGTGCACTAACTTCTTGGAAAAGATTTGTGTCGTTTGTATACAAGTGCCCGTGATGGCGCTGTGTTATTATTTTATACTCTGTGTTTATATTTTCAATAAAGTATAGGAATTCGTGTAGTTGATAAATGTCGCCAGTGGGTCCGTACAAATCTAAACCGGCACTGTACAACGACTTCCAGGAACGAAAATCTGTCCTGTATTCTCTGTCTTCTCGATTCTTAAAAATTGAATCAATTTGATTGTGAGATTTGTGGCGTACCATATGAACATCGGGCATATAAAACCCTATTGCATACTCATATTTACTGTAGTATAAACTAGAACGAGGAACTAAGTTAGATTCAAGCATCGTCATCCTTTACAACTACTACACCGTTCTCATTTACTTCAGCACTGACATTAGTTTTAGGTTTGCTGGTAAGAACAACCTTGCCGTCAAGTAAATCAGCTGTGACATGACAATTTTTTAGTTTTTGAAACAAAATTTTCTTACTCAATGGTACTTTGATCAGTTCATCTATTTTACGCCCTAGTGGACGAGCACCCATTAATGGATCGTAACCAACTTCTACCAAGTGATTGGTTAATTGTTCAGATAGTATGAGGTTGATGTTTTTATCATTAAGGCTAACTCGCAACTCGTTGGCAAACTTGGTAACAATTTTCTTGATTGCTAGTTTTTCCAATGGCTTGAATTTAACAATAAGATCCAACCTATTTCTTAGTTCTGGCTTGAAATAGTCCTTGACTGCTTTATCTTCACTGCCTGTTTTGTTTAAGTCTTGCCCAAACCCAATGTTGTTGTTTTCGTTATCACGTGCACCCAAGTTCGAAGTCATAATGATAATGCAGTTTTTAATATCAATAGTTTTACCATTAGCGCCTGAAATTTTACCTTCGTCCATCATTTGCAAGAAGATGTTTGACACATCTGGGTGTGCCTTTTCGATTTCATCAAACAACAACACACTGTATGGATTCTTACTCACATCACTAATGAGCTTTCCGCCACCAAGATTGCTGTCATCATACCCAACGAAGCCAGGAGGTGCACCAAGTAAACTACTAACTGTGTGCTTGTCTTGGTATTCACTCATATCGTAACGCAACAATTCCATGTCTAGGTTGTTACTAATTAATTTAGCAAACTCAGTTTTACCTGTGCCGGTTGGGCCTAGAAACAAATATGCTCCCATTGGACGATTAAGTGCACCGATTCCGGCATAGTTAACATAAAGCCTGTCTAATACTTCATCAACTACATGGTCTTGGCCAAATAGTTTTTGTTTAATATGCGAATTAAGTTCGAGAATTTTATTACTCATATCGCCAGCAATTTTAGTTTCTGGTATATTAGCAACTCTTGCTACCTGCGTTTCGATTGATGATTCGGTTACTACAAGTCCTGATATGTCTTTTACACGTTCAACTGCACATGCAGCATCAATCAAGTCAATGCTTTTGTCAGGATTTTTCTTATCATTCATGTAGCGAGTAGCCAAATCAACAGCTTTAATAATTGCGTCTGGGTGTATTGCTACGTTGTGAAAGTCTTCAAACCTTGACTGCAACCCTTGTAAGATTTTAATTGTTGTTTTTGTGTCTGGCTCGTCGATGCTGACTCTATAGAATCTTCGCATCAGTGCACGATCTTGCTCAAAGCTTTCGTAGAATTCTTCCCAGGTAGTACTTGCAATCACTTTAATATTACCTTTAGTAATTGCTGGCTTGATCATATTAGCAAAGTCGAGACTGCTACCGCTGCCGCTACCAGCACCTTTCATAGTGTGTGCTTCGTCGATAAACAAAATACAGTTTTTCTTTGATTCAAGTGCAGCAATAACATCTTTCAGCTTTTCTTCAAAGTCTCCTCGATACTTCGAACCAGCAAGCAAACTACCAATTTCCAATCCCCATACTTCAAATCCTTGAAGAAATTCAGGTGTTCTATTGTCTTTGATCATAGTGGCTAGTCCTTCGGCAATTGCAGTCTTGCCTACACCTGGATCGCCTACCATCAACACATTACTTTTAAATTTCTTGGCTAATACTGTGATTATATCGTTTAATTCTGTGTCACGTCCAATTACTGGTTCAAGCTTGTCATTGTTCGCTAATTCAGTAATGTTAGTACAGTGTTCTTTAAGGATAGTATTGGCTTGTTCGTGCGCCATGCCACTTTCCCCTTTTCCTTGGTAATGTTCTTGCCAAAAATTTACAAAGTCTTTTTTAAGTACACCGTGCTTGAGCATGAAGTAATGTGCATGGCTGTTGTTTTCTCCCATGATAGAAAGCCACAAGTCAATTGTAGTCATAGTGCGCCGACCGCCGAACATTACCTGTGTTGATGCACGATTAAACACTCGTTCTAATGCATTGGTTTTTTTAGGTTCGCTGCCCTTGGACACAACTGGGTGTTTCAATGACTCAAGACTGTCTAGATGAAACTCCAGATCTTCATCAAGTCCCTCAGGACTCACACCAAACTTATCAATACATTTCCAAAAAGGAGGATGACGCAATAGTGACAGGCACAAGTGTTCAATTGTTACATATGCATGATCTTTGTTGTGTGCAAGTTTAGTTGCATCAATGAGAATTGACTCAATTTCTGGATTTAATTGCATAATATTCCTTTAGTTTTATACTGTTATTTATTTTGGTTGTTTTTTATTATTCTTATTACTTCGTCAGGTATGTTGTCCGGTAGTGTTGCTTTTAATTTCACAAAGATATCACCTGTGTTGTGACCTTCTCTTTCGATACCTTTGTTGTGCATTCGCATAACACATCCTGGTTTGGTTTTAGGCGGAACAGTTAACCCATATGTGCGCCCTAGTATATCTGTAATAGTCAACGTGCATCCTAATATCAGCTGCCAAAAATCAACAGGCTGTTCAATGTGCAAGTCAAGCCCGTCACGATGCCATTTTTTATGTCCAAGAACTCTAAAAGTCATAACCAAGTCTAAGCCATTAGGCCCTAACTTGGGATACCGTACATGTTCGTTATCGACTACGCCTTTGGGTATGCTAATTTCGATACTATGCGGTCCTGTGTGTGTTTGCACAGCAAATATCTTTTTTCCACCTGCTACAGCGGTTGGCAAATCAATGGTTATACTCATTCGTGCATCCATTGGTCTTTGCGTGTTTTGTTGCCTGGCTCCAAAGCCGCCCATACGTTGTCCAAATATTTCAAAAATACTATCAAAATCAAACGGCGTACTTTGCTGCCTGAATCCTTGCGGTCTTTGTTGTTGTGGATCAACAGTGCCGTAACGATCATATGCTGCACGTTTTTGAGGATCTTTTAATGTTTCGTAAGCATTATTAATTTGTGCAAATTTATCAGCATCACCTCCTTTGTCTGGGTGATGTTCCATCGCAAGTTTACGATAAGCTTTTTTAAGCTCAGCTTCATTGGTGTTTTTAGTTACACCTAATGTTTTGTAAAGATCCGACATTATGTTATTTTACGTTAAAGTTTGGACAATGTCAAGTGATTAGTCCACAGTTAACTCTGGATCGGCATAAAATTCTTCGTAGTAAATAATAATTTGTTTTTGCTGTTCAATGTAGCGTTTTAGTTCTGCAAAATTTAGACCAATGTTTTCGTAATCCTTGACACTTAGTGCCACATACACAAGGTCACCATTCTTTTCTTTAAACTTTTCAACAAACTCGTCATAGTTTTCTGCTGTAACAACATAGATTTTCACATCACTGATTTGTGTAGATTTTGGGCGAGCTACAATCGGCGCTGTGGTTCGCACAGTATTAGTTACTGTTACTATCTCCGGTTCTGGTCTCAAACTGCAACCCATCAGGGTCAGTAATAATGCGGAAATCATTCCATAATTCATCAGTTGCATTTTGCATCCTCAATTCAATTGGCCCAGGTTTCCTTGCTGCCAATGCTGTTAAGTCGTGTTTTCTAAGAGTTGCACGAAGTTCATCTCCGTACTGTTCTGCTGATTGTAAATTCTTTTGTAGTGTTGCATTAAGCTCTGCGTTGCGCACAGCTTCGGCTTGTAAAGTAGCAATACTATCTTCGCTAATTTGTATTGCTACTTCCATTTTTGCAACATTTTCTTGTGCTGTTTGTAAATCGTTTTGTAGTTTTTGTATGTAGAGATAGCCTACACCAATTCCTGCAATCAAACTTATTACCAAACCTATGCGAACAGCACTAAACATGCCTATCCTAGTAGTTTCTCTAGTGTTGCAGGTCCTGCAATACCATCTGCTACTAGACTGTTTGCTGTTTGCCATGCTTTAAGTGCACGTTCTGTACCTGGTCCAAATGCACCATCAGCTCCAATGCCCAATGCTTCTTGCATCATTTTAACACCTTGGCCTTTGCAACCTTTGCGTAATACACCGATGTCATCTACGTCAAAATCATCATCGCCAGCATCTTCTGATAGCGATACTGGGCTACCAAATACTTGCATTGCTTTTGCATAACGCTGTTGTCTGTCTGCAAGCCCAATGTTACCACCGTTGATTTTCTTGGTCATCTTTACAACATCATCTGTGTCAGCAATAGTGTTTAGTTTGTTTGCATCCCAGAACCAGCAAGCACTTTCAACGGCACCTTTTGGAGTTGCAACATATATTGCTGCTTCTTCTGCACTAATATTAATAGAATTACCAAAACGTGTGTAGTTTTCACGTCCTGTTAATTGCTTTAGTCCACGCCCGCGGAACAACCAACCGTCACCTTCATTTACGTTGCCCATCTTGTACTTACGGAACTCGTCCATATACACATAGTTTGCAATCTTCTCTGGGTTACGAGCATATTCTGCTGCATTACGCTTAGGTGCTGCACCAAAGTAACGACCAAACACTGCATTGAGTGCTTTTTCACTGTAGTTTAAATTCTCCGATAAACTACGGAAGTTGTTTGATTCGTGCGCACATTGGCTAATAAAATGTGCTGCTCTTCTGGCAGTGTTGATACCATACTTAGGCATTACTGCAACCAGAGCTTCATGCCATGCATCTACATCTTTATTACCAGGTATTAATTTAGCTAGATGATCTTTCTGTAGTTCAAAACTCATTTTTTTTATGTACCTCTATTATATAGGTATTTATATGTTTCGTTTGCACCGAAACAAGTTATCGCTGTCGCTCAAACTTCTTGTTTTAAAATAATAGAAGATAATAATATTGTTTTATTTCATGTAGATCATTTCAGTCAGACGGAACCTGTTACGGCCCCATCATCTCAAAGATAAACTTCATGTGAGTCTTATCCAGCCGAGAACTTGGAAGTAGGTGTTTATTATACTGCTACACACTGGGCTCTGACCTTTCCCAACCTACATCGACATCGCTGTTTCCAGCTACCTCTTGCTTCGTTCCTGTGCAAAGAGTTTTTGTGTGTAATGTGCAGTTTTTCGACAGCCAACATGCTATCTACGTCAACCAGTGAGCCCAATTTGTTTGATGGCTTCCACACTCTGGTGTGTTGATCAACGTGTTACGTGTGCTCCTATACGGTAGCCTTTTCCACAGCGGAATTACTAACTGGCCCGCTAACCTTGTGTGTTGGATTATTAAAGATGTAATTTGTTTTTTATTATATAATCTGCTGCGGCTGCATGTGCATCTTCTAATGGGTGCCCATTTGGGCCGCATTTGAAATTGTTAGAATGGCTCCATTCGAGAAACGTCTGACCTTCAAAATCTAATATATGTGGAACTACTTGGCCGTGCAACCGGTCAACTGCTGGGTCCCAAGCCTCTAAGCCCGGTGGCCGAGGGTATGGATGAGGGCGTATATCAAGAACTTTAGTAGTATATTCTGGATCTAAGCATGTCATGATAAATTTAATATTATGTTGCTTTAGTAGTTGGATGGTACTGTGCATTTGTTGTAAATTTCTAAATAAATTCCAAATATCGTTGTCAATATTTTTATAAAAATAATGATCTAGTTTATTTTCGTGCCGTGGGTGAGTTGTTTCCCAAATATCAGTTTCGGTGCCAACATAGTCAAATCTTTCAAACCAAGTCCAGTTTATGATAAAAATATTATCTTGTTTGATGTTTCCATTAGTTGTAAAACTTATCCATTGGTTTCCTTTGCCACCAATGGCTTCGGCATTATAATCAATATTTAATGACTTTGCAATTAATGCCGGCCAAGTGCTTTGACTAAAACTACTTTGGTATGGACTTACTTGTTGTTCCGGGCAATCTGCTAATTCGTCGCCACGAGTGAAGCTATCACCGACAGCAAAAATACCTTTATAAAGCATTTAAATTCCAGCGTTGTTTAAGAGGTTTCTAATATCGTTTGCTTTGCGTTTGTTGTATATAGTCTTAGGAGGAAGCCCTGATGCAATTCTCATTTCATTGAGCTCAAATTGCTCACGTTCTCTATATACTTGCGGACTCTGGGGCACTAAGTTGTTGTAGGTTTCAATTGTAAAAGGATATTCTTCGCCTTTGTATCCTAAAGTCCAATTGTCACCTTCGTATTCAGTTAGTGTGTTAAAATCAGACAACAACGTTTCTAAGTTGTCGCCTGTGTAACTTCTGCGTTTCATTTCGATATACACTAAATAACGGTTTGGTTTAACTTCGCCTGGACTCATATCGGCATCTAGCACAAAATCATATCCTTTTTCAAACCAGTTGACCAAGTCCATAGCCGCTTGACGATCTCTTACATAAAAACTAGCAACAACAATCTCGTCATCGTCGCCCATCTTAGATGAAAATTCGTCGATGTAAACTGTGTTTTTCATCAAGCCACATAAATCTTTGTATCCTAACCCCTCATTGAGATTAAATTTAGACATTATCTTGCTCCATCTCTTCTTGTGAATCTTGATCCATGACTTGCTGCTGATCAAGATCTTGAGAGTACGCATCGTCGAGATCCTGCAAGTCTACAGTTTCATCTTCAATTTCAACAGATCCAGTTTTAATATCAGACATTAGGCTTCTGGGCATGATAACTTCTACTAGCCACACAGGCTTCTCAACGAGTTTGGCAACTTTTGTACCAGGTTTAAAATCACTGGCACTTTTCATCTTCGCTGGAACTTTCATTGTAGTTTTCTTCCAGTATACTTCGCAATCAAACGGCAGCAAACGCATTGCGCCACGTGGATCAGGCATTAGTGCTAATGGCCACAAAAATGTACATGAAGTTTTATAAGGACCCTGGTTTGGTCCAGCAACTAGTTCACCTAACTCCCAATTACGAAAAGCAAAAATATCAAGTTCATTGAGAACTCTTTCAAAGTCTAGCAGTATGTTCATACTGCCGTCACTCATGTAAATGCTTTTAATATTATCAGCAATCATCCAGTAGTCCTGGTCGTTTTTAAAAATATCTGAATCTAGTGTTTTCATAACTGTATTTAGCACAATTGGCAGTATGTGGAAATTTGTGGATTGCTTTTGTCCGTCTTTTATTTAGTGTCGCAGCATTTGTTATCAGTCCTGTTATATTGTAGTGGCACACGGGTTTAAGTATTAGTAAGGGTAGCAAACATTGAGACAAAGGAGATACAATGTCGAGAGCCAAACGCAAAGCAAAATATCAGCCGCGGGAAGACAACACTATAAACTTTAATCAAGCGATTAAAAATCGCAACATTGAGCTCAGACCTAAGTCACTCAATCAAGAAAAACTCATCTTAAATCTACTAGACGAATCACAGTCAATTGTGGTTGCAACTGGCCCAGCTGGCACAGGTAAAACTTATCTGGCTATGTTAGCAGCAATCAAAGCTTTTAAAGCAAAAGAGTGTGAGCGTATTATACTAACACGCCCGGCAGTAGGTGTTGATGATGAAAAACACGGGTTCCTTCCAGGAGATCTAAACAGTAAAATGGAACCGTGGACACGCCCATTATTTGATGTGTTACGTGAATACTACACGACCAAAGACATTGAACGCATGCTCGAGTCCCAAACTATTGAAATTTCGCCACTAGCATTTATGAGAGGACGAACGTTTAAAAATGCATACATTGTTGCAGATGAAATGCAAAACGCAACGCCTAGTCAAACAAAAATGTTGATGACACGCATAGGAGAAAACAGTAAAATTGTAATCACCGGTGATGTTGAACAAGCAGATCGCAAAACATCAGACAACGGATTAATTGACTTGTGTTCAAAGTTAAACGCAAAACCTAGCCCAGGGCTAGCTGTGTGTTATATGACTAAAACAGATATACAGCGCCATCCAATTATTGACACTGTACTATCTTTGTACTAAACTTAACGAAAGGGAAAGGGTGTAGTAATTACACCCTTTCATAACTCTTAGCTCCCAGTGGATAGTTCGAGTGTACCGTCTTCGCCGAATACAAAGTCTTCGATGTAACGGTGATGTGTGCCGCTTTGCTTAATGCAGCTGTCAGCAGCCAACCAAAGCGACTTAACTGTGCCGTCGATTGCCCACGAGCTAACTTGCATCATTGTGTTGTTAGTACCGTCACGCATGTCGGCCATCAACTCTTCACTTGTTGCGTCAGGGCGTACAAATTCGTAAGTTACTTTACGCATCTTTTTAACAAACACTTCAAAATCCAAACCCTTTGTGCCAAAATCCCACATGCTCCAAACTGAATCAACACCCAGCTCAGTTTGCAAATCAGCAAAGTGCTCACATACTAGTGTGTCAGTGTCAACATTTTCGAATTTTACAGTTTGATCTAACATTGTTTACTACCTTTGTTGCTTGCTATACATACTTTATAGCATATAAGAAATCAGTTGTCAACCCCTAATTTAGATTTTTTAATCTAAATCACAAACCCATTCGTTATTTTCGAACTGTGCTACAAGAACATCTCCTGGAAAGAACGGGCTTTGGATTGCTGCTATTGGCTTAGAAGTAACAGGATGGATATCAAGCTTAACGAGCTTTACAGATTTAATGCCGTCATCTGTACTATATCCGCGGTTTACAAAGTGTACATTCAATTCTTGCATTTTCTAGCCCTCGTTTGCTTAACTTATGCATACTTTATAGCATATAAGAAATCAGTTGTCAACCGGTATTTTACAAAATTACACTATTTATTTTTACGAGATCGACGTGCTTTGGCGTATTCGTTTTCGAGCTTGGTAGTAACAGTTTCTTTTACTGCCTTACGTTTTGCACGGGCTGCTTCGCTCTTACGAATACGTTCGGCTGCGGCTGCACTAGTTTCATTGGCTAAATTGCTCATAATAATTCCTTACAAGTTAAACATTGGGTGCAATATCAAGTCTTCTACACGATCAAACTGCAATGTACCATTACTCACAATCCATTCATTGCCGTTCCACAAGTAGAATAATTCACAGTTTTGTTCTGACATCCTGGTAACAAATTCGTCGACATCGTCAAACGTTTTAGGTTCAATATCAGTTTCGCCGGTATCACGACCATAGTATACACTACTATCAATTTCTTTTCCTAAGCTACTCACGTCACCGAGTGCAATTAGTGCTTTGATCTTTTCAATGCTTTGATAGTTGAAAAACAAGATTTTACCGTTGTGTGCCAACCCACCGTCCCAGTGGCAATAGATAGCGTTAACTTCGCCTGATGCTGTTTTATAACCAATTGCTGAACGTGTTGCCATTATACATACTCCTTGTGATTGCGGATAAACCATTTCTCTATTACAGGCAATCCATATTCGTCCTCGTCTACTACAATAGCTGCTACAGTTTTTCGAACATTAGCAAATCTCCAACCATTGTCATTAATCTGTGCTCCACCGACCCAGACCTTGTGCGGAAAGTCCTCGCCTAAGTGACTGTTCAAAGGTTCATCATTCACACTATATTCAAATGTGTTGCCTGCGCTTTTTTCAACAAACGCCCCGATTGGATTTTTAGTGTAGGTGTAATATGCCATACCTCACATGCTCCAATAAGTTTCGCTTGCAGGGCTCATATGAGCTGGAGTATTTACTGGTTGTGAGAACTTCTCACCGTTCATCATACTCTTTACTGTGCGTGACTTTTCAATGTCCTTGTGAAAGTATCCTGCTTCTGCAATACCATAACGGTACAATGGATCATTTACTGACTCTAGCATGTCTGCACGATAACGTTTGCTCATACGTGTGAGCGCAGCTTTTGCAGCTGCCATAGTCTTGTATGAATGGTTATAATCTGGACGAACCATACCAGTCTCTTTATTAAGCTTGCCCATGATGTAAGTTGATGAACGTTCGTAAATGTAAAACATTGTAGCTCTCCGTTTGCTTAACTGTTACATATACTATAACATCAGAGATTACTGTTGTCAACCGAATTCTGTGTTTTGGTGTAAATTAATTTGAACAGGAGCTTGTTTGGTGATATAGTACAGCTTTTTGATTACTGAATTAACTTCAACTGAAGTCATGTAAGGCCTAACATCATCCTCAGTGATCCCCGGGAGTCTTACAAATCCTCCAGGGTTCTCTAGTATTGCAATTTCAAAAAAATTGCGATCGCCACTAGCCATACATTCATTGTTGATTACGCTCAACTGGTATTTGCCAAAATCTAGTAAGATTTGCCCGTGAGTCCCAACTGTAGGTGGTACCATTGTAAAATTTTCAATTTTCATAGCAGTCACTTGTTTCGATTACTTCCATGCCACTAAAGCCTTCTTGGTACCAGCCACGAGCTTGCGCATAAGATTCAACTATGTCAAACCAATCTACAAACTTGTGATCGCTGCTGTCCCAAATATCGTTATCCAGCGCCCAATCTCGCATATCTGATTGAACCATAGTAGATTGTTCACCTTGTACAGTATCAGCATTGATGCGATCGACTTCTTTTTCAACAAAGATTACATCGTTCATTGTATCTATTAGATTCATCATAATTTTACCTCTTACATTCCCAAGAAATCTGTTTTCAAAACTTCTACTTGCTCTACAGCATTTGGATAACGAGCAAGCAAATCGAAGTCCATCTCGAGTTGTGTTGCAGTTGACTTAGGAGTCATTTCTTTTGCAACTTGATCTGCAATTTCGTCAAATGCTTCGTAAAACTGCTCTTCGTCTTTCCAGAGATTGAAATTGGATGCATACACCTCAGCATCTACAAAATTCCAATTAATAGTACCGTCTGTATTCATGTTTTCGGCTTTGAAAACTGCATCACGGATATCAATTTCAAGCATTGAGTAAATCATGTTGTGTACCTTCTTTGTTACTACCTATACATGTTTATAGCATGTAGTAATTTAAATGTCAACCACTATTTTACTATTTTTGAAATTTAAGTGAATATTTTTTGCCATCTGCATAAAATGTTACCACACTGTGGCTGTACACTTCACGACGGCGTTCTTCGTAACGTGTTTCGGTTTGGCATTGACGTTGTACACCGGCTTGTTTGTTGGAATTGTTAGTAACAGCTTCGGCACCAACAATTGCACCAAGAACAGTCATTGCATCTTTTCCGCTGCCATTGCCGAGTTGATTGCCAATTGTTCCGCCAATAATTGCACCAAACAGCGTATCTGCTGCACTGGCACCGTTGCGCCTTACATCTTTGCACACCTCGACGCTGTAAGGAGTTTGATCGATAACAGTTTTATAATGATCTCTAACTGTTTCTGCAAACGATGCATTTGCAAATAATGTAATTAGTGCTGTTACTGCTATAAGTTTCATTGGCATGCTTCCTTTATCACCCTGATGTTGTTACTTATCTGGGTGTTAAATTCTTCAGTGGTTTGATGTGCGTACAACCCTTCTGACAATGCTCTACTAAAACTAGCAGTTACATTGTCATTGAGGCCAAGCTTATTACATGCTTCTGCTGTGCTGTATCCGCCACTTAGGAACACAACACGTTCTACATTAGGAAATACTGTAAGGTTATGATACAAGTTGGGTACTTCCGGTGGTGTTAGTTTGAGAATACATTTGCCTGGAAACTCGTCTAAGAAATCTTGTAGATGAAACATAAGAGCATCTTCAACTTCGCCTTTGATGGGATGGTCAATAGGCACTTCAGGTTCAATAATTGGTACAAGGCCATAGTCCCAAATAGTACGAGCAAGTGTAAATTGTTGTTTAAGCACAGGATGAATCATACCTGTACCATGTACAATGCTACGCATCTTAGTGCCGTAGATTCGAGGACCAATACCATTTGTAGCAAACTCTAACATCTGCTTTACTGGAAACTGTTTGAGTGTCCCGTCAGCATCGCAGCCACTGTCAATCTTTAGGAACGTGTCGATACCTTTTTCATCCAAGATGTTAACCATGCCACGTGTGACTGTGTCTTGGTAGAGGATTGCTGCCCAGATGTTTTTGTCGTTGAAGTCAGGACTGTTGACCATTCTAAGACGCATAGCATGCACTGTTTCCATTTTGTTGTGTTCGTTCCAAGGTGCCTTGTAGCGATCTAGTACACCTCCGGTTGAACCACCACTGTGATCCATTGCTGCAATAAATCTACTCATGTTCGCCGCCGGCGGCACGCCCGTTGTATTTGTTAAACAAATTTGGCTTACGTTTTGCTGTTTCGAATACTGCAACAGTTACTACAATTCCGGTAATCAAGGCTGTGTGTACAATTGCATTAAGTCCTGCATATGCCCATGTGCCACTTGCAATAGTGAATACAATTACCCACATCCAGGCAAGAACTTGCATAATCATATGACGTACTGGCAGTGACGGAATGTTGCGCAACGGATTTCTAGTGTGATCCATAATCAAGTTCCATTGTTCTACAATAAATTCACTCATTTTTTACTCGCTTAAATCGTATTTAAAGTTTTGTGTTGTGCTGTTAATAGCAATTTGTTTAGCACCATTTCGAATGTGAAAGTGTGTGGCCATTGGAGTCAATGGCGATAGTGTCACTAGTGTCTTAATGTTGATAGAGTTTTTCATCATATCACCCACCTTGCCAATGATTTCCTTGCCTGCACCACGCTTGCGGCTCCACACTGTGTATGCTACTGCGGTATCTGCATTTTTTTGTAAATGTGCATTTTGGCTCATCAAGTCTAGTTCTTTTAAACTTGAAGGAACATCATTGGTGTAAGCAATACAGATAATGCCTTCAATCTCGTCTTCGTACTTTAATCCGTAGATTTTGCGTCCGTAACTTGTGCGCCATTCTACATCAAGTTCGGGACGCACAGGATCTTCGCTTACATCAATATTGTCAAGTTCAACTAATTCAGTAACTTTAACCCAACCAAAAAAGTTGTCAATTTTACTCTTGAACTTTTGTACTTTACTCATTTTATTCTAAGCCTAGGCAAGGAATAATAATAGATTGAGCACAATTATCTGGCCAAGCAATAGCTGCGGCTAAAATAGGAATACCCACCATGCCAATTGTAATGACAAGAAATGCAACTGACAAATATTTAAAATCTTTATTCAACCTACTCATAACTTTCTCCTGTTTCTCTAAAGAAGTTTTCACTCCAAAATGCTTTGTCGTCAATCCAAATGTCGTAGTTTTCTTTTTCACCAACACTTAGTTCGTGATACTTGCATCCCCAAAAGTCTAATTGATTTTTGGTAAGGTCGTAATAATCCACGCCGCTAACACACCCACGTGCTGTCATATATTTAATTGTATGCCCTGCATTATATAATGCATTTACTTTCGCAATGCGAGCTGGCAGTGGGATATGGTTGGCATAGTCTTTCTTTCCGCCGCTGTTGGGTATGATTACTTCTTGGCAGATAGTACCGTCAATGTCGATTACATATTTCATATTCAGTTCCTTTGTTGATTATCCACCGGGCACAAACCCCTTGGGACGATACCAAACTTTTTGTTCATGTATGCGTCCTAGGAGTTCTTGTATCTCTCTCATCTCCTCGTGGAGTTGTGTTGATACAGTGCCTTCGGCAATGGCTAGACCTCTACGACCGGCCTTTGCTCTTAGTGCCGATTCGATGATTTCAACGTCTCTTATAGTGAGTTCAAAGTTATTATTAGGTTTCATTTTGTTACGACCATTTCAACAACATTATTAAGTATTCTTGTTTGGTATAAGTTAGCGGCCAACTTGACCCTTTGATAGGAGGCTTCCCGGTGTCATCGTATAGTATGTGCACAATGTGATACTTTTTTAGCCATATACGTTTCTTGCTAAATGTGCTGTACACTGGAAGCCAAGCAAATTTTTCTTCATGTTTTTCTTGATCGGCTAGTTTTGTACCGTAGTATCCATGCCCCATCATGTGTTTAAGTGTTTACTCCGTTGATAATATCACGTCTACCTTCTGGACCAATTTGACCGTCGAGCATGGTTTTTACTCTATCCAACATGACACACGCCATCATTAGTACGTCTTCTCGACTGTCGCACATTAAAATTTGTTGTTCAATTGGTGCACACAATTCCAACATACGTGCGTGTATTTTATCATTATCCACCAATATATTCACCCACAATATGTTTGTATATTTCTTTCCAGTTGACTACTTTCTTCATACCATCTGGCACAACTTCGTTCATGTTCCAACCGTGTTCGATTAAGATTGGACGCATACCTACTTTCTGTCCTGCAACTGCATTTGAAAATTTGTCTTCGATCCAGTAGTAACCGGTATCGCGGTATTTCTCGAGTGCTTGTTCTTTGTCTGCACCTGTGTCTAGACACTCTAGTACTGGAAATGCTGTTGGACCAAACAACTTGTCCAAGTTCATTTGGCGCAGCTTCTTGGCATTAGGATCAAGACTCATACTAGTAACACAATGGAACACATAACCATGTTCTTCGTGTAAACGTTTGACATAATAACGTGCATCACGCAGTGCTGGCAAGAACGCCATTGCTGCACTTTCGTTGAATATCACAACTTGCTTAACAGCTTCTTCTAATGTAACACCAAACCGTTTACCGATGTTGTATTCTTTATTGCCATTTTCAATTTCAGTGTAGCCATGTTGTGTCATCCAAGCACAAAATGCGTACTCCCAATTCAACAAAACGCCATCGCAGTCTGTTACAATAATTTTTTCATGGTTGGTCAACTAATATGCTCCTATATTATTATTACGCTTTAATATAGCACAGGAAATAAAATAAGTCAACCGTTATATTATACCTATCCAATGTGTACAATCGTCGCAAGGGTCGTCGATCCATGTGGTTTGCCACTGGTGAATATCATCTAAGTCTTCCATTGATTACTTATCAAAGAAAACTATGAAATCTGCGCTAGTTCTACCATTGTTGCACTCAAATTAATTTCAGGATCTGCGACAAAACTATGGTTAACCAAGCCATTCTTGATAATCACAATAGCACTATCTTGCCCTTGTACACTGTCGCTAAACAGTTCTAAATTGTCGTACATCCAACGGAATACATCTTCCATTTCTTCTGCTCGTACTGTGCTGCACATCAGCTTTCGTGCTTCGTGTATCTTACCTGCTTTAAACAATTCCACAGCATTAATACGCCACTCCTTAGTTGTGCCTTCATCGCCATTGGGACTTGTAAGTTTACCATCCGAGCTGTTCATTTGACAAACGTTTAAGCACTTGCGCAAATCTGGATATGTGCTTCTCACATAAGTGTCCAGCGTGTCAAGATCAAATTCAACGTCCTCTGTTACTAATACAGTTGCAACACGGGCAGTAAATTCAGTTAAATCTACTTTTTCAATGTGAAATCCTTGGCAACGACTATGTAGTGCCGGAATAACTCTGTTGGGATAGTTACAAGTTAAGATGAACCTTGCGCTTGCATGATATGTTTCCATTACGCCACGCAGTGCTGCTTGGCCATTTGGCGAAATATAATCAGCTTCATCTAACAACACTACTTTAAAGTCACCAAACGGCATAGTCTGTACAAATCCAGTGATCTTGTCTCGGATGGTATCAATACTGTTTTCGCGACTAGCGTTGATTTCTAGCACATCATACTCGTTAACATCTAGTTGGGCAATTAAGATCTTTGCTAATGTAGTTTTGCCAACACCTGGCGCACCTGAAAACAGCAAATGCGGAATAGCTCCATCTTTGATCCAACTTTTCACTTGTGCTTTTTGGTCGTTGTCTCGGAACACATAGCCGTCAACATCTGCTGGCCGGTACTTTTCAGTCCATAGTTGCTTCATTTATAATTTCCATCTATGTCATAATGATTGTTGTTATAATAGGCCCATGCCAAACTGTTCCACCAAGGGTGTCCTTGCTTTCTTAGTTTGCGATACCATGCCCAATACATATCTATAGTATACACGACTATATTTGATTTGTAAAGAAGTTAATTAGCCTTTGTAGAATTTACTTGATTCAGGCATTGCATTTTCGGCAATGCTAGTAGCCATACTTTGAGTATCATCTTTTGGTTTTTCGTTGCTAACTAGTAGCATATCTTTGGGGTCAACCTTGCGGATTGTAGTTTGTTCTCCGTTAGCGTCCTCAATTAGATACCCACGACTCCAGCGCCCGTGGTCTACCATAATCCATTGTCCTTCTTCAACATCAAGTTGCTTTGGGCCAACTGCGTAAATTTTCCCCCAACGTGGGCGGATGCCGTAACCTTTGCCATCATCATTGATTAGGATCAACCCGCCGCTTAGACTACGTTCACCGAACTCCATTTCTTCTACTAGGACATCGTCGTGTAGTGCTTTAATTTTTTGGGCGACCTTGATTGCGTTAATATTTTGAGTGGCCATTATATTTTCCTTACTCCGGCTTTTTCTTGTGCAAGTTGACGTGGGGTTTTTGCTTGTTCTTGTTTAATAGATCTTGCACGTGCAATAGCATCTGCAAGTCCTCGAGGTGCAACCGGTGCAGGCTCAGCTTCTGCTACTGGTTCTGGCGTATCAACAGTTTCCTTAACTTCTATGTCAAGTACTGTTGGCGATACTTCCCTAATCTTTGGTTCGGCTTTTTTAGCTGCTGGTTTTTTAGCTGCTGGTTTTTTAGCTGCTGGTTTTTTCTTGGTACTTGCTTTGGCTACTTTTGTAGCCTCTTTTTCGGCACTGCTTTTACGTGGTTTTGCTGTCTTTGCTGTTACAGGCACTTCTTCATTGACCACTGGATCAGGAACCAAGTCAGCAGCCGCTCGACGACTTGCAACCGGTAAATCATCAACAGGGCCAATTTGTTTATTATATTGCCTATTGGTTTGTTTTACTTTGCTATCAACAACTCCGCCGCGATTATCGATTCGATCTCCACGAGCATTTACACCCATGTTACCAACTGCTCTGGTGTTTTCGTTTTGCAATAACAAAGCACCTAAATCTACTGCCTTGCCTTGCGATGACCTGTATGTACGTTTTCCTGCCATTGGTGGCTCCTATTAACTACGTATATATTTATCTTAGAAATTCTTCAGGCGACAAATCATAGTACATACTGTTGACTCTATGCACACCTAATAGGTATAGAACATAGCTAGCAACACTGGATCCACGGCCGACGCCCCATATGATATTATTGTCTTTTAATGTATCAACAAGATACTTGAGATATTTTAACAAATTAAACAAGTCACGTTCTTGATACAGCAATAATTCATGCCCAACTCTTTGTAACTCTTCGGGTGTTTTACAACACTCAATAACATGTTTTGCAATGTCTAAGTCGTGGTATTCATCTGGCATTAGCCATTTTTGTTGATTTGCACGATCGTATTCTTCAACGGTAATAGAGTTGTCAGTTGCATTTACAAACTCAACATCATCAGGATGATCCACAGTGTGGTCCACAGTAATACCTGAGATGTTTTGTTCACTCATAACAAGATCTACTACATCATCGATGTTATATACCAGTTCACCAAATTTATTTTTTATCATTGGGTTTAAATTCTACAACATTTTCGTTTGAAGGTGCAAGGTGTGTTACTTCTAGTACTTCGCCTTCGAATTCAATTTCGAACTCGTCGTCATCTTCATAATCTTCTTCTTCGTCTTCCCACTCCAGACCAAGTTTCTTCCATGTGGGTACCTTGAGGGTAACAACTTTGCTGTTAACTCCTAACGAGTGGCAGCTAGGATCATCATTATGCCACCAACCCTCATATTCACTCAGAGGCGATTCCTCTTCCTCGTTGTGTAAATAATTAACACCGCCAACATCGCTGTGTATGTTAACATCGAGAATTTGTACAACAGGATCGACTACATTGTTTAATTTGTGGAATATCGAAAGACCAACTACTTGATCAATTGGGTTTGTTGGGAATGTAATGCACTTAAAACCTGCTGTCTCTAATAATTCTTTTGCTTCTGTTTCTTTTTCGTTGATTAAAATGCTACTGTCAAATTCATCATTTGCTATATACCTAATTCGTTCTACTGCAATATTATGGTCAAAAGAACTGTTGGTCATTGTCATCATCTGTATATCCACATAGTACCGATTCATTACAATCCCGTGTGGTGTGTGTATGCCTGCATAAAATTGCGGACTAAGGCTTAAACGTGAGTAACTCATGATATATCTATTTTATCCTCAAAATTATTGTCAGGGTTCTGTTTTGTTTGTTTTTGTATTAGTTTGTTTCGATAGGTTTCAATCGCCATGCCAATTTGGTTGGTTAATTGGAAATTTCCCATGCTTGAACTAGCATAATATTTTTTGTTTAGTTCGGTAATTTTTTCAATTAACTCTGCTTCGGTTAGATGATCAATATTACTAATTAATGGATGTTCCATTGAAAACTCCTCTACACTTAATTATAGCGCAGAGGAGTTGATATGTCAATTAATTGTTTGCCTATTAGGCAAATGTTACGCCATTGATTCCAACTGCAAACCATTTGTCGTTTACATATTGCAAGGTGCATGCGTCACCAACATCATTAAATGTAATTGTGCCGTCGCCACTTGCTTTCCAACCGCAGTTAGTAACAGTTACTACCATATCGCCGCTGTCGGCTACCATCATAAGTGTTTTAATTTGGCCTTCGACACCAGCTGCAAGAGTTGCTGTTTCTGCACCACCTGTTGAGAAATAACTTGCAGTTACTGCCAAACTAATTGCTGCTGCATCTGCTACGTCTTCGTTACCTGCTAAAATTAACGGGTTCATAAGTCTGTTGCGTGGGCGTGTTAGTTCACTTAGGTAAATTGTTGTACCACCATCATCTGTGTGGAACTCGAACTCATATGTGCCAGTTTCAGCGAATGTAATAACATTCGAACTAATTCCCTGGATGCCTGCTACGCTTTGTGCTGAACCAGCTGAACCAACGGCTGCCGGAAGTGTTACGGTGTGTGCAACATTGGCAACAGTAATTCGTACATTAAACCAACTTGCATTACCGCTTGCTGGGATGTTAGTAAATGCTAATGAAATGCTGCCACTGGTTGTAACAGTATACCATTGTCCTGCGCTATAATCAATGGTTGCTGTACCAGTTGTTGCAGGTAATGCAATACGAGTGCCACGGAATGCTTGTGTCTTCATATTTTCTACTAGCGCACCGGCCATGTCGTTGTCTAGTGTAGTGCCTGTTAGTGCACTTTTGAAGATACCTTTTGCTTGTAAATCATCAATTTCAGTCTCTGCATATTCAAAGTTTGTTTTGATGTTTGTAAAGTTATCACGAAAGCCCTGACTGTCGTTATCCTGCCCAGCAATAGGGTAGGTGGTATCTATATTGTTGGGATTGATATTGCTTGTCATTTTTCTCTTCTTATCCTAAAATAGTTGTCTTCGGAAATACAAGATATTTATCGTATTTGTCCGTCTTACCGTACATATCTACGGGTGTAGTAAACCTCAAACTATTGCCATCGAATGTGGTTGCATTGTTAACTGCACTAGTTGCAACATAACCTGCTTCTCCCTGATCGTTGTCTTGGAAGATGCTATTCAATGTAGCAAAGTTTGGTTTGCTCAGTACAGGTGCAAAGTACTTCTCAAACAGTGCATGCCCTAATGGGTTGTTTGCTAATATGCCAGATGGTGTTCTCATTAGATCGTTCCATTCCGGTGCTAGACTTTCGCCAGCCCAAAAAACACTCATCTCCCACATGCCCCAATTTAGCAAATACATGTACTCTTTCATTAGTACACCTGCTTCCTGTGGGTCGTACGGGTCACTTGCGCCAGCATCATACATACCATTGTCAATTGCTTGTTCCATTGCTTTAAATAACTCAGTGCCTGTGTATGTTCCTGGGTTATTTTCACTGTCCCAGTTGAGTTCAGTAACTGATCCTTGAACACCGCCACGTACACCATATAGATGTATTGTATGCATAATGTGTTCAAACACTTCTTCAATGTCTTTAGTTCCAGTGCCGTTCCAGCCGTTGTTGTTTTTATACCATACCATGTCGTTAACTGCATGCTGGTCTAAAAAATCTGTGTAACCAGCATAAGATGCTGCACCTATATCGGTTAGCCAGTTTGGAGAATAAGAACTGCCGCCGCCATACCCAATTCGTTGTGCAGTTTGGTAGCCAGCATGCCAAGTTCCAGCTGCACCATTTAGTGTGCGGATCATTTGTTGTTGTGCTGTAGTATTGATTCCCGTTGCATCTTTGTCCATTAACAGTTGATAACTTCTACCAACCTTTTTGACCCAGGCATCAGGTACAGCCTCTTGCCCGCCAACTGCTCCTGCTGCAACAACTAGTATGCCGTTAACCGTTAAGCTTCTGTCAAAGATTTCACTATTAGTAGCGTCAGCAACCAACGATGTTGAAACATACAAACCACTTATATTAAATTCAACATCAAACGTAGTGCCAAGTGGCGGTGATGGGTTCCATGCTCCACCGTCTGTTGAATCTTCGTTTGGTATCCAGTTTGCAGTAAGTTGGTTGTCTAGTATATATCTATCACTGATAAAGTCCACGCGATTTAGTATTTCACCAAACTGTGTGCGTATGTTATAACTAATTCTATCACTTTCACCTGGATTGGTATAACAAATCACCCACGCTTTAGTAAAGCCTAATACTCTACCATCTGTTTGTTTTGTGGTCATCCACAATGGCAACACTGTGTTTTCTTGTCCAACAACATCGACAACTTGATTTCGCATGTTAACCAAACTATTCGGATACACAGTGCTAATGGTTTGATCAACTTCGCCTGTGGTTGGGTCGTATACAAAAGAACTGTAATACAATATCAAGTTGTCAAAGTGTTGATCAATTGGCGCATAATAATTAGTTGGCCCAACAGGAAACTCACACTGATTCTCCACACCATCTTCGTTTTTATTATTGTATGGATTCTGGGGATGTCTAAGTGCATACGAGTAACAACAACAGATTGAATGATTCTTTGATATGTCTTTTTTACCATTAGAGTCTGTATACAATGTATCAAACAAAACTTCTTGAGCAACTGGAATAAATCCCAATAATGGCCCAGGAAGTGTTGGTACGAGATCATTTTTATTTGTAAGCCTGTAAAAGTTATTGCCCAGCGTGTTACCGTCTTTGTCTTCAAGAGCATTAAAGTAATCAGCGTATATTTGGTTACCCACTGTTGGTGATGCGCTCACATAACCTTCGACGCGGTTAAATTTGTTCAAACTTTGAGCATAGTTGGCAATCAATGTACTGATCGAACTTCCAAGACTGTGTCCTCCAATTTTGATTTTTGTTTTAGTGGTGTCGTTTAACACAGTGTACAAACTCTTACCTGGAACATCTGCTGCTCGAACTTCAAGAGGGTCAGGACCAAGACCTTTGTATGCCATAGTAAATCCATTTTGTGTTTTACCTTTACCAAAGCCGGCAATTGGATTTATAACTTTTCCACTCATAAAGTCTAACGTAAAATCATATGAAGTTTGTGTGCCACGCATTGTGATGTATGCAGTATCACCTACTTCTATTAAAAAGCCAAACGGTGCAACACTGCGAACTACCTTAGGCGGATCTAGTTTTTGACCATTGGGATCCTTGTTGATGGTTACTGTATAGTCACACCATATAATATCATCTGCTGTGAGTGCTTCGAGTGCTGACCTAAATTTCTCATATCGTAACGGTTCGTTGATGTTTACCGGACATTGGTTACTTGGTGCTGGAGTAAAAGTATCGTTTGCTTTAGGATTTGGAATATATTTGTTACCATCCCAACGTTCTGCAGGATCTCCTGGTTGTCCTTGCCCAACCCAATCTCTAGCTAGTTGACTCATGACATTGGTTAGAAGGTTTAGATCTCTTGCTTCTTCTAAATATGCTTCGCTTACTTGATTAAGTGCAGTTACATTCGGATCTCCAATGCTGCCATTGCTAAAGTTTTCATCAACTAATTCTCGAGCTTCGGTGGCTGCTTGATTCGGCACTGTAACAGGATACGGCAGATTAATACTTTGCGGCGGCGATTCTCCGAGTTTGTTTACGCCAGTGTCAATTACGTCACTGTACACAACTTCGTATGCAACTGTTCCGTCACTGTTTAATGCTTGTGCTGTTTTTATGTTGCCAAGTATTAACTTCTTTCGAAAGTGATTTTTGCTCAGTGCAACCAAATATTCGTCAAGTGTAGCAGTATCCAAGCTATATGCATGTGTGTAAGTTACATTTTTTGCAATACCAAAATATGGGTCATCGGCTCTATACACTCTACTAGGCGGAATGATATCAGTATCTTGTAACAAACTGTCTACAAGATTCCTGTCTGCATGGTCAGGCATTGCTTTGATATACAATCCTTGGTATGGGCTGTTGTATTCTCTGTCAACAGTGATCCGAAAAGTCCTACTAACACTAATCAATCCATCTGAGCTGTATGCTACTACTGTGAAATCAAAATTCTTATCCCATGTAGTTTCGGTTGTTGTTAATCTAGTGCTTGCTTCTTTGTCAAACGTGGTTGTACCGCCGTCAAACGTAAATGTATTAAAGCTAACACGACCTGCAATATGCCCACTTTCAAGTAAACTTAATCCTTGCGGTAGCAAGTTGTACTGTCCTGGCGTTGAAGGATATGTACCTTGTTTTAACTTAAATTGCAACGACCTGTCACTTGGGTTGCTTGCCAAAACGGAAAACATACTGATTGCACCGTTGCTGATTTCGCCTAAACTGTATATAGGATCGTTAACATCTCTGCCTGGAATCAATGTACCAGTTAACCATGTGACACTACTTTCGATGTTACCGATGACAGTCATTGTGTATTCGTAAGGTTCACTTACAATGCTGTTGTTGTCTTTCTTGTAAATAGTAATAGCAAATGTGTATTGAAGTTCTGTTGCACCCTGATCTGGGAAGAATCCAGTTAACCATCCTGTGAATCGATCAAACGTTATGCCCGGGGGAATATCACTACTGTCGCCTTGTTCAATTTCAAACTCGAATAAATCACCGTCGAGATCCAATCCTTCGATTTGATATGCAAAGAAATTGTCGTGCCTAAACGTTCCTATAATGCCGTTATCCGGATAGTTAATAATAAGAGGAGTACGGAATGGCGAAAGATCTGCTGTAAGTACATCAGAATCAGCTGTAAAGTCTGTTGTGTCTGCTGTTAAACTATCTCGGCTAACAACATACATCGAGAATGTTCTTAGGTTTTGATCTTTCCCATCGGTAATTTTTACTGTAAATTCGTATGTTTGGTTAATACTGCGAGTACTAAACGCAAATGGGTACAAATCAAATTCACTAGCATCGTACCCAACTTGGGCATCATTTGGCAAGTTACTAATTGGCAAAATGTATCCAGTGATGGCACCTGTGAGTGGATTTAAACTCAAGCCTGGCGGAAGAGTTCCAATGTCAACACTAATAGTCGCAACATCGCCTGGATCTTGATCATTAAAACCAATGGTAATGTTAACTGTATCTCCATCAAAGAATGTGCCCAATGAACCAGATGGTGTAGTAAACTGTGGAATATCTTGGCCTGTAACAGTTAATGAAAATGTTCGATCATTAATCTGTCCATCAGTGCTTGTTGCACGAATTGCAAAAGTTGATGTTACATTTTCGGCAACTTCACTTGGTACACCTTTAACCATTGCTTGTGCTGTTGGCACACCTTCAACAATTCCATTTGTTGTTACTTGTACACCTGCAGGCAATTGTCCAGCAATTAGTGAGTAAGTTACAGCACCGCCATCGGGATCAGTTGCCACAATTGGCTGGTGGAAAAATAGACTCTCGGCTATGGTTCCAAGATTGCCGGCAGGTGTTACCCAGACTGGTTGTGCCATTTAGAGCCTTCCTACTACTACTTCGATCGTTCCGTGAGTTCCGTCAAAATCTTCTAACGCTTTACCAATCACTGTGCCCATTGCTGGGTTAGCTTCGGCCCTTGCTTTACCAGTTGCAGTGGAAACCATCATGTCTCCTTTGCGAACTGGCCCAACAACATGAGTTGGTACTCTGCCTGTTAATGCAACAGCAACACCTATTGCATCACTGTTCATTAAATGTGCAGGATTAGTACTAACTACACCTGCTACTCTCGGACTAGCGTCTTCGTTGCTTACTGTTACTTCAGCATCACCGCCAAACATCAAAACTGTACCCGGTTTATAATCTTCATCACTTGAATACATTTCTGCTAAGTCGGCGTATTGGGCTGATGTAGCTTGTGCTGTCATTGTACTGGCACTAAAGTTACCGCTGCCATCACGTAATACGATTGTGTTAAACGTGTTCGCACTTGCTGCTGCAATAGTTGCACTGTTTGACTGGCTTGTAATATTAGCAGCGGTAATTGAATATGTTCCACTTAGTCTAGCACTTGGTACTGTGCCGCTTGCTAAGTTGCTTGCGTTTAGATTGGTGATTCCAGCGCCTGTGGCTGTAATTGCCCCTGCGCTAAATGCACCACTTCCGTCCCTTAGCACGATCTGGTTAGCAGTGTTTGTACTTGCTGCGGTAATAGTTGCACTATTTGATTGACTTGTAACGTTGGCCGCAGTGATCGAGTATGTCCCGCTTAGTCTAGCACTTGGTACTGTCCCTGTGGTTAATTGAGTTGCATTTAATGCAGTCAGGCTTGTACCTGAACCAGCTATTGAGTTAAATGTTGCGTCATATGTGCTGTCTAATGAGAAGGTAACACCGGTTAAGTCAATACCGTTGCCTGCACTATAAATCTGTGCACTTGAAATTTGTACAAAAGTTATATCAGTAGTACCGAATGTAATTGTACCTACTGTGTTCATTACATATGTTTCACCGGCACCCGCAGCACCTTCTTGCACAAAGAAAGCATCACCTTGTCCTAGTGAATCAGGATCACTTGGCGAATATGAATCAGCGTCTGCGGCACGTGTTAATACCCAGTTTGTACTAACACTACCAATATCGGTAACAGTGTACACACCGTTTTGACTAGCATCTGTTTGTTCATATACTAATACTCTGTCAGCAACAACCATTGTAACGCCATCAATAACAAGAGCTGCCTGTGTACCGGCATTGGTTAGTGTAGCACCTACACCACTTGCGCCATTGTTGTACGTAGCATTTAAGTTGCCTTCTTGTTCAACTCTAACTGGATCGTGGTAGTGAATGCCTGCGGCTGCAATTGTGTCAACGTAGGTTTTAGTAGCAGCGTCTTGCGCAGCCGAAGGATCAGCGAGACCTGTAATGTAGTTGCTGCCCATTGCAATATTAGCAGATAATTCTAGTCCCGTACTTGCAACATTAAAGATTGTAGCACCACCTACATTGCCTTCGATGTTGCCACCGCTTGTAGTAACTTCGATACTGCTAGTGCCGTTTTGAATCTGTGTAGCATCAATGCCTGTTAGCTGACTACCATCGCCAAGAAGTGGAACTTGGAAATCTATAGTTGTGCCATTTGTTTCAAATACAAGTACACCGCCAGATGTTAGTTCAACATTACCGCCAGAACTACTAATACCGACAACACTTGTTCCATTTGCAATCTGTGTAACAGCAACGTTGGACGCAGCCGTTACGTTTGAAAGAAATCCGCCATCGCCAATAAAATACGCTCCAGTAATGTTTCCAGTAGCAGTAACATCAGAACTTGCTGATAATCCGCCAATTGTTAGGTTACCACCTTGTATATTGCCGGTTGCTGTAATATTACCGGTTGCATCAATGTATCCTGTGATATTAGCACCAGCATCGCTTACTGTGAGTGTGTTTATTGCATTTGCAGTTATTTGCACATCACCGTCAGTTGCTGGGATGGCAATCGACGATGTTCCATTGCTAATAGTAGGATTAATACTGCCGGGTGTAGTACCATCTGCGCCAAACACACTGAGCACATTGCCAGCACTTGCTTTTAATACAATGTCTCCGAGTACAATACTGCTACCACTTAGATATATGTCTTTCCATCTTGCACTGCTCGACCCTAAGTCTCTAGTGCTGTTGCCGTCTGGGATAAGATTACTACCTAGTGTTCCGTTGATAACAAGCTGGTCACCAACTGTTACATCTTGCGTAATTGTGAAACTGTTACCAACTGCTAAATCGCCTGAGATATTAGCGTTCCCAGTAAACTCAGTTAAAGATCCTGAAAAGTTGACAACATTGGCACTGCCGGCAATACTAATTGTAACATTAGCATTTTCAGCAACAGCTATATTTGATGTGCCGTTGATAATTTCAGTAGGTGTGGTTGTAGTGTTGTACAGTTCTTGAAAGTTATCATTACACTTGATATAGGCGTTTCTAAGACCATCGCCTGTTCCATCATTGGCTGTTGCGCCTACATTGATAATCTGTCTTGCCATTGTAATCCTCTAACTTGCTGTTATGAGTATTTATGGCTTGGAGTAAGTTATATTAGCTTATGTTGACCCAGGCACTGCCGTTGTAACCTTGAAATGTTGTTCCGGTAAGCACAATCATGCCTGCTGCAGGCGTAGTAATTGCTGCATCTCTTGCTGCGGTATCGGCATAAACAGGAAGTGTTAGTGGACCAGAACTAATAATGCCAGCACTGCCTGCATATATGCCACGTGGGCGATTGGTTGCACTGCCGATGTAACGTAGATCGTTGGTATCGGGGATAACGTTATTAGTAATTTGAATAACACCGGTGCCATCTGTGGCTAGTGATATATTACCATTTGTGTTTGTGCTTGTGATTGAGTTGTTTGCGATGGTGATGTTTGATCCAACAGGACCAGCAGTGTAAACTTCTGTGAAGTTGTCGTTGGTTTTATCCATTGCGCTGCGAAGATTATCACCATCGCCTGCGTTTGCTGAAGTTCCTAAATTGATTATTTGTTGTGCCATCTAACGATCCTTTAATACTAGTGTATTTATGGATCAAGCAGCAAAGCTTTCCCCGCAGCCGCAACTGGCTGTTGCATTTGGATTAGATACTTTTAAATAACTACCACCTAGTTCTTCAACATAATCTACTGTACAACCAAACACAAACATTTCTGCCATTGGGTCTAGCCATAGATGATCCACTGTTGCTTCCTTGTTAGTTACACCCCATTCGTATTGAAAGCCACTGCACCCACCACCTTTCACAGACAGCGATACATTTGGTTTGCCAACTTTTTTCATGTATTGTTTAGCGGATTCAGTAAGAGTTATCACCATGTTGTTATTTAAACTCCCAATTTGGTTCTAAAATAGTAATTTCATCTTCCCCGTATGGTAGGATGAATGTATCGATTAATACAGCATCTTCTTCGCCTAAGTTTGCCGCTGCCATTGGTGTATCTGCTGGCATATAATAACAAGTACCTGCTGGGTAATGCGATGGTTCACTACCTTCTACAAAATCAGTCATGATTCCGCTAAGAACACAAGTATGACCTCCATACTTGTGTACATGGATACCAACTCTTGTTCCTGCTTTGCGTGTGCCTTTTATAACATGTAATCTATTGCCGTCGCTTGTTTTTGTTTCAAGCATTGTTACAGTATCTTGTAAAGGTAATAGTTCACCCGGAGGCACTTTGCTGTTAATTGTAGTAATTGGATCTGTCCATTTAGGTTTAGCACTCAAACACCCGCTTAATAGTAAACTAATAGTTGCTGCTATTAATACTTTTTTCATATTAGTCTTCTTTCTGCCAAATAGCCCAAGCACCGTATGCAATAGCAGCATATGCAGCTAATTTAGCAAATGGCCCTGCAATCAAAATGACCAAGCCGACTCCGATTAGTACAGCACCATCCCAAGAAGTACGCTCATCTACTCTACTTTTAATCCATCGTCTAATCATTATAATCTCCCGTTGATTGCATTCCAATTGATGATCTTCATCATATTGTTTATATACTTTTTCTTAGCGTCTTTGGCAGGCACATAATCCATAAACGAATGCTCCCACATGTCGATTGGTAATAGTATATCTGTTTTGTATGATTGGTTAGGCGTAGTTTTAATCTTGCCATTCTTAGCAAGGTACACCCAGCCGCTGCCTTGAAGTGTCATTGCAACACGCAACATTTCTTTTTTAAAATTGTCGTAGTCTTCGTGGTGTGCGTCGATAAATTCTTTAATTGTCCCGGTAGGTCTGTTTGCGCCTTTGGGTGCTTGTAACTGTTGCCAAAATAAGTTGTGAAGTTTTGCTCCACCGTAATTAAATTTAGGATCGCCTTCGTTGTTGTTGTAACGATTTACATATCCTTTGGTCAACACATTGTAATGGTAGTCAACATTTTCTTTAGAAAGCACAGGAGCTAATGCACCACTGTCGTACGGCAGTGCATCGGCTGCTAATTTCTCTTCTTGTTTGTCTTCGGTTAGTTGAATGTATTTTCTAATTTCTTGTTGCATGTACATATTTATTGATATTGTGTTATGAAGGCATGTTTGCTAGAGCCTGTCTATAAACATCAATCCATAAGTCGCATGCAGCATTATGAGCATCTTCAAGAGGATGTAACCATGGTTGGGTAACTTCAAATTTATTGGTGTAACTCCAATCTAAGAAACTTTCACCTTCAAATGTTTGTAATGGTTCTTTGGTAAGGTCTTGCAGTGTACGAATATAGTCCGGTGCATGCCATTTTGTATCCCAAATTTCAGAGTCCATGTATGTTTGCACACTAGGTATGTTGTGTAATTTTAGAAATTGTTGAGTTGAATGAATAGTTTGCAGTGATCTAAACTTGTCCCATAGTGTGCTATGTCCTGGATACTTGTTGTAAAACTCGAGTATCTTTGTTGCTTCTTCGAGTCCTACTAATGGTGCTAGTTTACTAGGCACACACGATAAACCTAATGTGGTCCATTGTTCTTTCCCTGGAACATAAAAATCCCATCGAGCTCCCCACGTCCAGTTAATAACTGCCAGAGTGTTCTTTTTTGGGTTATTTGCAAAATATGTTAATATTTGCATCGAAATGTTTTCGTTGCCGCAGCCAGGTACACTGGTTGTTTCGTAACCTACTTCGAGTTTTTCTGCACATTGTGAAACCCAGCTATGACCTTCACGCTGTAATTCAGAACCATACACAAAGCTATCGCCGAATCCTACTATTTTTTTCATGTTTGTAATTTGTTGCATAGCAGTATTTACTCTGATTGTTTCTGCACACTATTAATAATATCATCTAGTGCAGCAATAGTAACTATGTGGTGTAAAGTTTCTTCTCCCCATGTTTTGCAGTATTCTTTACCTGCTATGTCGGCAAGTTCTTTACTACTGTACACGCCGTGAAACCGATTGCAACCTTGTTTAATTTTGTTATATGTATGCACGATATACATGTTGGTTGTGGTATTCATGTGGTTGTTGATATCTCTTGCAGCCGGTCCCATCGAAAGCTTCTCCAACCCGCAGCGTCAACATCCCATATTACGCAAACTTCTGGATTGACTTTGCGCACTGCCTTGGTACTAAGTGGATCTTCTTTGTTTGCTTTAGGAACAACGTTTTCATTTAATGTTGCATTCATCTTGCGAGTTGTGCCATCTGATTTAAGAAAGTTGATTTCTACAATTCCATCAACTAGTTGAGCTTTTACGCTGTCTTGTACAGTTTGTTCTAAATACTTGGTCATATTTTATCTCCTCATACTTGCAATATCTTTAGCATCTTCTTTTTTATCAGCAAAAATAGGTACCATATTACTTTTGTGCATAGTTGCAATACCTAACAGTTGGCGCTCGCCGCTGTATGTGTGACTTTCTTTGCGCACGCCATGCCCTGCAATTTTATCACTTGTCATACGTGGGCCGGTATCGTAGTCTGGCCGCTCATTAACACTCTTGCGTTTGCCATACTTGTCATACAGCTTTCCCTCAAGTTGTTCTTGGCTTACCCCCATCTTACGCATAAACTTTTCGTGCTCAGCTTCTGCCTGAAGCAACTTTTGTGTTTTCTTTTTAGCTTTACGCTTCTTGTAGTTTGTTGTGGTCATATAAGGACCAACAAGTTGCATAGTCATTAAAAAACTCCTGCTTGGTTAACTTAAAACAAGTATAGCAGGAGTTTCAATGAATGTCAAGTATTTTTTATATTATTTTACAAACTGTGCAAGTTCTGGAGCCTTCCATCCTTCTGGTTTTAATACTTTGCCGTCTTCACGTTTGCGTACTTTGCCTGTGACTGGATCAATCTTAGCAAAGTTTGTGTCCATTACTTCTTTCCAAGCCGCTTCGCCATCCCAGCCTGCGGCACGAATAGCACCCATAGTAACAACCAGAATGTCTACTAGTGCATCGAGTTGTTCTACTTTGTCTTGTGCTACTACAGCATCTAACAGTTCATCATATTCTTCGTCAATGAGACTAAGATACATTTTGTAGTTTTCTTCACTAGGTTCTTGATCACACGCTGTACCAAATTCATCAATGTCTTTGAATGGGTTTGTCATTCTATATTCCTTAATTCTTCGTAACATATATTCATGATAACGTTCTTGCATTTTCAACTTTATACTCTATATTCTTGGTTTAATCTATAGTTACAATACGCACTCCATCCATATTCGTATGCAGCATATGCAACTATGAATCCAACATAAGGCAGAAACAGCACAGTCCATATCAAATCTGCAAACGCAAATGCTATAGCATAATCATACCAGCGTATCATCGTATTAGTAGCTCAATCTTATTTGGAACGCCTTTCCATTCAGCAGCGTCTGCTGGCGATTCTCCAACTTCGGTAATCTGATTGTCTTTCCATGCTTCTGCAAGTTCGGCATTTAAATTGATCCAGAATGGTGTGCTTTCGTCGTCGGCTACAATCGCATCAACTGGGCACTCAGGTACGCACACTGCACAATCAATGCACTCATCAGGATTAATTACCAGCATGTTTTCGCCTTCGTAAAAACAGTCTACTGGGCATACTGCTACACAATCTTGGTGTTTGCATTTGATACATTCTTCTTCTACAACATATGTCATTTGTTTAGTAATTCCCAGGCTAGTTTTTTTTCGATTAACTGCTTTTCCAGCTTTATGTACTCACGCCGAATAGCAGCCAGTTCCGCACTTTCTTGTTCCAATGCTGGATTGGGCACAAGTATAGCTAGTTTTTCGTTGATAGCAGCGAGTGTGTCGCTGAGGCTAACGCCATTAATTTCGATGTCTGCATGATCGCCGGTTAGTGAAAGTCTACCGTCAATCCCTGTTTGATTCATCATTTTTTGTTAGTGTCCAGGCACCGTTGACTGTTTCGTTCCATTGTAGTGTATCGCCGACCTTCCAATCTTGTGATTCGAGTAGTGAATCAGGCAATTGCAGTAACAACTCATCTGGGTTGTTGGGGTCGGCGATAACAGAAAGTTCAACAGTTGGCATATTAAAGTGAATTTTTCTTTTCAATGATTTCTTTGCGGCGCTCTTTGACTGCTCCACCAATTGCTTGTAGTGCAGCACGAGCTCGTGTTGCAGAGGCTTTTACACCCTTTTCTTCAAATTTAGCATGTTCTAACAAGTATGTTTCAAATTGTTCAACAAGTGTATCATGGGCTGACATAAATTTTATCTCCTAATTAATGTACGGTAGCTGAAGCAGGCACAAAGCTTTCTAACTCTGTTTCCATTTCTTCTAATTGTTCGTAAAAGTTATCTGGTAACTCTATTGCTTCTTCGTCATGTTCGCAAGCCACATCATTGGGTACTCCCAGCATTCTCATGAGCCCACCAATGTGTACTAGTTTCACACCGTTGTCAAACATTGCTGCACACAACGACAGTACCATTCCAGCAACTGCGTCATCTTTGCCAAATATCTCTTCGAGTTTATCGTAGCTTTTAAACATTACAGTGATATTTAGCCACAGATTGTCCTAGTACGAAGTTATTCATTTTTTTTGTACCTTACTACAGCTCTGTTTGTTCTGATATATACTTCACTTTCGATGGTATATTCTTTTCCTAAGAAATTGTTAATATCTGCTAGTGAGATCTCATGGTCGGTGTGTGTGTCTATCACCAAGTGAGTACAGTTAAGATTTTTGTATATTTCAAATTGATCGTCCACATAATGATTCACACTTAACAAAAATATTGTTTCAGCAGTTAGATCAAAATCTTCTGCTCTAGAGGTTGCACAATGAGTTTTGGTTGTTGTTGTTCTGCCAATTAGGTCACTAACATAATTTGCAATAGTAAAGTGTGATTTGTCTGGATCTATACATATCAACTCGCTTGGTTGCAGTTTAGCAAACCAAGGTATTTTAGTGCCGTATTCGCAGCCAATGTCTAGGACTTTTTTATTATTAATAATGTCTTTGTTATCAACAAAAATAGTTTTGAACATCAATTCTAGTTCTTGAGGAAATTCCCAAGGTGTGTACACCGGTCGTTGGATATATTCTTCCCACGGTAAGTTTGCAGGATCTATATCTTCAAAGTGTAGATGATTGATATACTCAAACATTCTTTTGTCGAGTTCAGACAGTGTTGTCATTCCAATTCAAGCTCCGAAACATCAACGTCCATGAATCCAGTTTGTTGCAAAATCTCAATAGGAGATACATCTACTTTACGTGAACGAATTTCACTTAGTGAAAACTCTTTTTTGAATTCGCCTTTTTTGGCTTCCTTCATAATTTCATAAAGCTTGCTGGTAACAGCATAGCCGTCATCACCAGGCCAGTCGAGGCTTTCCAAATGCTTTAGTGCTTCAAGTTTAGTCATTGGCTCTGGCAGCTCAATCAAATTAATTGGATCACAGCCGTTTTTTAGAAGAATTTTATATCGGCTTACAAAATCATTGGCAAAGCGAACTTTAGTAATACCGTGCTGTGTTGCTGTACCAGCAACTGTGAATGTTTTTTCCATTACATTGTTTCCTTGATCTTTACTCTATTTAAAATAGTTACGTTTTCCGCATGTTTTTTAACAGTGCCGCGGATTTCCACTGTAGTACCCGGTGTGTATTCTTTGCTGTTATAAAAGCTGGTTTTGTGTCCTTCTTTTGTAATAGCAACATACCGAAACTTTTCATACTGTTGGATATAGTAGCAGGATGCTACTGTGACTTGTGTGTCAACACGCATGCCAACTTCGCTAACATAGCCCCACACAGAATGTTGTGTTAATGACTCTTCTTGAACTTGGCGTTGATAACTTGCAATTTGGCTGTTAACAACACCAATTTTACTTCTGTCCTGTGGCACAATAAACTCTTCCAAAGATATTGTACTAGCCAGCACACTTTCAAAGTCTGACAATCGACCAGACAATGCTTTCATTGCCAAGCGACTGGACAAGTATTGTTGTGCTTCTTTGCCTGTTTGGCGATCTTGCTCAGTAACAACACCATCAGCAAGAGCTTGTTTTGCAACATCTCGATTGGGTATTTTAACCACAATATGCGTATCATTTTCGTCAATTGCATATTGTGGCATTTTAATATAGCCGCCATTAACATTGGTTGCATGCACTGCGGCGCCCCATATGTCAGCTGCTGAATACGCCACTGGATCTGTTTTAGGCATTTTCACGCTCCACGACTTTAAAGCCAAACACTGCACATTTGTAAACAACACCGTCTACAACAAAGCGGTCACCCATCATGCTTGAACGTTGACCCATTCCATCTGGGCGTGTGTAAAGCACAGTAACGTCTTCGTTGTAGTCACCGTTTTCCAGACCGTCTTCGAAAGTTTTTTGTTTAATACTCCAGGAGCCCAATACATTGTTTGTCCAACGATAAGCATACTCAAGGCAATCAGTTGTAGTACCAAATGCCGAAATTTCTTCCGGAACACTAACTATTGCTACATCACGGAAGCCTTCTACATTACCTGTGTTACGATCTGTTTTTGCGTGTTGTACAAGAATTTGCATGGTATTTCTCCTAACTGTTACATACAGTATAACCGAAATGTAATAAAAGGTCAACCTTTATTTTGCATATTTGAGAATTAATTTAGTCCTAACGTAGCAATGTATATTTTTGCTTTTGTCAGCTCATTAACTTGTTGTGTTACAGTGTGTGCCGCCGAACCAGTTGAACCAAACATAGTATCGTGTTGTATTGTTTGAACAGCATAGTATCCCAGTACTATGCTTATGATTGTGATCATTACAAGACCAATAGTGTTATCTGTTGTATCGTGCATTATATTTCTCCGATGATAAGGCAGTGGATTGCCGTTCTAGTATATACAGTATAGCCGATCTTGATAAAAAGGTCAACCTAAATCGTATCAATTAATCAAAAAAGTTTCCTTCAATCCAGCAGAATTTCGTTGGGCCATCACTCCAGGCGCCCTGTTTGTATTGCTTATTTCCCCATAGTAATTCACGATTTGCATCTTCCATTACAGACAGTGCAGTCTTGCCTTGTACTTTAAAAGTTTTACCATACGCTTCAAAAGTAAATGTTTGCATTACACTGTCTCCTGCATGTTGCTTTCGATGCGGGCTTCATTTTTAATAAGATCTTCGATGATCATATCAAGTTCAACTTGGATGTCTGACTTGGACATATCAAATGTGTTGGAGCGACGAAGCAACCCAGACAGTTTGTTTTTCATTGTAATTGTGTCTTGGATGTCATTTACGATAAGCATGTTTTTCTCCTAGCTGTTACATATAGTATAGCCTAAAACAATAAAAAGGTCAACCTGTATTTTGCATTAATCGTAAAAAAAAGCCACCCTAGGGCAGCTTTTTTAGTTGTAAATTTAAACTGTTAAAGTTTAGGCTGCGGCACGTGATGCAGCCGCAAGTGCTTTGTAACCAGCAGCAACAACAGCACGAGATGGGCGACCCAAGCGATACTTGATTTTCACACGACCCTTAGTGTCTGTTGACTCGTTAGCATAGATAGCAAAGCCTTTCATGCGCAATGCTGATACAGTTGCACGAGCATTACCTACGCCGAAGCGTGCTGAAATTTGCTTGCCTGTGAGTTGCTCACCAGCCATAAGTGCATTAAGTACTTTATCTTGCTTTGTTGTGGTAGTTGTGGTTGTCATATTAATTTGTCTCCAATTGTGATTTCGCTGTTAGTTTTCTAACAACATGCAAACAGTGTAGCATCAAACGACCAAGTTGTCAAACCCAACATTGTCCGTTTTGATGATTTCGGTTAGAACAATAATTTAAAACCAAACTCGGTGGTAGTGTTTTGCGGTTCATACAATCCGTTGTTAACAGATGAATCGGCAATGTTCCAGTGCGTGGCAAACACACCATAGTTGTGATTGGGCAACCATTCTAATTCAACTCCATAGCCACTGTCTTGGGTATTAGTTGTTTGAGAATAGCCTGCTTGGGTTATGTAACTAGTTTGGTTACCACTGATTAGATAGTTAACTTGATATTTGAAATACCCACCACGGTTGTTGTATATTATATTGCCAAGCGGTGCGTATAGATACTGCGACCTTCTGTTGTATGTGAAGTGTCCAGTAGATGATTGTTTGCCGCCCCAACGATCATTTAGCTGCCGAAAGCCTAGCCCGATATAAAAAGAATTATATTTGTATGATATTTCGCCCGACAGACCTGTTGTGAGGTCATTTTTAGTTTTGCCAGTATTACTCGACGTATAGTCTGTTGTGCCGACAAAATACTTTGCATTGCCAACAAATCCGTTTTGATATCGAGACTTGTAATCTTGATATCCAATGCCAGCAAATCCGTATGACGAAGCCTTGGACATTAAACCCGGCTCGGTATACTTGTAATCGTATAGTTCAACAAAGTACTGCGAAGTATCAGCCGCGGTACTCGGTGTGCCAAACGCTAGTGCAACGGCTGTTAAGTGCGATTTCATTTGCGTTTTTTCTCTCTATAAAACAAGTGGTCATCAATTTGCCCAACAAAGTTAAAGTCTGGGCGCCAGTTTGGTTTGACATTCTTGGCATGATACCACATGGACCCATCTGTGCCATCGTATCCTTGCTGGTGTAATACCAATGCTTCTGATGCCAACACTTGTGCAGCTTCCCATGCTTCTTGATCTTTAGGAGCATCACTAAGTCCATCGCAATACCAACTAAACTGGCACATATGGCGTTTCATTGATCCGTCTTTGTTTTTTACACCTTGGTACACCACGCCGCAAATTGTATCTGGAAAACGCTTGCTGTTGACACGATTAAACACCACATGTGATACTGCTACTTTTCCTGCCACGCTTTGGTTACGTGCTTCAAAGTAAATATTCTTGGCAAGACACTCGTGCTCTGCTGGGCTGCTAAAGGCTACTGTTAAACTTATGATTGCTTCTGCTAACATTGTTTGCTCCTGTTTTTTATTCTCTTTGTAGTTATACTATAACCGAAACTAAAGAAAAGGTCAACCTCTAAATGCCAAAAAGTTTATTTTTCTTGAGTATATTTTACAGATAATTAAATGTATGACAACATCTTTACCCAAGTATGAGTTTTTCACAGGTGTGCCCGGCAGTCGCTGGAGTGGAATAGCACAAGAAATCAAACTAAATCCAGAATACAACACATCAGACAGGGCACCACATCGTGTGTACACACATGGTGACTTTTCTGGACACAAGGATGCATACTTTGGCACGGGCATGGAATTCAATACCGACTTAGATGAGTATAACTTGGATGCACCATTTTCAAAAGCCGGCGGCATTAAGTTATTAATGAGCCACGAATGGCCTTATTATTTCGACGAGATTGTTGAACGCTACCCGGATGCTTGGATAACACTTGTGTATCGGCCAGGTCCTGCTAGCATGCAATGGTGGTTACAAGCCGGCGGATTTGATATCACATACCCAAACTATGATTGGTACCAAAATGAATCAACTATGGCTGTTCAGATTCATCAACAGAACAAATTAATACTTGACTTTGCTCGCCAACATAAGTTACAATGGGCACAACATAAAAAACACAGCGACATCCTCATGACCACGCTAAAAGGCATTCAATGAATCATAAAATCTTAAATAAACTGGAGCAAATGCTGCATACTAGTCCGCAGTTGTTGCGCAACAAAAACACACTGCATCAGGCTATCCAGGGTACATTCAATGTTTCACTCGACAGTGTAGATTATAATAATATCGGCGAGCTGGTTGATCGAATTGACGACAAAGTGCTGGACGAATACTTTAGAAATCACTGGCAAGGCGAAATGTCAAAATATAAGTACAGCGGCCCAGCATTAATTGACGAAGTTAACAAACTAAAACCACGCAAAGTACTAGACATCGGATGTGGCTATCACGAGTTCAAACACAAGATTGATAATATTATAGGTATTGACCCCTACAATGATGCTGCTGATTTGACTGTTAAATTGCTGGATCATCACCCGCAAGAAAAATATGATGTAGTGCTAGCACTGGGATCAATCAACTTTGGCAGCACAGATAAAGTTTTTGCAGAACTAGAACATGCAGTAAACTTGTGCAACCCAGGTGCGATTATGTTCTTTAGAGCAAACCCTGGCTTGCCGCACCACAAGGATGAATCAAACTGGATATCATTTTATCCATGGGATAGCAACTTTGTAGTTAACTGTGCTACACAATTAAACGTTGATATTCTTGATTTAAGAACCGATAGTCATAAAAATCGACTGTACTTTGTCTGGCGTACTAAATAAATTTAACAAGAAAAGCTAACGCTCGAATGTAAAGAAGTTCAGCTTTTTCTATCCCAATAATTTTTAACTCGGGCGAGTAATCGTCTGTCTCTGACTAGTCTCATTGAGATTAGCCAGATTTTTCCTATGAAGGCTGCACTATGTATTTTCTTGACTTATATATTATAGTATTAATGTTAGGAGTGTTCTATGGATTTTTTGTAGGATTAATACCAGTTGCTGGTGCAACCACAGGGCTGATTGCTGTGTACAGTTTTGTTACGTATTTCCATGATCCTTACATGCTAGTAGTGTTTACAACCGCAGTAGTTGTTACTAGCAGCATCGGTGATACATTTTGCGGTGTTGTAATGAACGTTCCGGGAGCAGGTGGCGCAGCGGCTACTATGGTGGATGGATTTCCAATGAGTAGACGGGGACAAGCGGCACGAGCACTTAGTGCAGCAATTAGTACAAGTTGGGTAAACGGTTTGATTTGGGGATTGCTGGTATTTTTGTTTCTACCATATTATACTAAAATTGTACTGTATTTTGGCACTACTGAAATGTTTGCATTTTTGTTGTTTGCAATGACATGTGTTATTTTTATTAGCAGCAAATACTGGATCCGTGGCATCTTTGCGCTTGTAGCGGGGGTTGTGTTAGGACTAGTGGGTATGGACCCAGACACCGCAGCACAGCGTTGGATTACAGTAATACCAAACTTTGACTTTGACACATGGCGTGTTTACTTTACTGACTGGGACTATATCGAAAATGGAATTCAAATGATTCCAGTGATGGCAGGTGTACTAGCATTTCCAGAACTAGTAAGTGCATACAGAATGAAAGCCACAAAGGTTAGTTTAACTAAAGGTGATATTCTCAACCAGTTGTGGCAAGGTATCAAGGACACTTGGAAATATCGTTGGGACGGACTGCGTGGTGGATTCATCGGCGGTTTTGTAGGACTAGTGCCTGGCATCGGCGGCAACATTGCAGATTGGTTTGCATATAGTCAAACAGTTGCACTGTCACGCAAAAAAACAAAAGGTGAGGTTGACGATTACAATGGCGAAGGGTACCCAGTAGGACAAGGTAATGTACAAGGTGTAATTGGATGCGAAGGTGCCAACAATGCACAAAAGGCTACCAGTTATGTTCCTACTATTTTGTTTGGTATTCCGGGTGCACCGTTTGAAGTTATTGTAATGGGCTTGCTTATGTATGTTGGGCTTGAATTAGGTAGCCCAGCAGTGCTAGCAGACGGCGTGTTCTTTGACCACTTACTGAGCAGTTATCTGTGGAGCTTGATAATTATTCTGCCAATTAGTTACGGATTCATTCGTTATGCAGTTTACATTACCAATATTCCATTCAAATATTACTTCTGGCCTATTATGGCAAGTCTAGTATGGACTACATCACAGTACACAGGATTCATTGATGATTATCTTATGTTTGCTATGTGTTGCGTGGCTGGACTAGGTATGAAGTATTTTAAATTCAGTCGTATAAGTTTCCTAATTGGATTTATCTTATCACATAGACTTGAAGCAAGTTGGGTACAATTCAACACATTCGGTTACGGATGGGAAGATTTATTACTTGAACCCTTCCCAGCAGCATTTATTGCACTAGCAATAGCGGCTGCAATATGGGGAATATTTTTTAACAAAGCAAAAATTGATTTCGTATAGGAGAAAAACATGCCAATTAAAACACTACTAGCAGGCGCAGTATTTGCACTTGCAGCAACCACAGCAACAGCTGATATTACAGTGGTAAACCCGCAAAAACCAGGCGGTGGCACAACTGTTTGGACTGAAATCATTATGAAAGAGCTTTCAAAGCATCTAGGTGAGCGTATTGTTCTTCGCAACATTCCGGGCGCACGAGACATTCCGGGTATCAATGCTTGGCATAACGATCTACGTTTTGACGAAAACACAATTGTTGTTACGCATGGCGGTAACGGTGTAAGCTTCTTGCAAGAAGAAGTTGACTACAACTATGCCGACTATGATTCAATTGGTCTTATGAACTTGAACATTATCATGGGCAAAGTTAAAGGCGCAGACATGGATAAAGCAATCTTTGCTGGCACAAGTGGTGCTGTCCCAGAAGCATTTGCTATGGCAATGATGACATGTGGCCCAGATAAATCCGTTGATGAGTATATTACTTGCTTTGGTGAAAACTTTAAATGGGTTAAAGGTATGAGTGGCGGAGAACGCCGTCTTGCATTTAAACGTGGCGACTTAACAGGTTCACGTGAAAATCCGGCTACATACCAAATCCACATTGCACCAGACGAAAATGCAGAACTTTGGTTTCACCATGGTTTGCTTGATCCAGCTACAGGCAAGCACGTAGATGATCCAAACTTCCCAGGTTACCAATTTGAAATCAAGTTTAAAGAGCGTTGGGGCGTAGAAGCAAGCGGCGAGTTTTACGATGCGTATGTATTAGTTAAATCATTCCGTGATGGTCTACAAAAAGCAATTTGGGTCAACAAAGGTAATCCAGAATTGCGTGATCGCTTGGTAGCAGCAATGAACAAAATGGCAAACGACCCAGAGTCAATGGCAGTTATTGAAGCTAAAAACGGCAAGTACGAATGGTTTATTGGTGAGCGTGGCGACCAAATGCGTGACACACTAATGACATTTATCACAGAAGATGCACTACGCAACTTGGTAAAATTCAACAAAGAAGCATTGGGACTTAACTCAATACTCAAAGAAAATCTATTTCCGTAAAGCTATTAATAAGTAGATGACTAATGTGTGGAAGGGTATTTGGCTCTTCCACACACACACACATTTTTAAAAGGAATAAACAGCAATGGAAAGCAATTGGGAAAAAACTGCTCCACGCAACAACTATCACTATGATGCATTTAAGCATGACCCTGCTTATGACAGTATGCGCTATGTGGGCAAGTTCACAGGTGATTGGAAAGAAGCACTGGATAGAACAGTTGAAAAAAGTAACGACATTACTTGGCGCACACGCAATCCAATTGATAATCCAAACGGCAGTGAAGACATTGAAGCAGAAGAACTAGATTTGATCAATACTGGTGCGCCTGCTGACTTGGTTTTAACCAAACTAGACTATGCAATTGAACCTGTTTTCCAGCGTATGACTGATGCGCTACACTTACTACCAGGCGATGATAGAGATGTACAGCGCCGAGTCCATGTGCAGATGCCCGGACAAGTGTGGAACTTGCATGTTGATAAATTAGAAAAATGGAATAAAGCAGATCCTAAGAGTGTTTATCGATTTATGGTTATGTTAAACGATTGGGAACCCGGTCACTTCTTACAGTACGGCAACCAAGTTCACACAGGGTATCGTGCAGGCGAGATTTACAGTTTTGATTGGTTTAATTCGCCACATTGTACAGCAAACGCAGGCAGAAGTCCACGTTGTACCTTACTAGTAACAGGTGTAGCAACAACAGAAATGCACATGCTGTTCTCGCACTATGATCTTCAAATTGAGGTATGAAACAACTAACAATAGCAGTTGGGCCACAGGGTAGCGGCAACCACTTATATGCTAAAATATTTGGAAGCAATCCAAATGTATATGCATTATGTAGAGCACACTGAGTTAGATGATCTTATTAAACTAGCTAGCTCACACAGGGGTGCACTATGAATCATATAGTTTTTGTAAAGTATGCTAGCGCCGTAACTATATTGTGTGCTATGGTGTTGCATGTAGCAGGCATCACGCCTTGGAACAGTTTATTACAGATGGTGGGTGCCACAGGATGGATCTATGTTGGATATAGATGGAAGGAGAAAGCTCTTATACTGAACTTTCTCCCTCAATTTGCAATTATAATACCGATGCTAGTTGCTATGTATTGGTTGTAACATCAACTTCATTTATAACATTTTCGTAAGTGTTGTCAACTTCCCATTCTAACCATTGTATTATTTGATCAGTGTTGATGTCTTCACGTATCCATTCGTACTTGCCAGTGGTAGTGTAGAACAAGTGATCCCAAAATTCGCTTTTAATACGATCTTCTAAGTCTTCGATGTGATTGCTAGGACCTGCATATAGTTTTGTCCAGTTAACTTCAAAGCCTGTGTGCCCTTCGTACTTGCGTTTGCGATTGTCGGGATTACTTGTAATACCAAAACACGTGCGTCCCAAATGATTTGACCATATGTACAAGTAACGCATCTTAAATACCGTTGTACTTGTTGATGTGTTGATCTGGCAAGATTGGAAAGTCCAAGTCGTTTGCATCACAGTACGCATAGAAGTCTAAGATCAAAATGCTCAACAAACAATTGTCACTCCAACCACCTGGCAAGTCATGTGAACGATTAAACTTTTCCAAACGATTCTTTGCTTGTTTATGAAACTTGCTTGGACTTGCATATGTAGTTTTAAAGAACTGCATCAGTGCATCCTGCCACTCACGTGTGATAGTTGTTTTGTTTTTACGTGCAAGTTTAGCATAGCGACCTAGTGCTAGGATAAAGCCACCGTCGACACCTTTTTCATTTGCAAAATAACGATCGTGCAAGCTCAATGCAAATTCAAGATCGTGGATTGCGCTATCAAAGTTCTCACCTTCCATTTCGGCAACTCGGTTGAGACCTGAAATGTATGTCACCATGCCTGGCTTTGCGCCGTGCCCACGTGCTTCGACTGCTGGGCGTGTGTACATATTTGCCTGTTCAACCACAGCCTGGATACGCTCGGCGTGCAAGTCTTCTGTAAGTGTGCTACCATAATTGCGTACACCACTTACACGGCTTTTGTGCATAAAGTAAGGTTCAACAGCTTTACGACCTTTATAGTTGATCAAACGGAACAAGAAGTTGCCAAATGCTTCGCCCTTGGTATTGCTGCCCGGAACTACTGCAAGAGCATCAATTACCTTACATGCAACTGTGAAATCTTTTTCAATCATGCCGGCTTTCCACAGGATGTACAGTGCCACGGCTGTGTGCTGACCCTCTGGGATACTGTAACGCCCATTGGGCAACTTGATGGTGTTTACAACTTGCACTGCTCGAGGATCAAACGATTCAATGATGTGTGCTACGTGATCCCAATCAACATCACGTTGGTTGTCAATGTTGATATCCAGCAATTCAAATGCTACAAACTCAACGCCGCCAAAGTCTTTAGTTGCATAAGTGCCATTGCAACGATTACGCAGACTATTGATTGCATCTGAGATAAGTTTTTGTGTTGGAAGGGTTTTTGTTGGATCAATGCGTGTTTCAAGATCTTCATACAAATCTTTATCTTGGCTACGTTCCATCAAGTTTTGAATTTTGGCAACGCTAAAAGGGTTGCGCTTGGGCATTGCCCGTGTTTCAAGTTTAACTGTCATTTTGTTTCTCCATTTTGATTCAGTTAAGAATAGTGTAGGGCTGTTATGCTTCCTACTATTAAGTTATAGCATAGTTAAATGCTGTTGTCAACCATATTTTAACACAAATGCCATATAATCAGCATTATTATTTAGAAAAAAAGTATAGCTTCCAGGAGTAGTTGGGGTACTAAAACAATTGATATGCCAGCGCCAGCCGTCTTCAAAGTTCAGCTTGCACCATTGAACTATACCATCAATGTCGCCAGCTGGTCGTTCAATGTTAACACTGTAATTAAAGGTGGTGGCCAATTCGTGCATCTTTACAATATATCTTTAATTTGTTTATACATGTGTTCGGCAACTTGTTTGTGCCCTTGTTCTAAGAAGTGCCCGTTTGGTCCAAGAGGAGAACCGTGGCTCCACTTAATAAAATCATCTCCGGGCCAACCAATAAAACAATCTGTGTTTAAAAAACCCAACATTTTTTTAAAATGAGGACTATTTTTGTTTTTATCTATTATATCATTGATACCCGACGAAAAGGCATGCACAAATCGATACGGAATTCTTTGGTTTTCTAAAAAATTTTGCAGTAGTATTGCTTGACATATCCATTCTAAGAATTTTCCAGTGGAGTTGTGATACTCGCTGTATAACTGTTTTACAAAAGGATTATTGGTACTATCATTAATATTAATACACAAGCTATTATTATTTTCATCAAAGAATTCGTAGCGGTCTGGTGTAGTCCAAGCAATAATGGCCAATTCTGGCTTGTGTTCTAAACATTTTTGTATTACTTTGTTGCATACCCAGCTGTTGCTAGCACCTGGTTTAGCAATGCTAACTACAATATGGTCAGTCATTTGATTTAGCACACCCGGCCATGCATCGTTCCGGTCTGCAAGCTCGTCACCAAACGTAAAACTGTCACCAAAACAATAAATCATATATTAGTTCTCGATTGACTTAATAAACTGTTCTATTTTTGCAACCTTCTTTTCTAACATGGCAATACGGTCTTCAGATTGCTCTGCAAGTTTAGCATCCTCTTCTCGCAATTTGCGACCTATGTAGTTGTGGTAACGTTCTTGATGTTCTTTCATTGATTTACAAACTCCGGCCATTGCTGTGCAAATAGATCAGCATGTTCGTTCAATTCAAAAAAGAATGTATGTTCATACACATCAGTCCACGTATCCATCTTCCATTGGTGCCGCTCTAAGTTACGTCTACACCATGTTTTACCTTGTGTGTCAAGATCGCTGTGTAGACGAACTGAATGAGGATTGTTACTCATCCATCGCATTTTGTATTCACTTATTTCTAAAGGTGTCATTAAATATACTCGTAAAATCTAAGTAAGCCAACAACAGTAATGAGGCACATAACACCGTTGGTAATAATTAGTGCACGTTCCTGCCACCGAACCGCAACTATCAACCAGACAAATCCGCCACAAAACAGCACCAGTGGGCCAAGCGGATATGACATTGGGTGTGCACTCACAATGTAGCTACCTACACATAATATCGATGTTGCAATCCATTTTAAAATAGTATCAACTGTTTGAGATGTCATATGCATATTTAACATCCGGATCCTCTATTGTTGCGTGTGTCCAACATGTCTCTCAGACAGTTGTTAAACAATTCTTTTGCACCGTGTGCATTTTGTACACCGTGATACCCTGGCACGTTGGAACAAGCACCTAATAATAGCACCATTGTAACAATCAATACTGGTTTCATTCTTCGTCTCCGTCGTTTTTAATCAGCAAATTTTTATTGTTTGCTATCAAGTTATCCTGGACATCGTACACTTGTTCGTGCTTAATCATCTTGATAATTGTATTAGTGAGATCAACTTCTGTGCGCAAGTATCCAATCTTTCGATTTAATTCTTCAAGCTCTTTGAGGTAATACTCAAGTTCTTGCTCTTTGCGTAGACGTTGCTCAATAAAGTCTGTGATTAAGATAAGCCTTTTCTCTGCGTCACTCATAATCGGTACATTCGACTCCAACTCGTTGATCTTGAAAGTCAATGATTTTTAGTTCTTTTCCTGTAAAGTGAAGGCATGCAGCATTGTATTCAGCAAAGTCAACAATCGGAATAACTGCACGAATTGGATCTTTCCAATTTTTTAAATCGTATGTTAAGTCATTAAACAACTGTTTTTTCATGCTACAATTGAGTGTAGTATTGTTGTCAATCAACATTTCTTTCATCGTTGCTCTCCTAATTAACTTATAATACTATTATAACATCAACTGCACACTTGTCAACCTGAAAAGATCTAAAAGCATTGCATGTATTGCATATCGAGTATGCGCTATAAACAGTTGTTTTTAGCAAATTTCTGTATTATACTTTATAAATAAATGTGTTGCAACGCAGCATAGGGTTGGTTGCAATATACATTTTTTAACACATACACATACTTGAGGATACGAACAATGACTACAGTAGTAGCAAACACATTTAACCAGGCTGGCATTGCTAGCGTTTTTAACTGGATCAAAAAAGCAATCAATGAGCATCAAAGACGCAAATTGATCCGTTTCACAATCAAAGAACTTAATCAACTATCAAATCGCGAACTAAACGACATTGGTCTCACTCGCTGCGACATTTGGCACATTGCTAATTCGTCATATCCAAAAGGCACAACAGTTTCTAGCGTTACACGCAATGTGAGAGGTTGGGCATAATGGAAGTAGTAGGAAACCTACCAGTACAAGCGCCCAAGTTTATCAAAACACTTGGCAAGTATGCAGTAGCATTTGCAATGGGCGTATGGGCCATTGGTGAATCAGCAGGCAGAGCAAGAGCAGCTGCTGAACTACACCGTTTGGGTTACACAGAAGAAGCAAAAGCACTTATGTTGGAGAGCAAATAATGTTTAAACGTTTTATCAAAGCAATGGAATATCGCTCATACTGCATGGCAATTAGAGAACTACGCAACAAAGGTTTGTACAGCGAAGCAAACCGTATCAGCGAATACAAACATGCAATGTACCCAACTTTCTAATCAAGTAGCATACATAATAAGAATATCCTAGCACCACAAATTTCTGTTAAATACTATAAATTACCAGTTTGTACATTATAAAATAGGAAAACAAATGAAAAACGTATTATTAACACTTGCAATCGCAGCAACATTTTCTACACCTGCTATAGCCGACAAGGCATTTAAAAAATGTGTCTCTTGTCACAGTATCGAAGAAGGTGGCAAAAATAAAGTTGGGCCAAACCTTTGGAATATCATGAATCGCGGCACCGGAACTGCTGACTTTAAATACAGCAAAAAGTTTGCTACCTGGGCCGAAGAGAATCCACAGTGGACCCCGGAGCTCATGGATGCGTGGCTAACTAACTCTAAGAAATTAGTTAAAGGCACCAAGATGAACTTCAAGGAGCGCAAAGAAGCCAAACGTGCTGACATTATTGATTATCTGACATCTATGGGTGAACAAGTTGATTAAAACACTTGTCAATAAAATCCCAGAGTTCTGTATGTCACATTGGTTGCTGAGGATCCCCTTGGCAATCATTTTTATTCAACAAGGCTTAGACAAGATCCCAGTTGACATAGAAGTAGCAGAAGCATACGACCTACCTTATCTTGTGTGGTGGACTGTTGCCTATGGTGAACTCGGTGCTGGAGTAGGGTTACTTGTTAGCGGAGCACTTATAAAGTATCTTAAAGAAATCAGCGATCTGTTAACACGATTTGCTGGCATCACTATTGCTAGTATTATGACTGGTGTTATTTGGATGGCAGAACCCGAAAGCGTGTCGGAAGTGCTACTAAATGACCATTTCCACGTTCTACTTTGGGTAGGTGGTATGTTCTTTGCACTTAGAGGCAACAGAACTTGAACAAAATTCAACAATGGGCAGACGAGTTGTCAATCTTCGACGATGTAATGGATCAGTATCAGTTGTTGATTGACATGGCCAAAAAACCTACATCACTGCCTGCGGAACTGAGAACAGATGATAAACTTGTAAGCGGGTGTATCAGCAGTATTTGGGTAGATGTAGGCACAGTTGATAATAAAACTAAAATTTATTACGACAGTGATGCTATGATTACAAAAGGTGTGACACATGTTGTCTGTGATTGTTTCAATGATTTGCCACTAGACGAAGCCAAAAAGATTCAGCGTGGTGACTTTGAAGCATTATCATTAGAAGGCATCCTAAGCAGCAACAGACGCAACGGACTTGCAAGTTTGATTAGCACATTACAAACAAAGGTAGCAGCATTATAATGAATGACAAAATTTATCAAATCTTAAATAGAGAAGCAGCACGACAAGAATCGACAATAGAACTTATTGCAAGTGAAAACTTTGCTAGTCAAGCAGTTATGGATTTAGCAGGCAGTGTATTTACAAACAAGTATGCAGAAGGATATCCAGGCAAGCGTTACTACAACGGTTGCGAGCATATGGATGAGATTGAAACACTTGCGATTGACACATTGTGTAACCTGTACGGAGCAAAGTTTGCAAACGTACAGCCACACTCAGGTGCTAATGCTAACACAGCAGTATATCAAGCACTAATGAAACCAGGTGATAAGATCCTTGGTATGGACCTAGCAAGCGGCGGCCATTTGTCGCACGGTGCTCCTGTTAATATTTCAGGTAAAGTTTATGAAGCTCATTCGTATGGCGTAAACAAAGAAGGTTGGTTAGATTATGAAAATATTCGTGATATAGCCGAGCGTGTTAAACCAAAAATGATTGTTGCCGGTGCTAGTGCTTATCCACGTGAAGTTGACTGGGCACAAATGCGCTATATTGCAAACGCTGTGGGTGCTTATCTATTGGTTGACATGGCACATTATTCAGGATTGATTGCAGGCGGAGTGTATCCAAATCCAGTGCCCTATGCTGATGTAGTGACTAGTACAACACATAAAACACTGCGTGGTCCACGTGGCGGTATTATCTTATGGAACAACGAAGAACTTACACGTAAGATTAATAGTGCTATCTTCCCTGGCACACAAGGTGGCCCGCTTATGCACATCATTGCTGCCAAGGCACAGTGCTTTATTGAAGCAGACACACAAGACTATAAAAACTACGCACAGGCGGTTGTACGCAATGCTAAGGCTATGTGTGATGTGTTTAGACAGCGTGATTTGCCAGTACAAACAGGCGGCACTGACAGTCATATTATTCTTATGGATCTAAGTAACAGCAAGTATAGTGGCAGACAAGCCGCAGACTTACTAGAAGAAAATGGTATCACAGTAAACAAGAACGGTATACCAAATGATCCACGTAGCTTTGTAGAAACAAGTGGCATTCGTATTGGCACAGCTGCCGAAACTACTCGTGGGCATGATGAAACGTGGTTTAGAAAATTAGCACATAAGATTGCAGATATACTAGAATGAGCAAAACACAAAAAGACACCAAGCCCGACGATGAATTTAACGGCTGGCCGTTTAAAGGCCGTGAAAGTAAATGAGCGGGCAACGGCGTTTTTTAAAAATGTGGGCAAGAACAGTCGGAATGCCAATAGGCATAACCGATGATGATAAACCAGAGTTTTTGCCTATTACACAAACTGATGTAAGGCGTGCATTAGCATTTAGAACCTTTTGGATTGTGTTACATGTTGTTACTTGTTGTGCTATTATAGCAGGTAATGGCCGAGCATTAGGATTGTGGTAGTGACGGAGCTGATCTGAACAAAAGCTCCGTCACTTTCTTATAGTATTATCGCTTAGTATAGATTGAGTAAAGTACCCACACAGCAACTAGACCAACTAGTCCTTGCGCAGAAAATCCTGCTATGATACTTTGAACGTTTCCGATAACGTTGATATCTGGCCAGAACGGTACATTTGCGCCGCCTACTAGTACTTCAAGTACAATGCCTAGTGCAAGCAAGCTCACCGCTGCTTCAGTTAAGCCATTTGCCCAGCCTTTTACTTTATTTAAGATATCCAATGTTTATCTCCTTTCTGTTTATACTAACTAACCATACTTGTATAACTTTTTTTTGATTAGCAAGCTATTTAGGTCCGAAAATATGTACATTATAACGAGTATTTGATAAGTAATACAAAGCTAACAGAATTGGACATTTTATGCGAGAATATTTAGATATTATCACCGAAGGGGTGGGCCTAGCGAACCGTAAACCGGGAGAAAAATTTGCAAATCCTCAGGGAGATATATTAACGTTCCAAAGTTTAGACTTTTTTCCTGGAAAAGACTCATATGAGGATGAAGAAACAACCAACACTGCACTACTAGATTTGGGCGCACAGTTGGGAATTGACCCTCAAGAAATACAATGGGCAAATGCACAAGGATCAAACAAAGCGTTTGGTATAGCAAGGTTTGTAGACGGTGCAGGCAAGGACTACTTAGTAGGTAGATGGTTTCAAAAAATTAATGCTAACAAAACATTAAACAGATTTCCAAATGATTTGCCAGGCGGTTTTAAATATCAAAGTAAAGCGGCTGTTAAAGAAAATTCTGGATACAAACCTACCGAAATTCTTACACAATTACAGAATCAGACACCTGCTAGCATCGTAAAACAAATTGTTGCAAAATTTGGCGCAGACTCAGACGAAGTACGTGCTACTAATGCATTCATGGAACAAGATTTTCCAATGAACATTCCACGTGGCGAAATGAATGCCGAAGCATTTACAAATTACTTTTGTGAAATACTACAGCCAATGGCACTTATTATGGGCAAAAATGTAGGCGGAAATGCAGACGAAGCAGAACAGATTTTCTTTGGTGGATCTGGATACAGTGATTGCACAATTAGTTTTAATGCAGGAACCACAGATGGATTATTTGATAGCTTGTTAGTCAACCCTCAAGGCAAACAAATTAAGATATCAAGTAAAGCCGCTGCCGGGGCAAATGCTAGTATTGTTAACTTGCTGAAAAGTGTACAAGACATGCGCACTGCACCTGCTGGACAGAAATTGTTAAAACAATATGCTGAAGCAGTTAGTATTATGGAAATTATCAAGAACGGCGGACACACAGATGGATGCCTAAATCTTGCCATTGCACTAGACTTTATCTCGCCAGAAGAAAAGCAACAAGTAAAATCATTAGCCGGTATGGGACCAGATGACGATGTAATGAGTGTGATTACCAGCGATAAACTACAAGGTCTATACAATGGTCGTAATGCTCGCGACATGAGCCGCATTATTCCAATCGAACACATGTTGGCTTCTATTGCATACCCAATTGCTGAAATTGTAAACACCGAAACAGACTTTGGCGAAGCAGCAAGTGCAATATTAAATCATAGTGCATTGGTACAGATGTACACACTGAGTAGTAATAGCGACGACACTATTAACGTCAATGATTTCCAATGTGTGTATCCAAGTAACACAGTTACTGGTGTGCTTATGAGAGCTGATAAAACATATATGAGTACACAAGGCAAGGGAAACTTTGTGTTTAAAATTCTCAAAAATGGTGCCAGTGATGCTGAAACAGAAATTGCTGATGTTAGCACAGATATTCCAAATACACAGCCAGTAAAGAAAAAGGCTGCGCCTGGACAAACTACTAGTAATGTCAAAGCACAGCCTCGGGGAGGGGACCTGGATAACAAGTCCCTAGGGCGTGAACGTAGAACTTAGAGGCATTGTTTCTGGTTCACAACCTGTAGTTTTGGATTTCCTAAATTGTTGAGTTGATCGGCACTAACTGTGACAGCAATGCTAGATTGTAATTCTAGCCAACTGTTGATTACAACTCCTTGGCCAGTTGGCTGAATCATTTTAGTAGCGGGCATATTGGTACCTTGGGTGAGTCCACTCAATTCGGGTATGTTGTAACACCCAGCAGTAAGATTTCCAAATGTTAGCAACAATTGTGGCCCTGGCGATGTTAACCCTTGCACAAGACGCTGACCACGTATGTTGTCAAATCTATGATAAGTTCCGTTTTTGTTGCTGGATCTAGTTTTTAACTGTGCCCAGTATGTTGCATTTGTTGTATTTCTACCGGTGGTTTCTAATACTTCTGCGATAGCAGCAACATAGTCTTTGTTCCACTTAACAGAAAAATTTACATTTAATATCATATTTCGATCAGCATCAACATTGTAGCCTGCTTTGCCTATTGCAACATCAAATGCTCGTTGAGGATATGCTCTTAATATCAGATCGATTAACTTGTCACCGGCTGCATTTTCTTCTTGATAACTTTCAAACATAGTAGAAATTCGATTGCCGTCAAGCTCTCCAGTGCTGCGAGATTTTCCAAACGCACGATCAGCAACAGCATTACCTTGTACACTAACATTCATAGTCAGTTGTGTGCTGTTTGTTGTATTTTCTTTGCTTGTTATCTCATAGTCGTGTATCCAACCTGAGCTGTAATTAAGCAGTTCATGATAGCTAAGATCTCTATCTTTGCCAGTGCCAGATGTTTCGCTATCACTGACAACAATTGATCCAACTGCGTCATTGATTGCTTTTGCAAAACAATTGTTACGAGCAGCTTGTTCGTCAACACCAGTGCATTGCACACGCACCTTGTATACTTTTTCACGTTTTGTTGTTAGCCATCTACCTGCAACAAGTATAATTGCAGCAGGGCTTGGTTGCAGCAGGATTGAAACACTATTAGCAGTCACTGGGGTGGTAAAAATACACCCCAGTAATGCCATTGTGGTTAACACACGTTGCACTAGTACAATGCCATAGTTTTACGAATGTCCGCTGCTATTTCAGCGTCATCTTCACTCCAAACATACTTGGCAACATACAAGCGCCCATCGTCGATGACTTTATCACTTTTTTTGCGTACACCAACTAAACGTCCAGATGCTACAATAGTAGTAATTGTATCAGCAACAGTTTCATCTAGTCGTGTAGCAATACGTCGACTTGTGTTGTCTTCTTTAGTGCCGTGTGCTTCATCATCTTGTACTTCGGCTGTTAGTTGTTCGCTGGTAAAATTATTTTCGATACCATTAAGTGCATTGTCTCGAGAGTTTTCAATACTCTTAGCAAGAATCTTTACACTTCGATTGCTGTCAATTTGTTCGCCAAACACAAACTTAACCAACTTTTCTTTAGCATCTGCTTCAGCAAGTACAGCTGGATTTGATTTCCAAGCCGCTGCGACTCCATACACTTCGATGCTTTTTAAATTGCCGAATACTGTGTAGTTCAACACAACACCCTGGTCTTTGTATTCTGTTGTGATCACTTGATCTGCAACAGGTGTTTCGTTGCCTTGAGCTTGTCTCATGCCCAATGGACTTGATGAACAGGCACTTAACAATGTACCTGCCAACATCATAGTAATTAATGTGCGCTTCATGATTTGCCTCCAAATTCTTGACGCTTATCCCAACTGCGCACTAAAGCCCACTCGCCACTGTTACTAAGTTTAGCGTGGCGAGCACGTGACTCTTCTTCTGTCAATCCTGACATGTAAAAGTAGTCTTTGTTCTCACCGTAGTTTCTTGCTTCAATTGCCCACATGGGATATCCTTTCGTTTAACTTACAATACAATATAACACAACTGTATTCAAGTGTCAACCGTTTTTATCGATCTGGCTGCATGACACGCTGTTTAGTTCAACTGTATACTCATCTTTGAGCATGCCTTGAAATGTGCGCAGACCTTTTCCTCGAATCAATGCTCCATAGTTTTTAAGGAAACGGTTGCATTTTGCTTCAGTTGAGAAGCTCCTACTGTATACGTTAACGACTTCGTCGAGCTGTGCTCCGTCGGGTGCTGTAATAGAAAGACTAAACAACAACATGAATGTAGCGGTTGACATGATTACCTCCTGATTATATTAACTACACCACTAATATAGCATATATCAAAATATTGTCAACCGAATTATGTCTTATGGATGTTACTGAAAGGTATACGATAAATAATATAATAACAATATAGGAGTTTTATTTTGAGTACCCCATCGAGTATTAATGCATTGCATTGCAAACAACGTAGTTTGTTAATGGCTAAGTTGTCTCGTATTTCTTACTTTGATGTAAAAACAGCAACCAAGGAAGCAAGAAAATTGGGGTTTACTACAGTAGAGTTTTACGATAAAGACGGAGCACAAGCATATCGCTTTATGAATAAAACGGACCTGGTTATTGCATGCCGAGGTACACAACCCAGCGAGTTTAATGATATCAAAGCAGACTTAAAAGCAATGCCGGTTCTTGCAGAAACAGTTAGCAGGGTGCACAGAGGATTTAAAAAGGAAGTCGACGACCTTTGGCCAATGATACAAGAAGATTTGTTGCGCAAAACAAATTTAGACAAAACTCTTTGGTTCTGTGGACATAGTTTGGGAGCAGCAATGGCTACTATCATGGCTAGCCGTTGTGTGCACAATATAGAACTAAATGATCCAGCCGAACTACACACATTTGGTAGCCCGCGAGTAGGCTGGCGCAAGTATGTTAAGAGTCTAGGTGTAGTACATCATCGCTGGAAGAACAATAATGACATTGTCACTACTGTTCCTCTTGCTATTATGGGATATGTGCATCATGGTAATCTATATTATCTCAATGCCTACGGACGAGTGCGTACACCCACTGGATGGCAATTAATCAAAGACAAATGGCGTGGCATTTGCATGGGTCTAAAACAAGGTAAAATAGACAACTTTAGTGATCATTCGATTGATGAGTACGTCAAATACATACAACGCCATATTGAATGGTTACCAAATAAAAATGATTAAGATTCAGCTTTAACTGCTAACTTTGCAATTCTGTAACTCAGTCTAGCAGCATTACGGCGAGCAGATCGATATTCTTCTGCAGGACGGATACCACCTTTTGACCGTGCATACCCGTGCATAAAATCTCCTACTTTAGTAAATTTATCTTTGTGAATGTGTCCAGTACCTTTGTACATGTTAGTCTCCTTTGATTAAATTTTAAGCAACTAGTTTTTCTTCGTTGTTGCTGTAATAATGTTGTAACAACATTGCGCTTGCTAGATTTTTGCACTTTGCTTCTACCATAATGTCTGCCCAGTGCCAGTGTGACAATACATAATCATTCAATGCATCATTAGGAAGGTAATCACTATGTGCTCGTAGCTTACCTCGGGCAATACCACTTTCCATCAGTGCTGCACGATCAGGGCGTGTGTGGGTATCAAGTGGCAGTAAGATTTGTTCTTGGCTTTGGCTGTAATGCATGGCTGGTCGCTCGCCACGCCAGCTGTCTACAATGCGTTTAATACGGTCATCGTTGGCTTCAATGTACGAACCTTCACGTACCCAATGGTGATGTACATCTAGCACCAAAGCGAGATCGTTTGCAAGCTCAAGACTGTCGTCGATTCCCCATCTGTTTTCGTCGTTTTCGATTGTAATAGTGTTTCTGGCTTCCGGCGTGAAGCGTTTAATTGCGTCTTTGATACCGGCTGGACCTTGTCGGCCTGAGATGTGTACGTTGCACTTGAAGTCTTGGAACTTCTTGCCGTAACCCATCCACCGTATGAGAGTGGCGTGATATTCAAATTCTTCTATGCTCCGTTCTACAATTTCAGGATTATCACTTGCAAGCACAACAAATTGTCCTGGGTGCATGGATAGTCTAACATCAAGTGCTCGTGCTGTGTCACCTACCATGCCATAGTGTTTTTCACCGTATGCAATCACATCTGGACGTTGCCAGAAGTAGCGCCATTCTGGGTGAGTAGCACAAGGAAGCTGGTTACTACCAATTCGTACCATGCGTAACTCTGCAGGGAGGCTACCAACATACTCAACCAATCGTTTTGCTGCGGCAGCATTGTGAATCATTATATCCCACAAACGCTCTTCTGCTACTTCACGTGTTTGTCTGCCTAACCAAGTAACTGTTGTGCTGCGCTCCGTTAACGGGCGTTGCAATTCTTCAAGGATCTTTTTCTTTTGTGTTTGATCTTCGTGCAAATACTTGCAAGCAAAGCCTATACGAGCAACCATGGAACCTCCTAGGTATCTATGTCTAAGTTACCTAATAATTGTAACACATTCTCGTAAGTATCGCAAGAGATATTTTCCATATTTGCAAAAGATTTAGCCAGATCTTCTAGATGATCAATCACAACCCAGGTAGTGTCTGCGTTGTTTTTAATTACTCCGCTGGCGGCCGCCTGGTAATTCTTTTTAAGATGTCTAGCAGTTGGATCAGTGTCTGTTATTTCTTGCAAGTCAAATCCTAGCAATAGCACCAAGTCGCTTTTGCTAACAAGATGCATAGCAACAATATCTTCTTGGTTGTCGAACTCTGTTGGAAATTTCCCATCAAACACATTTACACCAGGAGGTCTTTCTAATGCTGCATAACTCTGTTGTGGTATGTAAAAGTTACATACGCCATGGAAGGCACGTTTAATTAGCTCACGTGCCTTTTCGTCATTGGCGCACAATACATTAGCAGTATTGTATAACCGCCAGGTTTTCCAGCTTCCCCAGGTGTTGCCAATGGCTTTTAGCTGCTCTGGTTTTGCTTTGTCATCTTTGTATTCTGCTGATATTACCCAACTAACTTGCATTATGCTGATTTCAACTCCGTCCATCTAAATGCACCCAAACATAACCAGGCGAACGGTGCGCCTTGTTTATAGTTAGCATTAAACACTAGATCACCTTTTGCACCTTCGTACCCAGGAGTTTCCGGCGATGTAGAAATTTTATTGCGACCAATTTGTAATTGTTTGACCCAAGTTAGTCCATCTTTGTTGATTGTTAATTGCTGTTGATTGTTGGTTACCAGGCTTAGGTTATGTGGTTTTGCTGTACCAATCTGCCCAGTATTTGCACTGTGCTTGCCTACTTCGATGTTTACTTCGTTGTCCCATATGCTTAGTGCACTAGCGGGATTTGGAGTGTTAATACCCACTCTATGGTTCTTTACACTAAGATAAGTGTTTACTTGCAAATCATCAAGTTTGCCAACTTCGGTAATGTTGGTACGTTTAACGTGCGAACTAAGAGTGCCGTTATCAACTAGCAACTCGCCGCCGACGCTTAGTTGTTGTAAATCAATGCCATTTTGCATGCGTTCAAAAAGTGTGTCACTCATAGTTTCAACAAAATCATGTTTAAGTTTGTCTAGCGCATTTTTTTCAATAGTTTCGGCAAGTTCTACAAAACTTCTGTTGTTTACGTTGATGCGACCCTTGATTGCTAAATCGCCATCAATTGTAAGTGACCCGTGCATGTATGCATCTTGGGCAATATCTAGTTCGCCTACGTCAATGCTGTCTGCACTTAGATGTTTTCTTACAACAACTAAACCATCTTCGACTGTGAGCTCTCCGTTAATGTCTTTAGTAAGTATACCTGCATTTTCAATAACTACTTCACGCAATACATCTTTGATGTTTTCTTGTCGAATTGTTTTGGTAATTCGATCACTCATTTCACGAGCAATGTGTGTTTGGATTTTTGCTAACCATTGTTCATCGAACAACAAGTTTTCAATAGTGTCCTCAACTAATTGTTCAACTGCTTGGTCAACAGACTGCTTGAGTTGAACTTCAATTAAACTGTTGATTGCATTTTGGTCAATCATTTTCTCTCCAAGTGTCTAGTGTCACACAATGATGTCCGCCGCCTAGTGTTCTACTGTGTCGTAGGGTATGTGGTATAACTGTGAACTTGTGTTTCTCTAATGTATTTATAAGTTCAGTCTGGGCAGCATCCATTATTACGGTATCGCTATTAACGGCCAACATGTTAAGACCAATCCACTTGCTAGCATATGGATATTCATGAAAGCTTTGTGGAACCATGTCGTTGACCCAAATAATGTCCCAATTTCTGATACTTGGTGGCAAATTATCCTTTGACTTTATGCGAGGCTGATTGCAAACCACGAGTCCTTCACGCAGCGGAACAATAGTACTGTCGATGTGTACACCAGCGTAGAAATTAACTTTTTCAATGTTGATGTGCGGAAAGCGATCACACAACCAATCGTATGCAGATCTATTACCTGACTCGCTTTCAAGGTAAATCCAGGTATCACCTAGCCTGCATATGTTTGCAGCATCTAATGTCATGCCTTCGTTCCTTGGCATGTGAACAACAGTGTTATCACTTAGCATCGGGAGGTAACATTGTTCCTCAAGATCTCTACAAGGGTACATCATTGCTGGATCGAGTATCTTGTCTCCAGCAATTAGAAATCTATCACGTGGGCAATAATTATACATACCCCCTATTTCTTGAAAATCAAGATCAGTTGGGCGATTAACCTTTACACTCTCGCCTTCAAGTAATTTAGTAAGAGCATCCAAATCTTCGTTTGCTTCATCAATGATCCAGCCTGGTACTGCTCCACCAGGAACTGGCGTTTCTTTCCATAGTGTTTTTTCACTTTCGTTGGCAAACACTGGATCATCACTGGGCCAGTTAGCATGTGTAGCCACACCAACATAGATCTCTCTTAATTGATCCCACTCATTGTAACTGTGAATTTTCATTCTATAACTCCAGTTATTTGCAAACTGTATCTGTGCGTTTTACCAACGTTAGCAGCTAGGTGTTCAGTGTCATTTTGCCATATAAAATAATCACCAGCGTGCCATTTTGTTTGTGGTTCACCATCTATTTCAAACACGTGTCCACTTTCCCAGTCTTTCATAAAGAAGATTGCTCTATGTATAGTATCAGCATCATTGATATTGTGATACTTGATAAAACGTGCATAAGTGTCACTGTGTGTAGGGAGACAGCAACCAGGTCCCATGCGGTATACACTCCAAGAAAAGTGTTTCCATGGTAATACAGTTTGAATTTTATCCATCCATTTGGGTGCAGGATTACGCATGTCATACATGTCGCCTGTAAACTTGGTTTGTGTATAACCTAACTCTCTCCACTCAGCCAAGCTTACAGGATCATTGAAAGGCTCGTTGCTATAAGGCAAGTCTTCAAATGCATTTTGCCAGACTGGTGCTGTGCTGCCCTGCCACCACTTTTTACTAGGCTTGTCTTGTGTTTCCATAATGTACTACTTCTATATCTTTCATTGTTTTAGGCAAGCGTCTCCATGGATCAACCACTGTGCTTCCACTAGGAAGCGGGCAATAGAAACTGTCGTCGCGAACATCACCGGTATAGCCGTATGTAATGAATCTATTGTGTGCCATAAGCACTACACTTGCTTCATCAATACTTTCAACTACGTTGGTTTGATCATCAGCAAGTGGGTCTAAGTAAACCACACTATGCCCGAGTTCTTCTACATACCATCCAATTAATGTGCTGTAACTGCCAATACAAAACGGAACATCGGGTTTATAAGCTTT